GCCTTCTCAGCCGTCTTCTCATCGGTTCCAGGCCATTCTTCCTGAACCATAGATACAGTAGGAAAACGGCGTACTTTTACGTTGACCGCCGGATGAGAATGTCTAGCAGGATTATCCCTATGAAATTGAATATCTGCTTTACTAAACCTTTTGTGCTTAACTGCATTCATTTTTGATACCTCCAGAAGTTGTTCGTCTATCTAAGTATACTTGCAATTTAATTGCCTTAGTAACTGACAAATATACCAGTTTTTATAAGCCACAATTCCATACCTTTTAGCAGGCTGAAAGTACTAGCTAGTACTTCTACCGAGGAGCCATTGTTCCAGGTAAAAATACTAGCTGGTACAATTACGTGAGGAGGCGGTTTCGCCGCAGCCAAAATAGCCGCAGCTTCAATAGTCAAAATTGCCGCAGCCACCACAGCCGCAGCTTCTTTATATTTTAATATAAAAAAGAGTCGAAAGTACTAGCTAGTACTTGGTCCTCGAAGTTCTTACAGGTAAGTTATACGGATGTCCGCAGTCTCTTTCGATTGCAATCATTACACACATACCCATGACCGCCTGATTTCGATTTGTCCTTTGCAAAGTTCTTCACCACTGTTTTCCAATGACATACTCGACATGTGCGTTTCGTGGTTTCGGGGTCAATCACTCTAGCCCGTTTACCACGTCCCCGCAGCTCCACTTCATTACTTCGTAATACTCTACGAATAGCTTCATACGGCACATCTAATTTATCAGCGATGTCTCGTATTGACCATTGCTTTTTCTTGGAGCCTTGTCCAGTATAATTACGAACAACCATTTCCTCCAGCTCGTTGCTGCTAAGATTTGGATACCTTGAACTTTGCATAAATCCAGTGTACCCCTTTATAAGACACAAAGATACTGTAAAAACTACCTGTTTTGAAAATGTAGTCTTATAAGTAGGTACAAAAAGTGTACCCCTTTATAAGACTACACTGTACCTACTTATAAGACTACCGTGAAAATCACTGTACCTACTTATAAGACTACATGTGTCTTAAAAAGGGGTACACTTTTTTGGCCTGTTTTTCCCCCCTAACCGAGAGTCCTTTGGTAAAGCCAAAAGGGGTCAGTCTGTAGAGTTTTGTTGGAAAAGTATGCAGTTTTGGACTCGGAACCCGAAGCGATTTTGTTATATCTCGGTACCTCGATCAAAGTGATTTGCATTTTTAGCAGATGTAGTCTTTTAATAGGTACACGAATAATACAGGCAACAGGTAGTGTTTTCGTTGTAAGTAGGTGACGTTTAGACGTGGCGACTTTTACCTCGACCCATATTGGACGCCCTCATAATATACAGAGAGTCTCAATCCAGCCATGAATCACGTAATCATGCACTATTTTTCTATGAAATCATGTCCCTCCCGCGCATGTAGGGCATCTATCGTATAGGTAAACATAACGAAATCTATGTATATAACTATCTAGTTGTATAAACAAACTGCCACTTTAGCACATTTACTTAGTAATCATTCGATTATCAATCATTCTAAAAAGCTAATTTTTCAGTTTTGAACAGATTTTCGATGACTTTAATACAAGAAGCCCTCTTATACATATACATTTTTAGAATAGAAATAGTACAGTATAAGGATTTTCTTTTCGTTTGCCTCCAAAAATCTCTTGACAAACGAAAATTATAGCTATATACTAGCAATAAGAATCGAGACTCAAACGAATCTCTTTTTTCGTTTGACCGAATTATATTACGAGGTATAGAATCTTGCGAATCAGATTATCGACTATCAAACAGCTATCGAACAATGTCACGTCAACCTACTTCCAGCAGGTGACTCTCGCCCTTATGCGATTGTATCTCAAAGACCCAGACACCGATTACAACAAATACATCGGGGGAACTCGACTGCTGGAGCAGTGCGTAAATCGCAGTGTTCTCCCCGTCATCAATGACATGCAGACTCTTTTAGAGAAAACATTTCCGAATGATCGTGTAATACACCTATACCTCCGAGGATGGGCTGCTCCTGAGCCATCACATTATCTTGTGTTGCATCGCAACTCCGAAACCAATCTTTTTGAAGTCAAGTGTAATAGGGTCTGTAGTCTCGCTGTAGGCGCACCACTGAAAAAAGACGGCATCTTAGTCGAATGGGACTCAGATGACCCCGTAATCGCAGCCACACAACGCCCCAAAGTCAAACGACTCTATGGGGGCGGCTCAGGAACCGCACAGCTCCTAATCGACCTCACAACAAATATCGAAGTGCAGCGTGAACTATCTCTCGCCATCTATACACATTCGCTATATGCCGACATCAACGAAATCTCCATCTGGCTGCCTCGCATGGGAAAAGTGGTCATAGCCCCAGGCACCATTCCCACCAAGCTCTACTGTGACCTTTATCCTTTCAAAATCGTCCGCACCCGGCCGTACGTCAAAACCATCACGAAACCAAACTGCATAGTCCGTGTCATCCCACGAAAACAAGGAGCCTTGGACTATGCGCTCGATGACATCATGCACATCGTTCCATCCGTAAAAAATCTCGAACCTTTCGACACCACGGACAAGGCATTCAGCAACTTCCTCACAACAACTCTCGAAACACGTTTGCTGCCTTACATCGGCGTCCAGATCAATAAAGCAGTCAACATATATGGGCTTGTCTACAACCAGGAAGACGACGAGTGTTATCCTGCTCTCATCGCTGAGAACAAGCAACCAGGAAATTGTGCGGCGATGCCTCTGGTCTCTTTACACAGTAACGAATCCTCTGGACACTTTATCCCTAACAACATCCTGGCTAAAATAATTCGTTACCACATGACCACTCTTGCCGAGAACAAAAAAGCAGCAAACCTGCGATACAAAGCATGTCGGAGACTGCTCGGATACTGTGGTTACACTGAAAACTTCCACAAGGTTTTCGCTGACTGGAGAATGCCGTTGTCCAATGCCGAATTATCAATTCTAAGAAGTCAGGAAAGTATAGTAGACTAGATGATTAACTAAAAAATCAATTAGACAGATAACCATCATGAAACGACAATTCTATGGAAAATTGAAAACACGTCAAAGAGTCCAGTTGCCATGCTCTGTGGTGGACTCTACCGGAGTAATTCACACTGAAATGGAAACAGCTAAGATCGTCAAAATCCAGGACGACATTGTATATCTCGAAGACTTCAAACCAAAGGTAAAACTCAATAGATTTTTAGAATCGGACAACATTTTAAGGAGACAAATCGACACATGGAAAGACAATCAAATAAACAAATTAAAATCTTGATAGATGGTGTATGGACACTTGAAGATTTCACTATGGAGGACGTGAAAGCAGGTCAGACATTCAAGCTGGATGGTCAAGAATATGTAGCACTGGGAGATGGTTATATCGACAAAGGTGTACCGACTATTGACTGTCGAGCACCTTATCCTCAATTTGACGATGATACTTTGGATGGTTTTCAGCCAACACCGACTGACCAGATATGCACGAAATGTCGTGAGGTGGCTGATTGTCTTCACGATGAGACAGACTGTGAGCGTTGTGACCAGCCCTGGTGGTTCAGGACATCTCCAGAGTTCATGGAGTCCCGTATTGCGGCTCCAACGTCCGACGAGTCCTGGGACACTGTGTTCCTGAGTGTAGCTCGGTCAATTGCGAACTTGTCAAAGTGTGCGTCCAGGCAGTTTGGAGCCGTGATCGTTAAAGACCGAAGAATCCTGTCAACCGGATTTAATGGCGCACCGACTCGAACAACTTTGTGTCAAAAACCCGAGGCGACATGTCCGAGACAGTTACTCGGAATGAAAAAGGTAGACCCGTTACATGATCAGGAAACGAAAGTTATCTCTCTCATAGGCACAGGTCGCGGCTGTTTTAATGACGGTAAGTATATCAGCACAGTGCAGATGGAAGATTCCGTCTGGCATATCTTTGAGGTTGTATGATGGTTATTACATCTTACCTGACAGGGCTGCACCTGATTGAAAAGCTCGAACGTGAAGATGAGCAGTGGTCAAGCATGTATGTGCTGAGTCTCTCTGCTCACTGCAACTGTGGCGAAGGTGGTATGAACTTTAGCTGGGGTGAGCTGAAATACTTTATGAAGACGCACTGCGCCGCAGGGCATAAGATCAAGCTCGACATATTGTTGAGGTTCCGAGCTGAAGTATGCCCTATGCGTGAATGTGACTCTGGACCGGAGGAAATCCGTGATGCTGATGCACCTTGGATTGTCAGTCATTGACGCCGATTCGTTACAACGAACCAGACTCAGAGGCAGAGAAGCTCTGTCAGCTCTGAGACGAGACAAAATCGTTGATCTGAAGCACCAATTAGGCGTGGCTTTGAAAGAGATCAAGACCTTGCGCCAAGAGAATAAGAGGTTGAACGCATGTCTCACGAACCGAGACCGCACATCGGAGAAGTAATATCTCAAGCGATGGCGAATCATAACTGGACGCCGGGTGAGGTGGCTAAATACTTCAGAGTGGACATCGAAGAAGTCATGCGCTGGATGCATGGCACACAGAAACCCAAGCGCGATCATTGTAAATTACTGGCAAATATACTTCAGATAGGATTCGGGGATATATGGTTTGCTGAGATTCGTTATGGGAGTCTGTGAGCATGTGACCACGGGAACTAAGGTCTTAGGGCCGGTGAGCATTGTCTACTATGAGGCGGTTCAAAACTACTGCACCGACCCGTATCCCGGCCACAAGGATGGCTGTCCTAATTTCGATCATCGAAAAGGGTGTCCTCCACATGCGAAGTACTTCCCGGACGTATTTTGTCCTGACGGCTGTTATCTCGCAGTCATGGATATTTTGTTCTGTGAGTATTTGAGTCTGTTTAAGAAGCAGCATCCTACTTGGACAGATAGACAACTTCGTAATCCATTATACTGGCAGAATTATTTCAGGACCCGGTTCAAAGCGTGGGCCGAGTCCCAGGTTCCAGATGGATATAAGTGTATTTTTGTGCCAGAAGCAATGGGCGTGGATGTAGATACTACGTGTAAGGACGCTGGTATCACGCTTGAGTGGCCTCCTGATACCCATGTCTACATGGTGGCCGTGTATGCAATGACCTGGGATGCTTCTGTTAAGCACGATCTCGCTGAGTTGGACGTTATTGACGGCCAGGTATCTCAGGCGAATAAGAACAAGACTCTCAAGGTTATTGGAACCGAGGGAGCTGCGATTGTCGATCTAGCTGTGAAAGAGTTTGCTAGAACAGAGTTGGGGATTCAAAAATGAAATGGTGGAAAAGATTTTGTAAGAGGAAGCTATTTGACCCTAAAACAGCTACCGGAACTGATATGGCTATGTGGGCCACTTATGCAAACTTAGGGTATATGCACGTTTACTGGGATAGGTTACGTATACAACGAGTAGCATGGATGGATAGACCTTTGGAGTCTAAGGAAGTCCGTGTTTGGTGGGATGATAAATTGGTTTTTGAGTGGAGCATGTTCGGAGGCACAGCAACTCAAAAGCCTGGAATATGGTGTCTCAGACTGTATCGTATATATCTTTTGGCACGAAGAACGTGGGATAAAGAGCATTTCTCACCTTTGGAGGAAACATAATGGGCGTTGTATTTTGTGACATAGACGGCGTGATCTTCAAGCACCCAGGTCGATGGGATGATATAGCTAATCGGACACCTGAGTTGATAGTCAGCTCACGAGAGTATCTGCAAAGGCACCAGGCAGCCGGGGATACGATAGTCCTGGCGACATCCCGACCGGACAGCTTTCGGAGATTTACAGAGCGTGAACTTCAAAGAGTAGGAATACCCTATCATCATCTTCTCATGGGAATGAATCCTGGAACCAGGGTGCTCATCAATGATCGTAAGAACGGTCAATGCAGAGCCGTTGCTATCGATGTAGAGCGAGATGCAGGGCTGAATGGCTATGATTGAAAATAGGTATTTATAACAGTAGCTTATTCTGACATGAAGAGCTATACTATGTTAGTAAGGTAATTAACTAGAATGAAAACTCAGGCAAAGTATTTCAAATACGTCATGATGCACCGATGGTATGCGTTCATTGGTTGTGTGAAAATGGGACTGTGGTGGCAAGGAATCATTCACGATTTAAGCAAGCTCTCAAAAGCTGAATGGATGCCTTACTTGCACTGGTTCCATACACCACAGGGCATCAAGTTTAAGGGTGAGTCTTTTACTCATACAAGGTATAAAGAAGAGTTCGATAAGGCGTGGCTCCATCACCTGCATACAAATCCTCACCACTGGCAGTTTTGGATTATGCCGGACTCTCAAGTAATCTTAGCTATGCCGGAGAAGTATGTGAAAGAGATGGTTGCTGACTGGTCCGCTGCTGGCCGAGCACAAGGTCACGGAGACGATTTGATGGCGTGGTATGAGAGAAACAAAGATATGATGAAACTCCATCCTGAGACCATCCAGCTTGTTGAGGCTTTGGTTTATGCCCCAAGGTGATTCGATTCATAGCCATATTTGCCGTGCTGCTGCGCTGGCTAATGGCAGCTTACCGTTCAACAACGATGTTTATCACTATGTCATGGCTTACATTAAGGCCGTGAATGAGGAAATGGACTTCGAGCTGAAGAGAATTGCTCTTACGTGGGAACAGATTCAGCAGTATAATCCCCCGCCGAACCCTACCAAGCTCAAGGATGTTCGATCAACCAGGTATGTCCAGAAATATGGTATGGAGTGCTGGGAGCTGGATGCTTTGGAGCCTACCGTCATCGGGCAGCTCATTAAGGATGCTGTGGCTGATTATCGAGATGATGACAAGTTCGACGCCAAGGTTGAGGAACAAGAGAATGCTCGTGCAGTGCTCAGAAGTGTCGCTGTGAACTGGAATAAGGTGGCAGAGTTCCTTTCTGACGAGCCTGAACCCAATGTCACCGGGCCGGTCATTACCAAAGTCGAAGAAGAGCACGTTGAAGTAGATTTCACCGTTGACTTCGGGGTTGTTGGAGACGAGCTTTACGATGATACACATCGAGAGCTGGCATCCGGTAAGATGCACCTTGCGCTTCATAAAGCTCTGAAGGGTCTTGGATTCCGCAGTCATGACGATGCCGATTGGACGGAGACCAATGTTTATATCGCTGAAGAGGGAGAGCTTGGGGTATTCTACGTGACCATCTATCGAAAGGTGGACGACCTGGAAACCAAGCTCCTCGATTACCTGGCTGAAAAGAGCTTTGATAATACAACGATCACGGGAATCCCGGAGGAATGGTAGTGGACATAGAGCAGTTTAAGAACTTCATAAAGAATGACATCACTCCGGCTGACATTCTGGATAGTATAAAAGGCTGTCGATCTGAGCAGATCGAGTTGAAGATACTGGCTTCTAATAAGTTCGCAAAGATTCGTGAACTGGCTATGAATAGAGATAAAGAACTGTCTAAGTTGTTTGAGGATACCAATACTCCCAAGAGAGTGATTAAGCTGTTTGAAGACGCTTGCCAACTTTTTGAGAAGTTGAAAGGAGATGTCAATGCCTTACCTCATTAAGAGTAAGTTTAGCAGGTTTAAGCAGCTCAAAGAGAATCTGAAGCTGGCTTGGGCGTCGGCTATTGGTGTGAATGGACACATAACAGGACAGCCGAGCAAACACAGATTCACGGTTAATGGCGTGGTGACTCTCAATAAGAATCTGGATGATTCCACGAACTATGTTCGAGAGATCAGTGTTGAAGAGTATACCGAACTGGACAGGCTGAAGGCTAAATGCACAGAATTAAACGCAGAGCTTCAAGCTGCTTATAAAGCATACGCTGATTACAGTAAGCTGTGCTTTGAGACTGGACGCCCTATTACCGTGGACGAGCTGCTGAAATCGCTTAAAGAGAGTGCTATAAAATGAGCACCCTTCGTTGGATTACAGCCAGGTTCAATTCCAAATGCGCTGGCTGTGGCACCGAACTTTATGAAGGTGATCGTATCGTATACGACTACGATGAGAGAGCCGCTTATTGTCGAGTCTGCGGTAATATAGAAGAAGAGTTTCAGGCGTCTCAGATAGATAGTTTCGAGGATTGTTAGGAGGCAACAATGGCCGGAAATAGATGTAGTAAATGTGAAAGATTCGTCTCTCTTGACTGTGAAGCCACAGAACCGGAGATAGTTTCAGAGCCGGAAGTTAGAGATAATGAATCGGTATCTTTGGAAGTTCGTGCCGTTCTCTGCTGCGCTGATTGTGGTGAGGAGATCAAGGAATATAACACGGAAATCTACGACTCGATACCTACTGATACTTTGGAAGAGCATAAAGCTCTTCTATTTATCGATGATCTACGCCAAACAGCTAAGAATGACTTCCTTGAAGATCGTGCCGAAGAAGACCTCGATAGGGATGAGATAGCTCACATGGAAGAGTTGATGAACGAGGCCGAGGAATCGGCGATGGATGGCTGTGAGTTCGAGGCCGAGGTTACTTCTATTTCTGTATCTGAGGCATACGGAGGCAAAGGACGTAAAGGCTTCAGGAAGAAGTTCTACACTATAGATGTCGAGATCACGCTCACATGCAGTAAGCATGACGATTTCTCCAGCAGTTTTAACATTTCTGAGCGTGTTCAGGCATCTCATTTTGACGAGATATATTGAGCCATGAAACATGTTTACAAATAGCCAAGATCAGCACAATATCGTTGGATATACCAGGGCAAGATCATATTAAGAGACTGGAAAGGCAATTCACTGATTTGGTCACTGATCTTATCGGTGACGTAGATTGCAAACTGCCCGAGGATTGTATTCCTACTGGTGGCCGGATAAGTCAAATGGGAGACCTGAGAGCCATCTATCACGAAATCAAGGATGGCATAGGCGCGTTGAAAGATGCTCTCCAGCATACAAAATATGCCTCAAGGTTTAAGACTATGGAGAAGCACCTCGATAGTTGGACGGCCAAGGTCACAGAACAATACTTGCAGGAGCGAGAATTGATATGAATATGCTGGTGCATAAGGTTCCAGTTTCTCCTCACATGAGTCCAGACGAACAGGAACGGATAATCAGGAGATATGCTGACGGCATAAAAAAGACATTCCCATACTATGACCACATATTTTTGCCGGATGATGGCACCGGAAGAGGCAGCGTTACTCTTTTAGATTCAAAACCATCAGCGATTCGTCTCAAGATCGCTCGTAGAAAGGCATGGAAAAGAAAACATGACAGTTTGTGTATTCGGAGACGTGATGCTGGATGTGTATACGCACTGCACCCCCGTTAAGGTATCGCCCGAGGCTCCTGTTCTCGTTATGCGAAGTACGTCTGAGACTACTGCGCCTGGTGGCGCAGCAAATGTCGCAGCGAATCTTAAAGCAGGGTTCAACAAAGAGGTAGAGCTGCTCGGTATTATCGGAGATGACCCGATAGGAGAAAGGCTTATAGAGTGTCTCGATAGACACGGTATTGGACATTCTCTTTTACGAAAAGCTATCGAGTGGCAGACCATAGAGAAGCGCAGATTTGTAGATATGCTTGATCGTCAGATGCTTCGAGTAGACACTGAAAGTCGAAAAGCTGTGGTGTCATTCGATACCATCGATAAGCTCAAAGAGTATATTTCTACAATGGCTCTTGTCTGTCACGATGGTCTGGTGATAAGTGACTACGGAAAAGGCACTTGTTATTCTGATATGCTTGAGTATGCCATTTACTCGTTCGCTTTAGAGAAACGATATATAGTGGTCAACGGCAAGCCTGAGCATTTTTTCAGTTATCGAGGAGCCTCTATTCTGATTTTCAATCTGACTGAAGCTATACAGACATTTGAATCTCTGTGCTCTAAGCCTTATAATAGCGTCAGTCAGCTTGTTGGATTTTTGTGGGAGCGATTGAATGACCCGGCTCTCAAGACCAAAGTTCCCAGATTACATAATACTGATCTCCTGGTTACAATGGGAGATCAGGGGATGATCTGGAGAATGGAACCTGGAGAAGTTAGAGTGTCGGCTATTCCGGTCAAGGTGGCTGATGTGGCCGGAGCCGGGGACACTGTGACGGCGGCTATCGCTGCTGCCGGACGATGCAGTGAGTCGATATTAGAGATGGCTGCCAGAGCCGCTGCTGACGTTGTGAGTCAGCATGGAACGTCATTGTGTAGGGAGGTTGTAGAAAATGACTCCTGAACAGAAAGCAGCTTTCTTAATCACTCAGGCTGTGTGCGCTCAGGCTGAGATAGCGGGAATGCAAGCAGAGAATGCGGACAGGGCAGTTCGTGGTTTGAGTCCTGCTTATGATGAAACAGCATTCTATGCTGTGCCTGAGAAGTATGGTCTTTACCATAATCAAGTTATTTCATATCTACAAGGGAGTTAAGTAAATGATTATCTTGTTCGTCTATTTGATTGTTGTCGCTGTCACCTGGGTCTATGCGGGGGTGTTGACAGGACAGCAATTTGCTCGGACTCAGAAGGCAAATCCTCAAATGCCTATCGCTATAAACTGGGTCTCTGTTTTCTTTCAAGGTCTCACATGGATAGCGTTTTGGTCTTCTCTTGTGGGAGAAAAACTCGAAAAGAGACGACGGCCCGATAAGAAAATTGTAATGGATAAGAGCTGATATTGGAAACTAAGCATTGCCCTAAATGCAAAAAAGATAAAAATAGAGAAGCCTTCGCAAAACGTGGAGGCAAAAGAACTGATCTTCAATCTTGGTGCAAGCAGTGTATACAGGAAAGAAAGATTACAGACAGGGCTATAGCTTATACAGAAAAAGCTCAAAAGGTATTACAACATTCTTTACCCACATCTGGCCTGCACTTCTCCGCTAATATCATAAAAGTTGATGAAGGGCTGTCTCAGACACTACAAGTGGGAAAAGTAGGAGAACATTTGGTATGCGCTGATGCTATTATGCAAGGCTATAATGCTTATCTCAGTGATGCTGGACTGCCTTATGATGTTATTGTAGATACAGGCTTTAAGCTGTTTAGAGTTCAAGTCAAAACTACTACACAACTTATTGAATATGCTAGAACTGCGGGAAAGGTGTATCGTTTTGGGTTACGATCAGGTAACTCTAAAAAGATTAGACGTGTTAGTGATTCCAATGTAGACGTTATTGCGTTTGTTGCTCTCGATTGTCTGAGAATAGCTTATATGCCTATAGCTGATGTCCGAACCGATGAAGGATTCTTAAAGTTGTGTGTAGAGTTCAAAACTCGGGCTATCCAATATCCTGGACGTATGTATAGTAATGGCACACAACGTATAAGATTAAGTTTTAAGTATCTTGAAGACTATTGGAGGTTTCCAGGTGGGAGTTAAAATAAATGAAGGTTTTGGAGTTTTGTTGATCGACCCGCCTTGGCCTTACGATAATAATCAAGGACATGATTCAGCCCGTGGAGGTACGCCTTATGAATGCATGTCTATGGAAGATTTATGCGGACTGAAACCTTTGATTGACCAGGTTGTAGCCAAGGATTCTATTCTATTTTTGTGGTCATCATACCCAAAGTTACCTCAAGCGTTACAATTCATGGAAGCTATAGGTTTCGAGTATACTACTGTAGCTTTTACCTGGATAAAGCTCAATGGAAATGGCAAGATTATCAGCCCTGAACAGAACATGGTAGCGATGAATAGTTTGGATAAGCAGGAGGGTTTTAAGCTCACTCCTAAAGACATAATACTCAAGGGAGGAATACGCTCAGGTCAGGGCTACTACACTAATTCTAATGCTGAAATATGTTTGGTTGGCAAACGAGGCAAAGCTGCCAGTCTGCGTGTGAATAAGTCCGTGAAGCAGGTAGTAGTAGCTCCGATGTTGGGACATTCAGCAAAACCAGAAGAGGTTCGTAGCCGTATCAACGAGCTTACTGGTAACATTCCAGCATTGGAGTTATTTGCTCGTCCTCCTGGTAGAGTTCCTGGTTGGGTAAAGTTGGGATATGAAATCGACCAAGAAGACATTCACATTATGTTGGAGCGGCTTATCAACGGAGAATATAGTATACCGAAAAACAACACTGATTTGAGCTTATAAGGAGTTTACGCTATAATACGGCTATGAAGTTAAGCATAGGTATTCCTGTTCATAATGCTGTTGACTGCGCTCTACGAGCCATAGATAGGGTGCTGTGGGCGGCTCAGACAAATGGCTATGAAGTAGAGTTGATCGTAATTGATGATAACTCTACTTTTGAAACACATGAGCGTCTTAAAGAACGTCTCAGACTGTTGGATAGCCCTTATCAATTGTTGAAGACTCAAGACTTTACAGACCATCCGGCTCCTAATCTCGGTTTCAATGTCAACAGGCTGCTAGATCACATTGACCTCGAAGCTGATTACTATCTGAATCTTGAAACCGATGTGTTTGTAAGCCCTGAGACTCTTCGGCTTATGGTAGAACGTATGGATACTGATGAGAGTATCTGTGCGACATTCCCGGCACAGCTTAGAGCAGATAGACAGTCGTATGACTTCTTTTTCTGTGAGAGAGGTTATCCTAAACTGAACGAGCTGCCGGAAGATTTGCAGCGAGATCGTGATTTTGACTGGACGCATTTTGGGTGTCTACTGGTTCGAGGAAAAGATGCCAGAGATAGACACATTCGTGTAGATGAGAGCTTCATATTATTCTGCGCCGACCAGGATTACACGTCCAGATTGAAAGAGGTAACAACAGGCCGTATAGTATATGTGGCTTCGGCTTATGCAATTCATATCGGACATGTTTCCAGCATGGAGGGTCAAAAACCAAACCCCGACCCTGAGTGCTTTGAGAGAGTAGACGCTAAGTGGGGTAATAAATGAAGATAACCGTGGCTATGCCGGTCCATAACGCTGCTTTGTCTGCTGTTGTGGCTGCTTACTCTATTCTCGATAATCTGTTCTGTTGCAACGCCGAGTGGCAGTTGATTATCATCGATGACAACTCTGATTTTGAAAGTCGAAGAATCCTTGAGACCCTGGCAAAAGAGCCGGGAGTCAGACTATTTCATACGCAAAACTTCATCGACAAACCGAGTCCTAATCTAGGATGGAATGTCAATTTTGCTCTCGATAAAACCACACCCGAAGACGATTTTTTCTTCCATGCAGAAAGCGACATCTATCTCGAACCGTTTTGTCTTCGAGAGTTGATAAATAATATCGGAGACTATGCTGTAGCAACTCCTCAGTATTTTTCTGTGTGTAAGAGGCTCTCCACACATTCTTACCCTGGATGCACTCCAAACATTCCTATAGAACAGGAATGCTCTCAATCACAGACAGTTGCCTGGGCGCACCTTGGATGTATGCTCATCAAAGGGGATGTGGCGCGAGATAAAACCATCAGGATAGAATCTGATAAGTTCAAACTTTGGTATGCAGATTTCGACTATTGTGGCGCACTTAAAAGTAAAGGATATGAGATATTTTATGTGCCGACTGCTCATGCGCGTCACAGAGGCAATGTATCCAGTCACATGGCTCCTGGTGGAGTGTGGCCGGATGCACTGACTCCAGAAGAAGCCAGAGCTTATGTAAACTCGAAATGGGGAAACTTTGATTGAGAGTCCTACACTACAATCGAGATCATAGTAGATGGATAGGCGGGGACGCTGTTCAGGTAGAGAATACTGTAGCTGCTCTGAATAGGAGAGGCTGGAGCTGCACCTATTCTTGTAATCCTGATGAAGACCTGACTCAATATGATCTGGTGCATATATATCATCTCACCTACCAATGGGGGCCGGACATGGCTCTCCGGTGCCGAGGCGAGGGTAAGCCTTATGTAGTGAGTGCTATTTACTACCCTCAAGGTGGGCATGTGCTTATGGAGATCGTAGATAATTCTGTGAAAACCATAGCCTTGTCCGAGATCGAAAAGTGTGAGATGGTTCATATCCTGAACTGTAGGCCGGACAAAATAGTTGTCATTCCAAATGGGGTAGATTCGAGTATTTTTTACCCTGACAAAAGGTTAATCGGCGTCATAAATATAGGTCAGATTATAGAGACCAAAGGAGTCCTGCTTCTGGCTGAGTCTTGTAAAAGACTCGATCTGCCTTATATTCACATAGGACAATTTCATGGAGATGATTATGGTAGAGCCTGTCTCAATTTGATCGATAAGCATTATCAAGATTTGTCTCAAACACAGGTAGCTGAGTATCTCAGAAAAAGTAGGATATATGTCTGCCCTTCTCTCGGTGAACGACAATCTCTTGGAGTGCTTGAAGGAGCTGCCTGTGGGCTGCCTGTAGTAGACTCCAGCTTCAACAGAGGAGCCAGGTTGCTGCCGTCCTCAGTCATTGTAGACCCTCGTGACCCTGAAGCTCTGGATGGTGCTATTATGGTTCAGTATATGGCTTCTCAGAATACAGACATAGTGCCAACGTGGGATGCTGTGGCTGCTCAAATATCCGAGGTGTACAATGAAGCTGTATGAGGGCAGAGTCTTACACGTTCTTGTAAATCTGGGATGTAGCGGTTTATCGGTCGTGGTATTTAATCTGCTGAACTCTTTTCCTGGAGTGCATGGAGTCGCAGCCTTAAATCCATGTCTTGAAGAGGCTTTCTTTCATCACAGACTGAAGAAAATACCTCCTTTTCATCCAGCGGTAGCCGATGGCAGTAATATCCACGCTCTAATGAATGATTATGATATTCTTCATCTTCACTGGACGTATCCGGCTATGTTGAGTTTTGACTGGACCTCATTTGTAGATGCACCTTATCCTATCGTAACCACACTTCATACAATGCTGGTTCCTTTTAGGCAGACATCTAAAATAAATCCTGTAGCAGTTTCCAGAGCAGTCAAAGAAATGCAGTATAATTCGTGCGAGGTCATTCATAACGGCATCGATCTTGCACCTTTTGTGCATGACCGAGTGTATGAAGATAAGCCTGTTCTTAAAGCTGGATTTGTATGTCGTTTAGATGGAAAAACTTACCCAGATTCACTTTCAAAAATGCTGAAAGCAGTCTCTAAAATGAGCCATCCGGTGCAGTTGGTTGTCATAGGCGGGGGAGACGAAAATCTGATTAACGACTACAAACAGCAGACTTTGAACGTCAACCCACCTGTGCAGTTTTTAGGATGGCGCAATGACATCGGTGAATGCTTAAAAGACCTTGATCTGTTTATTTACCCTACCTGGATAGACGCTGCGCCAATCTGTGTGATAGAGGCTATGGCCTCTGGGCTGCCTATTGTGGCCCCTCCTGTGGGAGGATTGGGGGAGATGCTGGCTGACGGCAGAGGACTTCTGACATCGTTTGAGTGGTGTCTCGATGAGTATATGCCTATGTTCGATGATGCTGTAGTCAGAGAGTATATGGGGCAAAAAGCCAAAGCATACGCTATTGAGCACTTTCAGCTTGATAGAATGGTGCGAGAGTATAGCGATCTTTATGAGAGGGTTATTTTTCAATGAATACGATACAGCAAAACGAGTTTAACTTCTGGCAGAGTTTGATCGGCGGCATGTCCTGGGATGAGTATATGGCTCATCGAAAACGAGACCTCGATTACCATTTGACAGGTTTCAACGGACACTGTGATCTCAGCGTCGGAGATGGTATGGAAATAGGCACCGGCGCATTTTCTATGTTGGAGTTCGTTGAGGGTGATAACTTTATGTTAGGTGTTGACCCTCTGGCCGAGGAGTATAAACAACTCCTTCAAAAACAGAATGAGCGCATACATGTAGCTCCTGTGCATACTGAGATTCTGCCTTACAAAGACGACTCGTTTGACTGGATTGTTTGCTGGAACGTGATCGATCATACGCCCTATCCAGACCTTATGATCGATGAGATTAAACGAGTGCTGCGTCCTGGAGGCAAGCTCTATCTTCAAGTTCAATTCGACGCCGAACTGGTTGAGGCGTGTCATTATTCAGTATGGAGACGTAATGACATCGAAGAGCGTGTCCGGCCAGCTTTTTCCAGTGTGATATTTGAGGACATTATACCTCGTCCTGAGTTCAATCAGGATATGTATTATGGGGTTTTCATAAAGTGATTTCGATAGTGATGCCCGTCTACAATATGCCTGCGGTGTATATTCATGAGGCCATACTCTCAGTGATGAGTCAGACATACTCAGACTGGGAGCTGTTGCTGGTAAACGACGGCAGCACTGACAACACTTTGGCTATTATTCAAGAGTATCAAAAGGCTACACCTGATAAGATAACTATCATCTCGAAGAAAAATGGAGGGGTATCGTCAGCGCAGAATCGTGGAATAAAATGCGCCATCGGAGAGTATATACTGATCTTGAGTTCAGATGACAAAATAGACTCCACGTTCTTAGAGAAGATGTTGACCATTCTTCAAGAAAATCCTGATGTAGATATATCCGGGTCCGACACTCAAGTGTTCGACGCCAGCAATGAAACTTACTATACGCAACCTCTCAACTTGGAGCTGCAAGTTCGTAATAACCAGATGAATTACTGCTCTTTGTTGAGACGAGAGGTTTTCGATAAAGTAGGGTTATTTGACGAGAATATGAGAGGCTATGAAGACTGGGAGTTTTGGATTCGCTGTGCCAAGGCCGGATTGAAAAGCATCAAACTTCCTGAGTTCATTTTCTCCTATAGAAATAAAACAGGTGGGGGTCTTCTTACAGATTGTGTGACTCAGCATCATGAAGAGTTGCTTAATTATCTAAGATCAAAACATTCGGAGATGTTATGCTGAAATTAGATGGAGTGGAACTCCTTAACATTTGTAATTTGTCCTGTAAAAATTGCTATACTCCAGGAACCAAATATCCTCGGGGAATGGCAAATGACCACGTTGTATATGAGGCTTTGAAGTATGGCACTCCTGGAGAGTATTTTTCAGTGTATGGTTCTGGAGAACCTTTCTTACACCCTAAACTTTATGAGTATGTGGCTGCCACCAGGAATCATGGTTATATGCCATATATCAGTACAAACGGGTTGCTGCTGACCGAAGATAGCTTAGGAAAACTGATAGAGGCCGGAGTGAGACTTCTTCAGATTTCGATTCATACCAAAAAATCTATGGAAGCTCTGCAATTAGCGGTCAAGATGTGTGGTATCCAGGTTACTGTTCAGGCCAACATTCTGACACATTTCATTGAGTCTGGACATATCGAGAAATGGTGCTCTGAATGTGAGGTGACTACGGAAGAACGAGCGCATTTCAGAGTTATAGGAACGCATAATTGGGCTGGAAACGGAGCCGAGGGACGTATAGTTTATCCAGAAGAAGACATCCAGAGGCGTAAAGCCTGTTGTGCTTATATGTGCAGGAATATGTGTTATGTGAAGTGGGACGGTTTGGTGGTGTCCTGCTGCTTTGACTCCGAGGGTGATAACGTCATCGGACATATAGACGATTTTCCATCCTTGGAGCATAAGCCGGACAGTTATCCACTATGTCAGTTTTGTGGACCGAACTGGACGAATGGAGAATTGATGTAATGCCAAAAATACAGGGCGAAAATATAAACTGGGCGAGACCAAGGTGTCCTATCGAAGAAGTGTTATTTGAGGTGCCAAATCTTCCAGTTTCTATGAGCTGTGTAGATGAGTCTTTCGCTTCTGAGAAAGATTTTATAGCGGATATGCAGTTCGGGGTTGACCCGGTGAGCGGCACTATTCAGAGCATGAACAGGATGCCAACAGACCTGGTATATCTGGAGCCTCATAATGCGTGTGTCGGTAAAACCTGGCAGAGACATCATCAGGCTTTTGCCGAGTTTATTTTGCGGCAACCTCTCGAAAACAAGGTCATATATGAGATTGGAGGAGGAGACGGCTATCTTGCATCTTTGTGTATCGACAAAGTAAAGAGATGGCATATTATAGAGCCTAACCCTCCAGCCAATCGTTTTGAACACTTCGACGTGGTATACCATAAAGGCTACTATCCTGAAGTTCCTATCGTGGGGGCTGATGTGGTAGTCCACTCGAACCTGCTTGAACACATTCGGGACCCTAGAAAGTTCCTTAACGATCTGATGAATGTGCCGGTTCAGATGATGAGTGTGCCTCAGTTCGAGTATGCCATGAATCTTGGAAATCCGAGCATACTGAACTTTGAGCATGAGAATGCTTTAACCTGCGATGTGCTGCGACAACTGTTTCATGTCTGTGGATATAACATTGCAGATATGGTGAACCACAACAATTTTACGTGGTTTTACGAGATTCATAAAGTGAGTCCGGCAGTTACGAATGTTTTGGTAGGAGACTCAAGTTATGCTTCAGCTTCCACGCTTTTGTTGACTTATAAGGATAAACTCACAGAGGAGGCTTCAAGACTTCAAGCCATGCTGGAGGGTGTCGAAGGGCCATTTTACTTCTTTGGAGCACACATATTCTACACGATGCTTCGATCTCTGGGTCTCACGGCTGCGTTTGATGGTCTTCTGGATAATTCTCCACTCAAGATTGGAAAGAGACTCTATGGCACAGACCTTATGGTATCCTCTCCTGAGATCATTCAGGTTATAAAAGAGCCTGTTATAGTGGTGCCAAAGACACCTTATCAAGCTGAGATGGTGGAGCAGGTCAAGAGCCTTAATCTAGGAGCTGCGATTGTATGCTGATCTATGTCTTCAGTTACGATAGGCCGCTACAACTCGAAGCTGCGTTGAGGTCGTTTAGGGTATACGCAAAGGATACTCATTCGATCATAGTAAATTGTGCCGGGTCTTATATCCCAAATTACGTGGACATCGTTCAACGTAAAAATCTGAATGCAGAGGTTAAAGCAGCTCTTGAAAGTGAGGAATACATCATGTTTCTTCATGATGATCTCATTTTTTATGACTATTTCAGTCTTGATGAGTTCATTCCTTTCTTGAGGCAGATAGATACTTATGTAAGTGCCACGTTACATCTTGGATTTAACGTGACCCATATCAGGGATATGTTGATTCCTCCACATGAACTACGAGAACAAGAAAGACCCTGCGATGTTCGAGCAGAGTCAGAAAACATACTTTCATGGGGATGGAATATCCCAGTATATAGCGATTATTTTTATCCAATACCACTTTGCTCGACAGTCTATAAGACAGAAATGCTCTTGAAGAAGTGGGATTATGTGCCTCTCGATTGTGCAACACCTAATGAAATAGAGATTAGTTTGAACAGTCATGCTTGGCCTCAAAGAATGTTGAGCTATAAGCAGAGCGTATGCTATCAAATTATGGATAACCAGGTATATAAAGATCGTGGTATACTAGATCAACGGATGACGCAGTTCGATCAAGGCCATATTATTGATGTTGAGGCTCTGAATGCTGCGGTTGGACTGCCTAAAGCATGTGCTTTTGAACACCCTATCTTCTTAAAGGATGCCAAATGAAAAAAACTATTTTTTTGGATATAGATGGCTGCATCATAAAACATACAGGGGATATGAATCAGCAGATAGAGAATCCCGGTGAGCTGCTTCCTGGTGTAAAAGAGAAGTTTGTTGAGTGGGATAGAGCCGGGCATACCATAATACTTACAACAGGGCGTAGAGAGTCCTTGAGAGCAGTTACAGAGGCTATGCTGCTCAAGTTAGGGCTATTCTACGATCAACTTATAATGGGGCTTCCTCGCGGACCTCGAGTACTTATCAATGATTTCAAGCCAGGTAATGATGCAAATATGGCCTGGGGAATATGTGTGCCTCGAAATGAGGGATTAACAAATGTTGGAACCTTGTAAAGCGCACCTGGCTGTCGGCCCTCTGTCTTCAGAGATTATCTCTGCTGTGTATAAATACTCTCACGTCTACAACGTGCAGCTCATGCTTATTGCTTCGTTGAATCAGATCAACTGCAATGGAGGGTATGTTCACGGCTGGGATACCAAAATCTTCAAATCGTTTTGTGGTCAGATGCACACGGTATATCCTAAAGCTGATGTGCTTATTTGTCGAGATCACTGCGGCCCGATGTTTACAGAAGAAACCCATCTAAGCGAAAGTATGAAGATGGTTTATGCCAATTTGAAAGCCGACTGTGATGCCGGTTTCGACATTATTCATATCGACATGTGCCATTACTCAGACGGTATTCATGGAGTGTTAGACGAAACTAAAAAAGCAATGAAGTATTGTTTAGGTATCAATCCTGAAGTTCGATTTGAAGTCGGCACAGACTCTATCAACGGAGAACGCACAGAACCAGATGATCTAGGATACATATTGGATGAGCTGGAAGGTTTTCCGATTGAGTTCTATGTCGTAAATACAGGGTCTTTGGTCAGGGATACTTATCAAGTAGGCTCATTCGACATCAGCAATACAAAGGAGTGTGCGGCCATTTTACATGGTGCAGGTATCAAGGTCAAAGAGCACAACAGTGATTATTTAAGTAAAGATAACATTAAAAGCAGGCTTACTTGTGGGGTTAGTGCGCTTAATATCGCACCTGAAGTAGGCTATACGCAAACTATGGAATTGTGTCGTCTTTTTGCACAGAATCCTAATACTTCGACATGTCTTACAAACTGGAAACAGGAGATATATGAATCGGGTAAATGGAAAAAATGGACAAGAGATGATGATATAGAACATGCTGTAAAGTGTGGTGGTTTTTATCATTTTAAGGGAAATAATTATGCGGCATTGTTGGATTACCTGAGATACCCCACCGAAAAATTGATTGAAGAAGCTGTAATTGTTATAAAGAGATATTGTGGGTAAATTAGTTGATCTTACAGGTTATGTTTTTGGGAAACTTACTGTGATAAGTAAAGGGTCTTCCAAAAAACATAAATTATACTGGAAATGTAAGTGTTTTTGTGGCGAGATTAAAGAAGTACGCGGAGATAGTTTACAAAAGGGCAGCACTACTACGTGTGGTTGTATAAAACGCCCTAATTTAGTTGGAAAAGTTTTTGGTAGGCTTATTGTTATAGCCTTAGACAAGGCTGAACGTGAACAAGTATGGAAGTGCCTCTGTAAATGTGGTAATGAAACAAAGGTTAATACAAGAGATTTACATGATGGACACTCTAAAAGTTGTGGATGTCTCCGTAAAGAAAAACCTTATGATGTTCCTAGAGGAGATAAAAACCATAAGTGGAAAGGTGGACTTACGCCTATGATAAAAACATTACGTGCAAGTGAACAAGGAAAAAAATGGACAGCTAATGTTTTGAGGCGTAGTAACTATACCTGTTTTTTGTGTAAACAAAAAGAACATCTTGAGGCACACCATAAAGTATCATTTGCCGCAATAATTCATGATAATAACATTCAAACAACAGAAGAGGCTCTTCGGTGTAAAGCTCTTTGGCGTCTTAAAAACGGTATAGCTCTATGCAAAAAATGCCATCATAAGTTGCATCACATACATAAGTATAGAACTACTATAAAACCTTGGGGAGCCGAAATACTTTTTGAAGTCAATGATAAGTATGCCGTAAAACAACTCGTTATGTGGGCTGGACAAAAGTGCTCTTTGCAAAGGCATATTAAAAAACAAGAAACTTTTGTGCTTCTTACGGGACGAATGCTTTTTACGCATAAAGATAAACAATATCGTTTGAAAACAGGAGCCTTTTTTACTATAAAACCTGGTGAGGTGCATAGAATGGAAGCTCTAACAGATATTGTATATTTAGAATGCTCTACCCCTGAACTGGATGACGTAGTACGTATTCAGGATGAGCATGGACGTATAACTGTAGGAGATTTATAAGTGTCTAAAATTAAGGTGCTTATCACAACTTCGGGCATTGGGGCACGATTGGGAGAACTGACAAATCATACCAACAAGGCTTTAATTACTGTCGGGGGTAAGCCGGTGTTGTCTTATATCCTTGACGCCTACCCAAAGGATACTCAATTTGTTATCACCCTCGGCTATAAAGGAGACCTAGTTAGACAGTTTGTTAAGTTGGTCTACCCTGATCTCAAGGTTGAGTTTGTTGAAATCGATAACTATGATGGCCCCGGCAGTAGTCTTCTCTATTCGATGTACAAAGCAAAAGGACATCTTGATTGTCCATTCATCTTTCATGCCTCAGACACGATAATCACAGACGCCCCTATACCTATGATAGACTCGTATAACTGGAACGGGGTCTACGATCTTGGCACCGAGCACAGTGCTCAGTACCGATTGGTGCAGGTATTAAATGACAATGAGATGGGAGTCATATACGATAAAGAAGCGGGCACCGGCAAAGCTAATCATGCCCATATAGGTCTTTGTGGAATCTCAGACTGGTATGATTTTTGGGACATCGCTGGCAGTCTATTGGCTCGGGAAGATACCAGTCTGTCTGATGTGCATGTAATAAACATCATGCGTCAGCAAGGAAAACGATTCGCTTTATATCATTATCCCAGTTGGAAAGATGTCGGAAATATAGATGCTCTGGAGACGGCGAACAAGGCTCTTACTACTGAAGAGACCGTCACCCTGCCGAAGACAGACCAGATAGCTTACATTTTCGATGACAAGATAGTAAAGTTTTTCAGTGACGAAGACACGGTATCTAAACGGCTTAAACGGGCTGATTATTTGGGAGAAGCCGTGCCAAAAATTACTGGCTACACTCATAATTTTTACACGTATGAGAAGGCTATCGGTCCTTTGCTGAGAGGTATATACCCCAGTGAAATCCATGCGTTTTTACTCTGGTGTCAGGAAAACTTATGGGTCCGTGAAGAAGCTCCTCCAGAATATACAAAGCTGTGCAGGTCATTCTACCAAGAGAAAACAATGAAACGCTTAGAAAGGTTCTATGCAGAGACGGGTATAGTAGATTCTGAGGAGCTGCTTAATGGAGAGAAAGTGCCAAAGTTGGAATACCTACTGACCAGCAGGGTTCCGTGGTTGAGTATAAATCAAGGTATTCCCACAAAGAAGATGCATGGAGACCTACACTTCTCGAATGTTATCAAGACCAAAAATGGGTATAAGCTCCTTGATTGGAGAGAAGACTTTGGCGGCAGCACTGAGATTGGAGACGTATACTACGATCTCGCAAAACTGAATCATGGAATGCTCGTTTCTCATGATCTGGTGAACGAAAACAGATTCATGATCAAACGAGGTAATTTTGATGTCGAGGTAGATATTCAGAGACACCATAGACTTGTTGAATGTCAGGACGTTTTCTACTCTTTTTTGAGTAAGTTTGGGTATGACCCACAAAAAGTGGACATCTTAACGGCTCTGATTTACTTGAATATCTGCCCTCTGCACCATTATCCGTATAACATTTTTCTCTACTATTTTGGAAAAAAGATGCTGTGCGACATTCTTAAAAAAGTGAGATACTGGTGATGTATGAAGTTAATACCCGTCGTGCTATTACTTTTTGTTCTGATGGGTTGCAAGGTGCATGGAGTTCCCAAGCCTCCACCAATTAAACCTGTGGACTGTTCCATCACTTTATGGTGGATGTGGAATGATGCTTGGGGGCATCACGAGACCTCGAGTACTTGGATTCTGTCTCGTGATGCCGAATGTAAATGGACTGCTACAAAAGTTGCTGACAGCTGCAATAATGAAACCCCGAGTGAGAATACAGAGGAGCATAAAACTTCCCCTGATGATACACCCCGTTGACAGCCCACATGTCTCCTACGGCTACAGGGTTATCGCTCACTACATATAAACAGTTATCTAACTCGAATCCGTCAGAATATAGCTGCGTGACCTTACCAAAAGTCTTGGTAAAAAATCCCATAGTACTCGAGGCTTTGGCTGCGGTCACTCCGACAGGATTCAAAGAATCGGCGTAACAGAGATTTATAAACTGGCTCTGAGTTGCCTGAAGAGACTTTCCATCTGAATCGATGATGCCTTCCAGATAGGATACCTTTGAATGCAGTGTCGGCACAGTTGTGGACTGAACAAACAAAGGTATTCGATCATCAAGACCCTGAACATAAAACCCTCCAGGAACCACGGCTGTGACTACCAAATCATAGAAAGCGATTCGATTGTCTGCGTGGAGTCCTAAAAGATTGATCTTGCTCAAAGTAGGCATCGATACCACGGGCACTGGATGGTTGTTTGTTTCTCCAATAATCCCAGAATATAGATTAGCGGTAGCATTACCGCTTTCATCATAAGAGTAAGTAGTGATCTGGTAAGCTCTTCCTATAGGACCGGAGACAGAGACGTTGTAATCTCCTCCTGGACATCCACTGACTATCGTGGCACCACTTACATTTTCTCCTACATTCTGGCCGTCCGAGTTCGTTACAGTAAGAGTGACATCGGGGTCGTTACTCAACGCAGCCAGACCAGTGAGACCCCAGGAAACACCGTTTGTTGGTTTCCTGTAGAGTAGATAAAACGATCTGGTGTTGTAAGGTTGTTCGTAAGACGCTCTTATAACAGGGTCAGCTTTATAAGGGTCATAGACATAGTAGTTTGGCAGAGGAGAGCCGTTTGCATAGAAGCATAGAACATATACCATGTGCTCTGTAAGGTCTTCAGGATACTTCAAATAGGCTCCTACAGATAATCCACGCTCCAGAGCCTCATTAAGAGGCACGTTTCCTCTAAAAACACACCTTGACCCTGTTCGTTGGTATAGCTCACGAAGAACGGCAAATGGATTTATATTGATAGGGTTAAAGAAGCCATCAGCCTGTGTTTTTAGATAGCTATTCAACCCTGATATGCCGGGAGATGATAAACCGAGATTGTTTTCCATCATGCAATAAGCAGCCAGTTCGCTGCCTACATTTTCGATGGTGTAAGAGGTATGTCCATAAAGCTCGGTGTAACCGCTGACAGTGCGTTTTGTAACACCAAAATTGACAGCATAGCCCGACATTACGTGCATCTCAGATACATTAGGGGAGGACCGGCAGGAGACCAGTTTCCAGCTCCAGAAAAAGACCATGTGGCAATTAAAGGAGCAGCCACATAAGCCTTAATTATAGTCTCGTAGATAGCTTTATGGGTTATTCCTCCAGTGTAGTCATCGAAGTACCACCAGCATCTTTCGGTATTGATATTGGGATACCGTTTCCAGTTTGACCCTGATAAACCCAGAGTTTCAAAGGATGCTTGACGATCAAAAGACCCAAATCCAAATAATAACCAAGCATCCCAGTCATATACTACATTGACTGAAAAAGGAGCATCGGGCGTAGAACCGTTCCAGCTCCAGTCCAATTCAGGGACATATATTTCTGTCGCTAAAGCAGCAGACATAGTGACGAATACGAACAAAAACACATACGCAAACCTTCTCATTATTACTTTGCCTCCAACGATGCTAAGGCTTCCCTTAGCTCAGTGTTAGATTCAATCTGACTGAGAATGAATCGGTAAGGGCCTCGTTGTATTACATGTTTCTTGGTATTCAGAGGTAGATTGGTTATCGATATTTCCAAGCTATGAGAGGGGTGTAGTCGGATGTCAGGGTCTACATAAAGTTCTCTTCCGAGGTTGGAGGAGATCACGATCATAGTCTTGGATTGGTAACGCAGAATACTGTGGTGGGGTTTGATTTTGAAAGTTTTATCTCCCACGCTTAAAGAGTTTCCTGTTACTCGAATCAGCACTCCATGCACTTTTACGCTGTATGAGTGTTTGATTGGTGGGTTATGGTAGAGACAGGGAATCTTATAGTTTTTGTATGGACTGGGCGCAGGCCATGTCATTATGGTCTCGGCGCAAACAGCCAGAAAAACTAATGCAACAATCCACGCAGCCGTCTTGTACATTTGAATCACCTCCTTTCCTCATGGCAGTATATCATGAGAATGTGACAAAAGAAGCTGTAAAAATTACGAGTATTTCATAAGTAAAAGCAGGTATTTTTAGCAGGTTGTAGGCTGCCGGAGCTATATGCTATAATTCGTGAATGGGAAAAAGCTCAAAGAGAAAAAACAATAAGCACAGCTATCCAACTTTGATCTGCTTAGAATGCGCGATCTTGGCTGGAAAAAAGACTTCTCAATCTCCCTCCGAAGATCATTGGCTGTTTGAGACTTGCAGTTTGTGTGGTCGAAAAATGGCTGTTACAGACCCCAAAAACTTCGGGCATTTCTCTCCTGATAACTTGGCTTATGCCAGGAAAAAGATCAAAGAGTTCGGATTTGATGTAAAGAAGTATGCTGAAGTCGATGATGTGCGCCGACTGATAGATGTGATAACGGGCGTCCTCGGCGATAACATGAGCTATATGACAAAACTTGTCATTCGAGACATCGAAGCTGATATGGCTCGTGGAAAACTTATCGATATGTATGCCACTAAGCAGTTGTCTTATTGGTATGCCAAGGATGCCGAGTTCATTCAAAATCGAAAAGAACAAGAACAAGAAGAAAGTAAGATCATCATAGCACGAGGCTGATATGAAGAAACGGATAGTGATAATCCGTCAGCGGCCATCTATAGGAGATTGTTTGCTCCTTGGCCCAATGATTCAAGAAGTACAGAAAAGAAATCCAGACTGCCATCTCACTGTAGTAACCGATGAAACGTATATGGGAGGCGGTCTTGTTCGTATTTTCAAAGGTATCCCCGGTGTTGATAGAGTCGAATGTATAGACTCAAAGGAATGGACAACACCTCTAAACACCTTGATAGACCCCTCTCTTAGAGGCGCACGATTAGACCCCAAACCTTATACAGTGGCAAAAGCGGATAAGGTTTATGATTGCAATGCCGACTTCATGAACTATGAACGTGAGTATAGAGGAGACCCTCCCACGGGTATTGCTGAGTTCTGGCTCCGACATCATCAATTATATCGAGAAGGGGTTAATCTACTTCCCACATTTCAAATAGACCCAGAAGTGCAGGCCGAAGCTGATGCTTGGCTTGCTGAAAAGAATCCTACCAACAAGCCAATTATAGGTATAGTGCTCAGAGCTGGAGAAAGCCCTCGTGATTGGAACTTCAACAACAGAGCCTCGGATGTTATGATGTCCGTGCATACAAAAGGTTTTCTGCCTTTAACTATCGATTCAGTATCTTATGTTTATTCACCGTTCGCCGTTAATCTGGTTGGAAAGCCTATCGATTTTGTGGCGGCTGTGGTTGCTCGTTGCAGATTGGTTTTGACCCCTGATACAGGATTGCTCCATTTAGCTCAGGCTGTGTTGACTCCTCAAGTTGCCCTCTGGGGAATTATGAGGCCGGAGTTGAGAGTGGCCGGATACGACTGTCAAGTAGTGCCGGAACACAGCCTGGGCTATTGCCAAACCCATAATGAGTTGAAATACTGTCAGTGCTCATGGAAGTTTCAGCAATGGTCATGTATGCGAAAGATCACGTTACGCATGATTATCGATGGTATTGAAAAGGCACTTAAAAAGCAGGTAGTTTTACCTATAGACAAGCCTGTTTGAAATAAGTATACTGAGGATGCAAACACGCAGCGAGTGTGTTATTGGTAGTGCGATTTGGTCTGGGTGCGGCTGGTCAGTGCAGGTCCGCACCTGGGCCAAGCTCTTTGAAAACTTTGGGGGTGACTGGATTCGACAGGGAGAATAATTGAATAGATAGCGTGTCGGAGATGATCGTTGGCTCCGTAAATCTCGATCAAACAAGTAAATGCGAAAAACATTTCTGACAGTATTATCCGTGACATCAACAGCATTGGGTCTCTCCATGCGATGACTGAATCGGATATGCTCCTTGCTGCTTAGACAGCTTGGTGTTCCTTGGAGAGAGTGCTCTGTAGCCAAGGGGCATAATTACTGAGCTGCGGGTGAACCAGGAGATGAAATCGGCCTGGCCCTAAGTTAAGGATTTCAAAACACCGTATCATGAGTTTGCCCTGAATCTTTAGACGGGGAAGAAAAACAAGGGCTACACACGTAGAAGTCTGTTCATGAAACTCTTTGGAAGGGGGGTTCGATACCCCCCCACCTCCACCAATTCAGAGTCGATATGTCGAAAGACCGGGAATGGTGTGAACTCACCGAGGTTTACTTAGCGCAAGGTACGTACCAAGTTATAGAGTAGTCACGAAATAAAGAAACCTATACCGACTCTGATGTTATAAATGTTCATTTTGGGTATGCGCCAGCGGAGTCCTAAAACTGAATCTGGTCTATCAGAATGAGATAGCGTAAAAAGCGGCATACCCAAGTTAAATGGCTAATCAAGTGAATGGACAAGTTGAAAACTGTCAAGAAGGGCATGAAAGACGCTACTGTTACAAGAAAACATGCGTCTATTGTGTTGCGAACTTTGTAGGCGATGAGACGGTAAAAAATGATGCCACGGCTTATGAGTTTGCGCGAAGAGAGGTTTTGAAAATGGCTGAGAATACCTATATCAATATCATAAAAGATGGCAAACCCGTCAAACAATTCTGCGCTAATCAGGACGTGGATGCCAAGCAGTATGCCGAGTGCATAGGTGCAGAACTTCAAACCAACTGCGTTCGTAATGAAGCTCTGCTTTCGGCGCAAAAACAAGTAACCCAGTAGGAGGCAACTTTTGGTCGTAATTAAGGTCAAACTACTTGAGGCAGATGGACAGATACCTGTCTATGCTCATAGCACGGACTCTGGAGCCGATCTGTTTGCTCTGGAAGACAAGTTCATATCATCGAATGAAATGGCTCCTCTCAGAACTGGAATCGCTGTAGAACTTCCTCCTGGATATGAACTTCAAGTTCGTTCTAAATCGGGGCTGGCTGCAAAACACAATCTCTTTGTGTTGAACAGCCCCGGCACTGTAGATCAGGATTATCGAGGAGAAATTATGGTCTTGATGTTCAATGCCGGTAAACTGTCTTACAAGATCAACAAGGGCGATAAAATAGCTCAGATGGTCGTTTCTCCTGTCATTCAGGCTTACTACGAAAAAGTCGAAGAGCTGTCTGATACGGACAGGGGTGAGGGCGGCTTCGGAAGCACGGGGAAATAAAATGGCAGCTTTAGGCACTATAACTGGAAAACTACTAGATGTCTTAGACATCAAGCCGGAGGACATCAACGCTTACGATATTGCGTGGTCTTTACACAACATGAATCGTTATGCCGGACATACTTCTGTGCCGTGGGATGTGCTGTCTCATACAGGACTGGTATACACACTTTATGTGTGGGACATGAGAGGGAGTCTTGACCCCAATTACTCTAAAGCTCTGTTGCTTCATGATGCAGCCGAAGCCTACATAGGAGATATGATTGGGGGTCTCAAAGATTCTCCAGTGGGAGAGGCGTTCCGAGACCTGGAACGAAAGATTCTTCGGACAGTGTTTCAACGCTTCGGTTTGAACTTGGATGACATCGACTGGGTAATAGTTGATCGTTACGATCATCAAGCTGCTCATGTAGAGATACGAAAGTTCTATCCACATTTGGTATCAGACCCCAAAGTGGTTCAGGCTCAGTATCCGATGGAGCGTTATCCTATCATGGGTGTAGCCAAAGTCCCGGACTATATTGAGCTGCTGAAAAACCTCTGCATCAACAGCGGCGTCCAGGACATTGGTTCTCTGTTTGAGATACCAGATCATTTAACTGGTCTTTTGCGAGAGGATAGCAGCACTCAGGCTGCACAAAGCGGAGCAGTAACGACAATTGAAGTCAGAGAAACGGCTTCCGTGGAGAATATGACTGTATGATAGCCCGAATCATAGTGCAGATAAGCTCTGATGGTGAGAAACACGTCACTCTCACTCAAGATCACATTACGCCTGTTGAAGAGTTCCTGGTAGACTGCGAGGAGTTTCAAGAGAGTAAAGTGGTTGAGGGTAGATTGCTTATCTTGGATATGGATGAAAACGGTATACTGGAAGACGGCATACTCGATTCTGAAATGCACTCTGCTTTCTGGCATCATCCTCCTATCACTCGAACACATCGTATAGACCCTGAACTTATAAAACAGCTCAAGGAGGGCGTAGACGTTGCGGCTTTTTAACCAGGTAAATGAACAATTGCAGAAGTATTACGTGACTCGTAGTATGGATGCTCTACGTGAAGCTATGGAAATAATAGCCAAAGAAATAGAGGCTCCCACACTTCAGGAACACACTATCACAATAGCAGCAAACGCAGAAGAAGTTGAAAAGATAATTGAGTCCGAAGGCTTCTTTCGTATAGACCTGGTGGACGGCAACTCGGATGGCCCGATAGAACCAGGTAAACTTGTCAGAGTAGTCCACGATGGTGATGACCCCACTGTTGGCTGCATGATTTTGAATGTGGCCCACATCAATGACGAGGAAGTAATTCTCGTTGCTCCTGGAGGTGGTGGTTAATTGGAAATCACTACCCCTTCACAGTCTGGTCCTGTTAATAAGCCTGTTTTCGTTGGAGGCGGTGTTGTCGTAGAAGTGCCGGGAACTCGATTTCATGTTACGGCTGAAGTGCTTGAAATCAATGAGGAGGCAGAGATTATAAAGGTGAAGGGAGAAGGATTTGAAGGATGGATTCTCAAAGGACAAATCCACGATTCAATGTCTCCATCTACCTACGCCGTCGATCACGCCCTCAACGTCATCGGAGGAGGAGACGGTCAGTAAAGAATACTGGATTTGTCTCCGTAAAAAGAAATACAACACACGAAAAGCAGCTCGAAAGGGCAGGAAAGAACATGAACAAAAGTTCCACGATAAGATGGCTGTTTATAAGTGCCCTTATGGAGAGCATTATCATATAGCTCATAAAATATCAGGAAGCAGCGAAAATAATGAAAGCAAGAAAGAATCAACGGCTAAACAGCATATTTGGGGTCCCTTACAATCCAAATATGACCCTCAATCCATCGTGGGAAAAAGAGAATATCGTCTCAATCGAGTTGCCATTTGCGATGTACCTTGCTTGGAGTTTGGATACGCAGGTGACTCATATTCGTGTCCACAAACTCGCTGCGCCTTATTTCAAGAGGGCTTTTGCGGCGGTGTGGGCGAAGGCGAGATACCTGACGAAGCAGGAGTGGGGTTTCGACCACACAACCGAGTTTTATGATGAGAAAACTATAGAGTTTCTACACTCTGCTCATCTTGATTTATTTGGAGGAAGTTTCACGTTTCGTGCGATGAGAGGAAGTAATCAGATTTCCAATCATTCGTATGGAATCGCTATAGATATTGACCCTGGACACCATGTTATGGGTAATAAACAGGCTACATTCCCGGATTGGTATATCGGGTGTTGGACTGGAGCCGGTTTCAATTGGGGCGGCAAATGGTCTGGAAAAAATAGAGATTCGATGCACTTTGAGATCGTGAAGTTAGCTGCTTAATTAAAGCGGTGAAAATCGACAAGCCGAAGCCGACTGGTGGGCCGCAAGATTCTACAATGGCTGCCCGAACAGACGCACACCGACGATAAAACACGTATTTTTACGAGTATACAATCGAGGTTTACCTGAGCTATAATTGGATACATACTTAACTGGAGGCAATAATAATGGCTGATACGACCGACGTAAAGGGATGTATATCTGAACCTGTACAAGCGCATACTCTGGAAACAGGATTGCGTAAAGTTGAAGTTCTTCGCGGTGATGAATGGGTAGAAGTTCCCTCTCTTGTCGATGTCAAGAAGGGTGAACGATTCCAGATGTCGGAGCCTATAGACGCTCCTGAAGGAGTCGCCGGAGAACTCGTAGGCATATTCGTAGCCACTGATGACGGGTTCATCAACAAAAACGGAATAGCCACTATTATGTGTGAAGATGCTCCGGCAGGACTCGGTGAAGAAATCATCGTTGCTGATGAAGACACTATGACTCTCATCGACATGGCAACCGGCGAAGTCAAGGGCGTTATGGACACCCCTCCTGAAGACGCCTCTGCTATCGACATAGCCACCTGGGTCGGCGACCGGCGAGACTGGCATCGTGGAAAACTGGCTGGACTCAGAGCCGAGAAACAATCAAGAATCGACGCCATCAACAACGCCTACGATTCCCAGATGAAACGGCACGAAGGCACGATCAAGTGGCTGGAATACACCTATAAGCCTATGCTTTTTGATCTGGCCCGAAAACTCATCGGCGAGGCCAAAAAGAGATCAACGGTCGTGGGTCTCCTCATACTGAAGATCAAATCCACCAGAGCATCTTTGGATGTCGTAGACAATGACGCTGCTGTGGCTTATCTTCGGTCTCTCATTGAAGAGAACAAGGCCAAGCAAGCCACTCTGATAAAGAAAATGAATAAGGCTCAGGAAGAGGACGAATCGGATACCTTCGACGTGCTGGAAGAAAAAGTAGGAGAGATCACACAGCAGATAAGCGTCCTCGAAAGCTGCATCAATATCAAAGAGACTGTGTACAAAAGCCAGGTTCCCCCTGACCTCAAAGACGAGCTGACTGAGGATAAGCTCGTTGAGACAGGCATGCAGTTCAACAAAGGTGGAGAGGAATATCTCGAAATCGAATAAGTCTTCCTTGTGCGTAGTACAGTAGTGCACAAGGTCAATAAACGTGCCGGGTAGTAACTGCATTACCGGCACGTTTAATTTTAGAAAGATAATTAACTTTTGGATACAAACAAACTTCGTCTATTAAAGTCTGTAAAAATTGACCCTCAAACAAAATGTTGGATATGGACTGCGGGTAGAGCAACAAAAGCTGGTTATGGACGAATGTGGAATAGTTTAACCCGAAAAGCTGATTATGCTCATAGAATATCTTTTATTGTGTTTAAGGGAAGCATTCCAGAGACTATGGAAGTGTGCCATACTTGCGATAATACAATGTGTGTAAACCCAGATCATTTGTTTACGGCACATCATATAGGCAATATGCATGACATGGTTAATAAAGGTCGTGCAAAAACATCCTCCTATGCAAGGACAAAGAAATGGACGAGCAAAATTAAGAGATGAGGATATAATAGCTATCCGTAGTGCTCATTCAAAAGGTGAGAGTGGTTCAGAACTCGCTAGAAACTATAAAGTAAATCCTAATGCAATAAGCCGAATAGTACGAAAAGTAAGCTGGATACATGTTTAGAAAGGTGACTAACTTGGATGTTATCAAACCCTCATACAAAATATACAATCCCAAGACCCCAGAAGAAGGTTTGGGTATTCTTCAGATGATCGAACAGGCTGCTCGGACTTGTTATAAAAGTGAAAGTCAAATCACCGAGGACTCGGCTGAAAAGTTCGTCAAGATGCTCAGAGACCGGAAACATCATGCGATGCTGGAGTTCGGCAACATGACGGTAAAGATCGTGACCGACCGGGGAATCACACATGAACTTGTTCGTCACCGTATCTGTTCCTTCGCTCAGGAAAGCACTCGTTATTGTGACTACGGCGGCAAAGGCATCACAGTGGTTATGCCCGGCGATATAGAAGTGGCTGATGGCGTTAAAGGTCAAGAAGGACGGCGTGTATGGACTCAGGCTATGGAGCAGGCTCAGAGGAATTATAACAGTCTTCGAGACCTGGGATACACTCCGCAAACAGCTCGGTCGGTGCTGCCAACGTGTCTCAAGACTGAGATCGTGATTTCCTGTAATGTGCGTGAGTGGATGCACATATTTAGTATGAGGACACCGATTACAGCTCATCCAGATATGAGGGCACTTATGATACAATTATGGGAGGAGGCTTCTTCCTTAATTCCTATCATATTCGATGATCTTAACTAACGCATCGGAGGTATCTCATGATACAGTCCTATAAGTTTGACTTAAAGAACTATCCATTTGAAAACATTAAGCAGAAGTATCCTCAAATACAGCGTAAAATATACGATACTCTGCTTACAATGACGCCGAGCCAGCTTTTATTTGAATTGAACCAGATCAACTCAAATAAAGAGTTTTCTCTTGGACAAGTAGATGAGGATACATTCGAGATAATCGGCATAATCATGTCGAAGCTGATGGACAATAATCGCTTAGTGATGACTAAGGATGATGTGATAGTCAGCTATCTAAGATTCAAAGAGCTTATATTTTTACATAGCTGTGTTTCTCAAGGACTGATGAAAGTCCAAGTAACTGATAAAGACATCCAGTATGTCTGGGATAAATCTGTTCAGCCGACAACTAAAAAGAAACCAGGTAAACGGTATCGCTGTAGATTATAAGGTAGGCAACATGGAACTGAGCGTTGAAAACTTTTTCAACCCCGATAAAGGGCTTATAGCAGGAATGAAAGCTGACTTCTCTCCAAGAGAAGGTCAAGCTGAGTTCAGTGAGATGGTGTTGAAAGCCATAAACGATCAAGCAGACATCATAGCCGAGGCTCCTACAGGATTTGGGAAGAGCTTTTCTGTGCTGGTTCCGGCTATTATTTCGGCGGTGTGTAACAACAAACGAATCGTTATATCCACTGAAACATTAACGCTACAAGATCAGTACATCGATAAAGACCTGCCTTTACTACAAGCTGCCTGCAATAAGGTTGGTATAGATTTCACATTTGCTGTGGCTAAGGGTCGAAGAAATTATCTCTGCAAAGCCAAGCTCGATGAAGACACATTCGAGGGTGCCGACTTTATGATGAAGTGGGCTTTGGAGCAGAAGATAATGAACGGAAATACCGGAGACATTGCTTCGGTGCCTTTCGAGTTTGACCCTGCTGAATGGCGACACGTTTGTGCAGACGATGATTGTGAACGAGCTGCGTGTCCGTTCTATGGTGAAGGCAAAAAAGGAGAGACCAACTGCTTTGTCTATCACAATATCCAGAAGTTTCTTTCTGCCGACATCGTTGTAGCCAACCACATGTTGACTCTGATAGACTGTGGTATTGGAGCTGGAACCATCCTCGGAGCCTATGATGCTTTGATTGTGGACGAAGCTCATGTCTTTGCTGAAAAGGCTCAAGACGCTTGGGGAGTCTCATTCAAACCCAATACAGTATCATCTATCTTGCAGGTTTTAGATCGAATGTTGCTTAAAGTCGGGGTAGATTACTTTGAGCCTAAGTTTGCTAAAAGGTATAGAAATCTGTCAGAAAGAGTGCTTGCGCCTTTTACACCACTTTTAGGACAGAATATAGCCCTTAAACAAATAGACCCTCGTATAATTGCAGAGTCCAGAGAAGCTGCTGATGTTTTAACGGCAGAGTTGAAAAGGGTCAACCACGATCTGTCTGACTACATAAATGAGCTTGAAAGTCATCCAAAAACTATCGTCATCAGAGCTTGCAAGGAACGATTATCTAAGCTCGTTTCTGATTTAGGTGCTGTGTATGGTGACAATATAAACGATGAGCATAAAGATAACTGGCTCGTATTTCTGGAAACAGGTTATAGTAGAAAAAGACAGCCTTATGGGATTCTCAATCTGAAGCCTATCGATGTGGCTCCCCTTATGAAAGGGTATGTTTACAACGTCATCCCCACCACAGTGTTTATGTCGGCCACGATGAGAATTGGCACCTCGTTTGGTTTTATGCGCCATCAGCTCGGAGTACCGGAAGGTACATTAGAGTTCATAGGAGAGAGTCCGTTTGATTTTGAGAAAAATGTCACTGGATATTTTCCTCGTCATTTGCCGGATAATAGAGACCCTAATTACTTGTCGGCTCTGTCTGATGAGATACTGAAAGTGCTCAAACACAGTAATGGCAAAGGGCTTGTGCTGTTCACAAACAACAATCACATGCGTTACTGTTATGAGCATGTGGCAGCCAAAGCTCCTCATAAGTGCTTCTTGCAAGGACAAGCCTCCAAGCCGGTGCTCATTGAGATGTTCAAAGACGACATCCACTCCTCTTTATTCGCCACCAGGACGTTCTTCAGCGGCGTAGACATCCCTGGAGAGGCTCTGAGCTGTCTGGTATTGACCAAGGCTCCATTCGAGGTTCCAACAGACCCTATGTTCAAAGCAAAGAGTGACAAGATCGATGAGGCTGGAGGAGATTCGTTTAATATGCTTTCCATGCCTACCATGCTATTTCAAGTGAGGCAGGGGTTTGGGCGTCTTATACGAACAACCGATGATAAAGGCATATTCGCATTTTTGGATAGTCGAGCGATGAATAAGTCTTACGGTAGACGAATCGTGAATGCTCTGCCGGACATCCAGATCGTTGAAAGTTTGAACGGTAAGGTAGTTGATAAACCAACTAAGACCTATGCTGCTTGTCCAAAGCCGTCCAAAGTGTTCAGAGACGATGAGCGCGATGAACCAAGTACGGCGGCTAAAAGTAAAACTGCCTGCATCGAAGATGATTAGATACTTGTCAACTCAGCAGAAATATAGTAAGATACCTTTATGATTAACAATATCATTGCTCGGGTGAATGGCAACCTCAACCCAAGTACCTGTGAAACTCTTTCGGGTCTTGTAGGTTCTATGCCTGTAGGGGGAACCATTCTTGATCTTAATTGTGGCGAGGGAAGGTCTACGGTAGTTATGGGCCTGGCTCTTGAACAGGCTGCCAAAGAGGGAACTATTGTGGCTATCGATAGTCATGTTACTGACCCTTTTTCAGATACGCCATTTCAAGATGGCACGGTGATGAGGTTCCTTCTAAATCTTCGTAAGTTTGGAGTAATGCAAAGGGTAGTTTCTGTTGTGGCTCCAGTCTATAATTTGAGTTTCGTAAACAAACGCAGTGCCAACCTCGTAGTAATTCAGTCTCCTTTGACTTCTCGATCTGCCTGGAATGAGGACGCGCTGGACCAGAGTATGAAAATAGCTAAGTTTGCCTTGCGTAAAGGTGGTAATATAGCTATCTGTTGTCCGGCAGAAGTCCATAAAACAGCCTTTCAAGCCTTCGCCAAGCGGCATTTCTCAAACCTGGAGCCATGTATTGCCAGTGAAACCCTACTCGTATATACAATAGGTTGATTTTAACAAATGAGAAAGTTGGAACCGATACCGTTAGACTTTATAGTCTGATCGTGCAGCAGGAATCGAGTTCCAAACGCTCTGGAAAGGAGGTATCCAATGGAAGAACTGATTAAGCTGTGGTTGAAACCCGATTACATAGCTATGCTGGCTGTTATCACGCTGACTGTAAAGCTGGCATTGGTTCCTCTCATCAAGAACCTGTTCTTTTACAACACCAACGAGAAGGGATATACGTCTGTTCGTATTACCTATGTGATGTCAATCATCGTGGGCTTCCTTTACAAGTTCCTTTTCCCCTTTGGAGCGTGGACTGCTCGTGATGTCATCATGGTAATCATCGTAGGCGTATTTTCTGCATTCTCAGCTCTTGGTGCCAATGTCACTACGCAGGCTATAAGAGGCAAGGATGTCAGTATAACAAGGTAATAGCCATGCAACAAGAACCATTCCCGTTTTGGACAAGCGAAAAGGTGCATACCTACACAGAAGTTCAAGAGTTCTGTGCGCGACAATATAGTCAACGGGGACCCGGTTTAATTGAGGTCACACAAAAGTACCTTGAGAAATATGGTAAAGCACGATCAAGGCCGGAACTTCTTGAGGTACTTTTATGTCTGGATGAGTTATCGTTAAGACTTAGCTGCTTCAATACCGTCTGGGTAGAGTTCAGCGAAGCAGTTTTTGAGGTGTTGGTTTTACCTGGCAAAGTCAGCATCACAAAGACACATAAGTATCTAACTGAAACCTTTCAAGCTACACTTAGGAGAATCGATAGTGGAAAACAACCTGGAACCAACTGAAGAGCACGAAGATGATGAGCAGACCGCAGAGTTTGAACTCGAACCAAAAATAATAGAGATAGAGGTCCCGAACACAGCCGCTATTTTTTACTATGAGGGCGGTCTTAAAGCTGGTCTTGAAGCTCTTATCAATACCAAACATATACAAGAACTATCTAACATGTCTGATGATGCAGCGATTGTCAGAGATGCTATCCACGCTTTAAGTAAGTTCTTGGAGGTCATTCAACAGGTCAAATTGGATGTCATACAAGAGCATCAGGATATTAGAGAAGCTAAGGCTGCCGGGATTCAAGCCTCTATCATGCCGAATAAACTAGAGGAAGATGATGACGATTAGACAGGAGCCGACTGTTTCATACGTTCCAAAAGTTTAGCTCTACCCTCGTCAGTCATCCCTTCGATAGCTGCTTCTACAGGATTGGTGAACTCTTCTCCGTCTTTTGCACCTTTCTTCTCGTCTATTCCTTGGAGTTTCATAAGGGTTGTTTCAACCTGAAGCAGCAAAGCCATAAGCCGTCCATCAGGATTGCCAGCCGTATTCTCTTGAAGCTGTGCCTTATAACGAAGCATCTCTCCGATGGCTCTACCTTTAGCGACTTCTCGCTCTTCATCAGTCATCGGTTGACCCATTCTACGCCATTCAGATTCCAGGGTCTCGATGTCTTTTTTTACATCGTTCTGAAGCACATCCAAAAGATTGGCTATTTCCGGCACAGTGAGACGCCACAAAATAAGCAGTTGTTCAACTTTTACTCTACGAGGAAGATTCGGTTTTACCCCATACTCAGTCCATAGTATTTCTGCCTGACTTTTAGGTTTGTCACTGAAAAAATCTGGTGTCTGTTTCTTACTTTCAAACTCTTCGTCGTCATCAAAGACAGGCAGCCCAAGATTTTTTCGTTCTTCGCTGGGGTATAAGTATTCAACTTTATCTTTTACTTTACGTGTCCTGGAAGCCATTGATACCCCTCCACTGTTGAACACTGACTCCGTATAGTTCAGATACTTTTTGTAGGTTTACCTTGACGCAGATTCCAAACTCAGGATGATCTTCCAGGAACTCCACAAAAACGGAATCTGCTTGAGTATGATTGTCTTTTAATAGAGCAATGAAGCCATGTTTATCAGTGATGGCTGCCGAATCAGAAGATTTAACGTAAGGACGCATAAGCCTATACCATCTTACCATATCGAAGTAGATGAAATTATTGTCATCGATGTCCCAGATATAAAGAGCACCTTCATGACTCATTTTAGCTCGATGACCTTCTACAATTATCTGGTCAGTGATCTCGAATAAGTGTTTAAGTGTCTGCATATCGTAAGTTTGCTTGGGGTCTAAAGAACTGTCACTGGCATAAAGAGCGTCAAGCATTTCTATCTTTTTAAGAGGAAACTCCAAGCCATACGAATTGTAGAGTTCGTTCATCATCATCAGTCCGGCAGCTTTATTTGTACAACTAACTCTTTTTCTAGGCATACTGGAAGGACACGTTTTGTTTATTAGAGTCTCGGCCAAACCTTTATCGTTATTGCCCGTTCCGATGATTTCATATACCGTATCAAGATTGTTGGAAGACCATCGTATAAGCAAGGAACCCAAATACCCAGCCCATCTTCTATCCATGAGCCATTGTTGTTGTTCAGCCAACTGCATTCGTTCTTCTTCGGATTTTTCAGCCAGGTCTCCCAGAAACTTTCGATTTACAGTTATGATGAAGCTCCTACTGACTGTAGCTTCATCGTGGTATTGATGCTCTCCAATGAGGCATAGAGGAGTTTCTACTTTGTTCTTATCCAGGGATTCTCCCCCTGATTTTCCTCTGGTTATCAAACTGCCATCAAATAAGGCTCTCATGATCTCCAGAGTGCGTCGAACCTTGATCTCGTCCAGGTTTCTGAACTCATCTATCACCAAAGGGCATATATTGGAACCTATCAAATACTTTTCGATAGAGAATGCCGAGGAAGCGAATGAATGGACAGTTGAAGCTCCGTAGTGCATCGCTAAAACTTCTTTGGTCAGCCAGGTTTTTCCTGACTGCGAAAGACCATTAACGACCAAGGCCGGAAATCCGTGGAATCGTTGCCAAAAGAGTCCTTTGATAGCGCATGAAGCAAACCATCCAAGAGCAGGCCAGATCAATCGTTCTTCATGACAGGTTGGATAATACTCAGCAAACTTGGATAGATATTCAATGGCTTCGTCTCGTCCTATCATCTGTTCAATGGCACCCGGTTTGCATACGGTGTCGTCTCCCCCTGTCCACTGATATTCAGGGTGCGGTGTACCTGGCATAAGCAGTGTCGGCACCTTTTTATGGACATCCAGCCAGCCATAGTAACTGGACTCTCGAATAGATACATTAGGGCATGTGGCTGCCAGATAACTGATATATTGCGCCCATAGTTTTGGCTGCTCGATAGACAGTCCCACAGGCATACCTTTGATGGTTAAGAACTTGTGCCATTGAGAGTGTTTTTCGGTTGAAATCTCTACCAGGGCTGGAGGCTCTCCTTGGGTAATTACATCAGCAAGCCATACAGAGGTATTCGTATCAGCTTTGATGAGACGGCCTCGTAATCGAATCACAAAGTTTGCAAACTTGGTAGTTGCTGCATCTGCTGTGAAATGCGTTTCAAATCCATGACGTTCACAAAAGTCGTAATTCCCTTTATCTTCAGGTTGCGTAGGGTCTATATTCTCAGGAAAAAAGTCGAATCCTCTCTTTTTACAATAGGTGACTTTTAATCCTGTCCAAAACTTAATTGCCTGCTCAACATCCTCAGCTATAGCAACGTAATCCGTTCTAAGAGACGCCAAGGTTCCCAGGTCAGCATCGTAAGTAGTGTCGATGTCCGGCGTTCGATCTTCACCATCGCTGAAGAACTTTTGAGTCTCTTTGACCAGGCGTTTACAGGCTTCTTTGTTTATGCCGTTTTTTCGGACAGTACCAGCGAGTCTGAGGATGATCTCATGCCGTTCGCCTTCTTCCCATATCTCAGTCAGAGCTTTAGTGACAGCATAAGCGACTACTCGGGGAACTATATCGGGGTCTGGTTGAAAGCGTTCTTTTAAGGCTTTGAGGGAGTATACAATATCGGTCAGTTTGGTGGCTTTCGCCATAACTGGATTGGTGTATTCTCGTTTGATATTTATGGAGCCTGGTAGACGCATAAGACGCCCCAGGTTTACGACTTTGGTATCCCCACCATAATAAAGAGCTATATCGTATAGAACTCCAGCCAGATCATCTGCGAATTGCTCTTTGTCACCATTGCACTGGTAAGGCTCTTTAAGTTTCCAAAACCCTTGGATACCGTTTTCTGATGATCTTACCCAACCAGAAACATCTTCCACGGATTTTAGATCGGTGTAGAACTCTTCTCCTGAAAAACCGAGCTTTTTACAAGCATCGATGTCGCACCATAGAGCGGGGATTTCAACGCAGTTATTTCCGTGGTTGTTGCCTTTTTTCTCACGAATAGTGGCTGTCGAAAATGTTTGTGACCATAAATGGCTTTGTTCTTCCCACCAGATAGAATCAACCTTCTCAGGGCGTGAGAAGGCTGTTGGATTCAGGTCATATTTATCCTGCCGGGCTTCTGCTGGGTCAGAGCTGGGTCGTTGACGTAAGATGTATATATAACCATCAGGGTCATCGCCGAACAACCAACGCAAAAACTCGACTGCATGTTGTGCATCAGTCGTAGTTGTCGTCATATACTGAGGAATCCTCGTTCTGAATATCGCCAAGTCATTATACTATATGCCTGAGTTATTTGCATAGCAAGTCAAGCGTCTCAGACCCAAAACAGGTAATTATACGGGGAAGATTTTTTGAGGAGAGTATGCTATACTTTCCCCATGCTACCTATGTGGGAAAAACAACAAGAAGCTCTCGATTTTGCTATTGATCGGGCTTCTCAAAAACTTGGCGTATGTCTCTTTATGGAGATGGGTACAGGCAAAGCGATACCCTTAGACACCCCCATGCTTACCCCTATAGGTTGGACTACAATGGGGCAAGTAAAAGTTGGGGACTATCTTATAGGTAAAAATGGAAAACCTACACAAGTAGAAGGGGTATACCCACAAGGAGAGCAAGACCTTTATAGACTAACATTTTCAGACAGCACTTCAGCTTTGTCCACGTTAGACCATTTATGGGAGGTCAGCACTCCTTTACGAAAATGGAGAAATATGCCTTCTATGGTATTGTCTACTAGAGAGATGCTTATCAGAGGCTTAAAACATAAAAATGGAAATCGAAAATATTTCATTCCAATAGTTGAACCTGTGCAGTTTGAAACACGAAAAGTAACTCTGGACCCTTACTTATTAGGAGTTCTTTTAGGAGACGGCACTTTACGCAAACATTCAATCGTTTTAAGTAATAGTAACCCTGACATACTTAGTCTTTTTGCGGCTAAAACTAAAGTTGAAAATGTCTGTTTGAAGTTTGTGCGTAAAGACAGTTATGGTTTAACAGGTATTGAACATTGTAAAAATTCAATACTACAAAAAATGAGAACGTTAAGTTTATTAGGAGTTCGAGCAAAATCTAAGTTTATTCCAGATGAATATTTATTCAATTCTATCCACGTTCGCACTGAAATACTAAGAGGTTTATTAGACACTGATGGCTCTGTGGATAGACACTCTGGAAGTACAGTGATGGAGTATACAACAGTATCCCCTCAATTAGCTGAGCAAGTAAAATTTCTTGTACAGTCTCTTGGAGGTACGGTAGTTCTATCTAAACGATACCCTACGTATACTTACAAAGGTGAAAAAAAAACAGGACAATTATTGTATAGACTACGTCTTAAACTTCCAAATACATTAGGCAACTCTAAAACCTTAAAAAAGCAAAATGCAAAACGTACTAAATATCATCCAAGTAGAGCCATTGAATCAATAGAACCGGCAGGCAAAGGTCTTTGTCAGTGTATTAAAGTTTCTGCTCCTGATGGATTGTTTGTGATAAATGACTGTATAGTAACCCATAATACCAGGGTAGCGATTCACTGGCTAGAATACCTCATAAAACGTAAACGCGCTCGTTTGGTTTATGTAGCAGCTCCTCTGACCGTTCTTCACGTATGGGTTGAAAACTGGCATAAATGGGCTAAAAATCCTGTTGTATTTCTCGATCTGCATGAAACAGGTTCCGCAGGTCTCAAGATGGCGCAGAAATTAGCTGACGAAGGCAATGTAGTTATTTGTCTAGTCAACTACGAAGCCTCCTGGCAGATAGGGTATAAATGGATTAAACACACCAGGGGAGATGAGACAGTCCGTATTCTCGAAAAAGTAGAAACCTCAATGTCTGATCTTCGCTGGGATGTTGGTATTCTTGATGAGTCTACAGCTATCAAAACACCAGGCTCCAAGGTCTCCAAGTTTTTCAGACGCAAGATGGCTAAAAAGACTCGTTATAAGATGGTGATGACAGGCACAGCTTATACAAAACGGCCTTTAGATGTGTGGGCGCAAGTTACCTTTGCAACTGGAGATGAAGTTTTTCCTTCAGCATTTTTACCGTTCAAACTGGATTATTCTATCCCTCATCCTACTATTCGAGGAGCCACTATAGGTTATCGAAACCTAAAAGACATGGTAAAGAAACTGGCTCAGGTAGCTGTTTTATTGAAGAAAAAAGATGTCCTTGATCTGCCTCCTTTTGTCCATGAAACCAGAGAAATTGAACTCTCTGCCCGATCTCGAAAGATATACGATGACTTAAAGGAAGACCAGGTGGCCGAGATCGAAGCTCTTATCGAAGAGTGGGACGCTTATAAAGAAGGCCAGAAATTACTCGATTCTCTTGATGAAGATGCTTTAGCTGATGTTGTTATACCTGAGAAACCCAAAATAGTGACAGCGATGCACATTTTCACTTCGATACGAAAGCTCATACAGATAACCTCTGGTTTTGTGTACCCCGATGTCGATGATGATGAGCCAGAAGTAACTCCGGCTCCCGTGGTGCTCGGTAAAGAAAAACTGGATATAGTCCTGGACATTTTGGACAATAGAGATAGTCCAACAGTCATAGTTACACAGCTTGACCAGGAAGAAGTAATGCTGGCAGCAGCTATAAAAAAGAAGTTTGGATACACTCCAAAAATCTTAAACGGTTCAGTGAAAAAAGCTGAAGCTCGATATAAAATGATTGCGTCTGCGGCTGAAGATCGTGCATTTATCGTTAAAGAATCGGTAGGTGCAAAGGGTGTTGACATGTGTTTTGCGGACATGATAGTATTCTTCAGCCACACTTACGATACTGAAGATTATGAGCAAATGATGTCTCGTAATCATAGGGGTGTTCAAACAAAAAATGTAACCTACATGCACATCCTCTGCAAGAATACCATTGACGTAAAAATCATGCGTTCCCTCGAAAGAGACTTGAATCTGGCGGCATCCATCGAACGTGATTGGAGGCAGTTATTTGAGTAATTGTCCTGCCAAAATCACTATCGTTGACAATGATGGCAACGAGTTCGAGTGTCCAGGTAGAGTTTACTTTAACGGTAAGATTCTATGTGTGCATAATGAACAGAGATTGCTTGTTGACCCTGAGTGGTATTACAAAAAAGACCCTAAACGATTGATGGTCTATAAAGTGGGAAAGTGGAGTATGTTTAGGATAAAATCGGTTTTTCTGGATAGTAAAGCTGTCCGTAAAACAGGCATAAATACCAGGTGACAAGCCTGATCTTATGGCCTATAATTTGTAATGGTGGATAATCACCAATAAGGAGGACACGATTAAGATGAGTGAGGACAAGGTGCTGTTGAAACTTCCGTCCGCTCAAAAGATGGAGCAAATACGCGAGATTCTGGAGGATGATGAAGACTGGCGTTTTGGCCGTCCCAAGATAGACGGAAAAAAACCCAGGTTCGAGCTTCCGGCTCCTACAAAACAAGACCCGGACGAAGTGGAAATCGCCAAGTCATTCTACGGCGTGGTTCTGCTTGCTCGTAAAAACTTCTACCAGTCCGAAGAGGACAAGGAGAAGGGTAACGAGCCGAAGGAGAAACGGGCACTTTATATCCTTCGTGCCGGAAAGTATATGCCGGAACTGCTGTACGTCAGCCCGACTGCACTTCGCAATTGGAAGTTCTTCGCCAAAGAATGTCGTGATCGAGGCATCGATTACTTCAGCGTTATGTGCGAGTTCGCTGCCGAACAGGTCACAGGCAAAGCCAACGGTTATACCTGGTCGAAGCCTACGTTCAAAATCTCTCGAACTTTGACCGAAGATGAACTGGCTCACGTCATGGACATCAGAGAATTGGTTCTCGGTAGAGTCAAGGAGTATGAGGACAACTCAGAACTCGACAAAGCCGAGGATGAGGCTCTCTCTGTGGACAGAGTTCGCAAGGATGATGAGGACGATCAGGAAACGCATTCCAAGAAGTCTCGGGGCCACGTTGAGGATGATGACGATACCCCGCCTGCGCCGGTCAAAAAGAAGAAGAAACCGGCTGACGACGAAGACGAGGAAGAAGAGAAGCCCAAGAAGAAGCGCAAGCCCGTCGAGGATGACGAGGACGAAGAGGAAGAAAAACCCAAAAAGAAGAAAAAGCCCGTAGAGGACGACGAGGACGAGGAAGAGGAAAAGCCCAAGAAAAAGAAAAAGCCTGTCGAGGATGACGAGGACGAAGAGGAAGAAAAACCCAAAAAGTCCAAAGGCAGGGCTGGCTATCCCGACCTCGATGACGACGAGGATGAAGAGCTGACAAAGCCCAAGAAAAAGAGTAAGTCTGTCGAAGACGACGACTGATACCCTCGCTCGATTTGAGTTCCGATTGGCCTGGAGTGGTAGTAAAATTATGCTCCAGGCCGCTTTTCATTCTTATAGATAGGGTTGTTTATTTATGCGTAATCCAGAATGTGATCGATGTTCGTTCGGCTTAAATAGTCCCAAAGTTCCCAGGCATATATGTTTAATGCCTGCGGTCAAAGATATTCCTGAAGTAGAAGTAGTCCTTGTAGCCGAACAGCCTCCTATGCAGGATGACACGTATGGTCGCATATTCTCTGGAAAAGGTCTGACCGAAATACGCACTTTTTTCGATCAGAATAATATACCTACTTATTGCACTTTCGCTTTGAAATGTGCCCGTCCCAATAAGGACACCAAACCTGAAGGAAAACATGTAAAGGTTTGCGCTCATGGCTACAATTCAGCAACCAAAAAAATCGACCAAGAAGGGTATTTATCTCAAGAACTCCAGCACGTCAAGCCCAAGCACATTATCACTTTCGGCAGTAACGCCCATTATGGAGCTACAGGTAAAAAGTGCGCGGCTGAAAAGTTTGGTGGTCGTTACTTTGATGAGCGACTTAACGCATATATCTACCCTACTGTCCATTGGATTCAGACGCTTTATAATCAGCAAGTCAAAGACCAGATGTGGGCGCATTTGCGTCAATTCGTGGATTGGATTAACGGAGAAACTGAAGATGTGGGCTTCAGTCCACGAGTCATCGTGGCAGACTCACTCAAGTCGCTTCGTGCTGTACGAAAAAGAATTAGGGCCGCTGGAGGAGTGGTGGCCGTGGACACGGAAACTGACGGCCTTAATCCATTCCTTGAAAACAAGCATGTCCGGTCTATTCAGTTTTGTTGGGACCCCGATTTTGGTGGTGTATTCGTTCCTCTTATGGTTGGGGAGAACTGCTATTACACTGACCAGGATAACCCGGCTGAGTTCTGGACTGAAGAATCCCTCGAAGAAGCTGTAGACATCATCAGAGACATCTTAGCGGAGAGCCAGTGCATCTGGCATAATGGAAAGTTTGATCGATTATGGCTGCATGAGTGGGGTAAACGAGAGTTTGATAAACCCATAGAAGCTCCCAACATATACATGGATACGATGCACGTTGCTCATCTTATCAACGAGAATCGTATCCTCAAACTCAAAGTGCTCATAACCTCGGAACTTGGTTATCCAACTTACGACATCGCAAACAAACTCACCAAAAATATGGATGAGTTGATACCTTATGCTGCGCGTGATACCGTGGCAACTCTTTTACTGGCTCAAAAATATGTAGGTATCTTAAAAGATTCTGATAAAAAGAAACTGAGACGACTCTATGCCAAGCTCATCCGAAAAATGGATGGGCTATTCACTAAGATGGAGCTTCGAGGCTGGCCGGTTCACAAAAAGACTGTAGTGAGACTTCTGGAGGCCATAGACACTGAAGTAGAGCGTGTAGAGAAAGAACTCTATGATATTCTGGAAAAAGAGGGCATAGAAGTTCCTGACAAAGCATTCAGCAGTCCTCAAAAGATGGCTCGTATTCTCTTCGATGATTTGAAGTATCCGCTCAATCCCGATAAACGAATAGCCTACACTCCTACCAAAACTCGATCTACAAAAAGCGATGCTCTCATCCATCTCAAAGGAAGACCCTTCGTTGACAAGTTTTTAGAGTGGCGTGGTCTTATGAAAACACGGTCAACGTATGTTGAACCTATGCTGATGTTTGCTGAGAGTCGAGGTCGAATAAGCACCAGTTATAGACTTACTGGAGCTGTGACAGGTCGCACAGCGTCCGGCAAAGAGAGTCAGGAATCCTCCACCAGCAGCAAAAAAGATAAAAGTGGAATGAACCTACAAAATCTCAATTACTCAGTTTATGGGCCTGAAAAACTCTCTGTAAAGCACTGCATACGCGCACGAAAAGGATGGTCAATAGTCGAGGTAGACCTGTCTCAAATAGAACTTCGTATTACGGGTGAAGTGTCGAAAGACCCTCTTTTCTTACGATCATATCAGGAAGGTAAAGACATTCATGCGATTCGTGCTATGAGGATTCTCCACTTAGATGAAGATGGTTGGGCTGCGCTTCCTAAAGCAGATCAGAAAAAAGCCAGAGGAAATGCCAAGCCGGTCAACTTTGGATTTATATATGGGATGCAGGCTGCCAAGTTCAAAGTATACGCTCTTACCGATTATGGCGTAGACTTTTCTATGGCTGAATGCAATCAAATTAGAAACAAGTTTTTTGCTGACCACACCGGCCTGGAGCCGTGGTATGGAAAACAAGAACGTGAAGCTATACGGTTGGGGTATGTGGAGAGTTTATCTGGTCGGCGGCGACATCTACCGAATATCAAGCTAGACCCTGATACCGGCAGAGAAGCACGAGCCAAATACAATGAAGCAATTCGTATGGCTGTCAATACACCTGTTCAAGGTTTTGCCAGCGATCTTAAACTAATGAGTCTTATTGAGGTGGACAGCTTTTTAGATGAGGAATGGGGGTATCTGTTTGGCGAGGTTCACGACTCTATTCTTCTTGAAGTTCGAGATGATAAGGTAGATGAGACAGTAAGAAAAACCCTCAAAGTGATGGAACATCCAAGAATACTGGATGAACTGGGTATCACTCTTACCGTGCCGATATGCGCCGAGGCTAAAGTTGGTGTAAGTCTCGCTGAAGCCAAGGAGTATGTTCCCAATGGCTCTTGAAAGCAGCGTTCGCGCCCTTATAATAGCCTATCTAAAGCATCTCAAGTATTGCACTTTTGATACTATCTGCGGAAACGAGTTTCAAAAAAGTGTTCCAGACATCCTGGTTTGTTACAAAGGAAGATACATAGGGCTGGAACTTAAAGCTCCTGATGGTAGTTTGAGGCCAGGACAAAGAATAAAACTTCGTAGAATACAAAAAGCACAAGGAATAGGTGAAGGAGTAAGAACTCTTGCCAAAGTCAAAAAAATCATCGCCTGCATCGACGAAGGTAGACCGTGGGAAAACACCATCTACTAAAAAAGTTGAGATATTCCATTTAGGGTATTCCAGAGTAGCTCAGTTTGAAGACTGTCCTAGAGCATTCAAGTATACCTATATAGACGGTCTACGTACTCCTGGAAGTATGGCTATGCGTCGAGGAAATGCTTACCACGCTGCTCTTGAGTTCCTACTTCAATGGAAGATTGACCATAAGGGTCAGTTATTTCCTCTCGAAAGAGCGGACAAACTAGCCATTCGTTGTGCCAAAAAAGAAAAGCTCACCGACGCCGAAATCTACCGTGTCATAGATGCTGTTCGTTTTTACCACTCTGAGATGTATGCTCAACATAATCCGCTTTGTGTAGAAGAGTCTTTCAAGATTGTTCGGGGCGGCATCGAAATCACCGGCAGAATCGACCTTATTCAAGAGATGCATGGTAAACTGTGGGTTATTGACCACAAGTTCAGCTACGATAAATGGGCCGAACCCAGAGCCAAATACGGCTGTCAGCCTATCATATATCAGTGGGCTGCTCTCGATTATTTGTGTGATCGATACGGTATGGAGTTTGGGGGTTTTGCTTACAACATTATTCGATTATTCCCTTCACCACTTATTCAGGTAATCGAGATCGAAAAAATACCTCAATGGGAATCTGATTGGTGGGAAGAACAAATCGAAGCAACAGCCAAAGTTATTCAGGCAGGCTATCTTCCAGCCAGACCAGGAGACAAACAATGTTCCTGGTGCGGTCACAAAGAACTCTGCCAACCGGCTATATATAAAATAAAGCTCTCAGATCAGGGTGTAGTTGAGAGCACAGACATTATGGATTTTGAGGATTGCTAACATGCCTTATACAAAACAAGAAGCATTAGAAGCCAGCTTGACTTACTTTGAGGGTGATGAGCTGGCAGCAAAAGCATTCGTGGACAAGTATGCTCTGCATGAAAATGACATGTATTTTGAGCGTACACCAAACGAAATGCACTGGAGATTGGCTAATGAGTTCGCTCGAATTGAGCGCAACTACCCGAATCCTTTAAGCGGTGTGGATATTTTCCAAGCTCTCAAAGGATTCAAAAAAATAGTACCGGGCGGTTCTCCGATGTCGGGCATAGGAAATCGTCACGCAGTTATTAGTCTATCTAACTGTGTAGCTGTTGAAAGTCCTAATGACACTCTTTCCTCGATCTACGCTAAAGGTAGAGACCTGGCTAACCTGTTCAAACGACGCTGTGGAGCAGGCATAGACATCACCACACTGCGTCCAGACGGCTCTCCAGTATCCAACTCGGCTAAGACCTCGACGGGAGCCTGGTCATTTGCTGACCTGTATTCATATATAGCAAAACACACGGCTCAACAAGGTCGTCGGGGTGCTTTGATGATAACCCTGGATGTCAGCCATCCTGACATATACAAGTTCGTTACCATGAAAGCTGATATGAAATGTGTTACCGGAGCCAACATATCGGTTATGATAACTGACGCATTTATGAAAGCGGTCAAGGCCGACGATTGGTGGTTCCTTCAGTTTAGACCCAGTGCAATAGAAGAAACGATGAGACCTGACGGCACGTTAAAGTTTCCTATCAGCAAGGTCAAAGCGCGAGAGCTGTGGAATCTGATCTGCAAAACAGCCACCGAAACAGCCGAACCAGGAATCATTTTCATCGATAATTACCGGCGTAATCTTCCTCTTGATTACTATCCAGAGTTCAAATCTGTCTGCGTCAATCCATGCTCCGAGATACTCTTATCAGCTTACGACTCCTGCCGTCTGCTTTCCCAGAACCTTAGAGGATTTGTCATCAATCCTTTCACTCCCGAAGCCAACATAGATATAATAGACTTCAAAAAGCATGTCCATATAGCTATGAGGCTCCTGGATGATCTGGTTGATCTGGAGATAGAGTGTCTTCAAAACATAGTAAAAAGAGCAGACACCGAAGATGAGCGTATTTTATTCGGTAAAATGGAAAATGCTGCTCAAAGAGGTCGTAGAACTGGTCTTGGAACTCATGGTCTGGCTGACACTCTTGCTGCTTTGAATCTACGATACGATGATTCAGGCACAGCCAGAGATGTCATTCGAGAACTCTACGCTATGTCCAGAAACGAAGCATATAGAGCAAGTATTCAACTTGCTGTTGAACGTGGAGCTTTCCCTGCTTTTGATTGGGAAGTGGAAAAAGATTGTCCGTTCATCACGCAGTTACCCGAAGATATATACGATATGATGAAGCATTGTGGCCGGAGAAATGGCGCACTTCTCACAAATGCTCCGACCGGCACAGTTTCGATAATGAGTCAAACATCATCAGGCATAGAGCCTGTATTCGATAACTATTATATGCGAAGACGCAAAGTAGCTGAGTCTGATGGCTACGATTTTAGAGGAGAAGATGGAGAATACTACCAGAACTATCAGGTAGCCAACCATAACCTCCAGCAATACTTCGATATTACGGGCAAGACCGAGATTCCTGATTTATTCGTAACAGCCAACGATATTGACTGGCATGAAAGAGTCAAGATTCAAGGTATAATACAGGAATACATCGACCACGGTATATCGTCCACTATCAATCTGCCCCGAGGTACGGAAGTAGGGATAGTCCAACAGCTTTATGAAGAGGCGCATGAGTGCGGTCTCAAAGGACTCACAGTTTACGTGGACGGCTCCAGAGATGGAATCCTGGTTCGTAATCCCGTTAAAGAAGAGGACTGGAGTATCAGACCTGAAGTGCTTCCTTGTGAGATATTCCATGCCAATGTTCAACGTGGAGGAGAAACTGAACAGTTTATCATTCTGGTCACTACCAGAGATTCCCTGCCGTATGAGGTCTTCGGAGGCAAAGCTGAGTTCCTCGATCTGCCAAAATCTTATCAATATGGAAAGATGACTAAGATCGCAAGCAAACCAAAAAATCGATATGAACTCGAAGCTATCAATGGCGGGGAACCTGTCATAGTTCGAGATATTGGAATAGCGTTCAGAAACAATGAATACTCAGTTGTAAGTCGTCTCGCTACTATGGCTCTACGCAGTCGAACATCTGTGATAAAAGTTGTAGATCAGCTTCTCAAGGAGCCTGATTCCAACCTTTTCACGTATACGAAGGTCATAGCCAGGGTGCTGAAAAAATATATCACTGAGGGAGAGCGGTCTTCTTTACGCTGCCCTGAGTGTGACTCCAAAGATTCTCTCAGATTTCAGGAGGGTTGTTTCGTGTGTACAAATTGCGGGTTTACGGGGTGCTCATAAAATGCCGTTAATTATTGGAATTGCAGGTAAAAAACGCTCAGGAAAAGACACTGTGGCGCAGATGATTATCGACAACGCGCAAATGGTCGGAGTCAAAGCTGTGCGTCGTGCAATGGCTGATCTGCTCAAAGAAGAGTGTGCCTCGCTGGTGTCCTCTACAACTGGCAGAGATTATAAAACAGTTCTCGAAGAGATGTATCGAGACGAAACCAAAGAACGGTATCGCTTATTACTCCAATTTTGGGGGACCGAACTTCGCCGGGAAATGTGCGACAAAGATTATTGGGTCAATGCCATGAACCTTTGGATAGCACGTAACTGTGGTCCTCAGCAGATTGTGGTCATTCCAGACATTCGATTCCCCAATGAGATTGAACTCGTTAATCTGCTGAATGGCTATAACTTCCTGGTTTTTCGTCCGGGGCTTGAAAACTTCGATACGCACATCTCGGAAACAGCTTTGGACGATTATACTGCGTGGGCGGGGACGTTCATGAATGACCAGGGACTTCCTGAGCTGGAGAAACTGGTCAGAGTTACTCTGGTTGATTTGATTGATCGTGTCTGGGGTCATTAAGTGCGAACAGCTATTCTGCCAGCAAAAGCTATGATACTGGCGCGTGGCAAGTTTCAGGCATTCGAGCTGGAGCCTGGAGACCTCATACAAGCGTATGACTATAATGCTCGGCGTCCAGTAATGGCAGCAATATCGACAAATACCCCAGTCGAACCCGTCAAAAAGATTCTGGCTCCGGTGCTTCAGTTCAAAATCATACCATTTTCGCTGGTAACAAAAGCTCTGACTCCACAAGGAGAAAAGAGTCTGGCTGACGGTGCTCGACAGTTCATCGGATACTGCAACAGTAATCCTACCAAACTGCTTATACGCACGATAGACGCTCTTATAGAGTATGATGAAATGGTAGATGCTGTACAATTAATGTGGGAATGGCCGCAATATATCTGGGTCGAAGGAATCTTAGTTGGGATTGACGCATGACGCACGACATAATAAATCAACTAACTGCCATATATATTCGTGACCCTGACGAAGGCGAAGCCATAGCCAGAGAGTTCGGACTCTGGGAATCTTTATACGAGAGTGTGTTTAAGCCTCTTCTACGGCAAGTATGTTACGAAGACGTAAATCGCTTCATCGAGTATATTTTCGTAGACCCTGAAACTCGTGGAGCTGTTGAACAGCAAGACTTTCACGAAGAGTGGCAGCAACTCATTACTGACCACGATAGAGTTTTAATCGCTGCTCCCAGAGGTCATGGAAAGTCCTATCAAAACATTGGTAGAGCTATATGGGAGCTTGGCCGCAATCATAACCTGAGAATTAAAATCCTTGGTTCAGGTGACGATAAAGCCAAAGAAATCCTCGGTCTCATCCGAGAGAACATCGCAAAAAACCCCAAAGTTCAAGAGATATTTCCTACTTTACAAATTGATGTTGCCAGAGGAGATACTCAGACCAAGTTCTTCGTGGTGCGCGACATCATGCAAAGAGACGCCTCGGTCGAAGCCTCTGGTGTTCTATCGGCTGGTGCTGGTGGTCGTGCAGACTTACTTATCTGCGACGACGTTGTAGACCTCAAAAACTCCGTTATCAATCCGGTTCTGCGCGAACAAGTCATCAACGCTGTCAAAGAGACCTGGTTCTCTCTGGTATCTGCTTCAGGTAAAATTGTCTGGATATGCACACCTTACCACGTTGCCGATGCCAGTCATAATCTCAGAGACACTGGAGTATTCAAAGTTTGGTGGACTCCAGCTATCACAATCACTCGACATTTTGATGATGACGGCAATGAGATCATCGATGAAGAGACTCAACAGCCAAAAGTCACAAAGACTATCCTGTGGCCGGACAAATGGAGTGAAGAAAAACTCAAAAAACGTGAACAGGAAGTCGGTTCGAGAGTTTTTGCCCGACAGTATCTTCTCAATGCAATGTCGGACGATGAACGCACATTCCCTGAAGTCTCCCTGGAAAAGAGTTTTGATCGAACGAGACGTTACATTGGCGAAGATATTGACCCTGAATGGCCTACTTTTGGTGGCGTAGATTTGGCTTCAGCTCTGGGTAAAAAGAATGCCTGGACAGTTATCTGGACTCTGGCAAGAAGTCCTCATGACAATCGATTATATCTAAAAAATCTGTATCGAAAACGAATGAAGTTCCCGGAAATAATGAGGACTTTGAAAGAACAATATCTGGAACAGCACTGGCAGCTTTGTCTTGTGGAAAACAATCAATTCCAGCAAGCTGTTATCGACGCCGCCGAAGAAGTCGATAAATCAATACCTATCGAATCGTTCACCACGGGCATCAATAAAGCTAACGAGTTAGTTGGATTACCAGGTATGGCAGTAGCTTTTGAGAAATCTCAGTTTGCGATACCTGCGGCTTTATTTCCATTGGACCCTGACGATACATCACCTCTTGCTATTTTGATGAATGAACTTCGGACACATCCAGGAGGAGAGTTCAGTGATACTGTTATGGCTCTTTGGTTTGCTTGGATAGCAGCCCAAAGAAGCAGTGGTGACTTTGAGGACGCCTATATGGAAGCTGTAAAGTCTATATAGTCACCCATTTTGACGTTGAATCTGGTATTATATACAAACATTGTGCTATACTGGGGGCAATAATTATGGCTACTCCAATTGGAACATACGCAAGTTCGACAGGCAAAGATGATCTCATAAGTGCGCCTTTCTGGGCTAAAAAGCTCGGTAGAACATTCAAGGCTCTCTTTAACCCAGATTCCCCTACAGCTATGCACCCTGCCTCTGAACCTCGTGACTCTCTGGTCATGACAGGTTTGACCAATGCAGATTCTCTAGCTTCTATGGCTAATGCCTGGAGAGTCCATCAAACTCGAAAATCTGTCTATCAGGACATCGAACGGATGGATTCTGAAGATGAGATGGTGGCAACAGCTCTCGATATTATAGCCGACTGTTCTGTATCTTATACCGATACCAGCGGATTCCACTTCAAGATTCGATCTGATGATGCTGAAACTCAAAAAGTACTCCACGCTCTCGAAAAAAGACTCGATCTGCACAATGAGATTTGGCAAATATGCAGAGATATGGTGAAGAATGGTAACGATTTCCGAGAAGTGGTCATAGATAGACAGACAATGAAGATCGTTGCGTTCAAACAGACCATCTCTTATCAGATATACCCTAAAACCAACAAACGTGGAGATAAGCTGCCTGGCTGGGTAGTCAAAGAAGACGGCGACATCTACATGTCCAACGGCAAAGAATTGGAGCTTGAGGAGTGGCAGATTTGTCCATTCATCTTCGGTTCCAAAAAAGGTTTCCTGGCATCCCCACCTCTTGCGGCTGCTCGTAGAAACTGGATTCGTCTGACAAAGATGGAAGATGGTATGGCTGTAGCTCGACTTATCAGAGCTTACGACAAAATGGTTCACAGGATTCCGGTCAAGCCCGAAATGCCTGTAACCGACATCATGAATCGAATCAGGATGTATAAAGACAGCATCAGCAAGAGGAGAATCCTCGACAGCGATGGTATGATGACGCAGGTTGACAATAACCTGGACGTTCAAACAGACTTTTATCTGCCGGATGACGGCTCCGGTCGAGGTGGAGTCGATCTACTCTCAGCAAATAACACTCAGCTTGGAAACTTGAATGACATTATTTATCATCGAGAAAAACTCCTCACCCGTCTTCAGGTTCCTATCGCATATTTGCAGATCACCACGGCTCAGAAAACTCACATAGCTTCTGGAGCATCGTCTCAGAAAGCCGATGTAGAGATTCAATTTGCTCGTATGCTTCGACGTGTACAGCGTCAACTTCTCAAAGGAATCCATCGACTTTGTGATCTGGAATTGATGCTCAATGGTATTACTCCTGAGCGTGGTAGCTACAAAATCGAAGTCACTGAGATCAATACTGTAGACCTCAAAAAAGATGCCGACATTGAACTCACTTATGCTCAGGCAGCCGTGTTCTTCGTGGAAGCGTTCGGAGCACTACCTCCTGAACTCATCGCTGAAAAGTTCATGCATCTTGATAACGATCAGCAAAAACTTCTGGATACATTCCTGAAAACCAGCGGTGCCAGACTCACAGAGGCCAAGATTAAAGGGGCTGAAGCTGCTGGACAGCCTAAACCTGCTCCTGGGTCTGATGCTCTACCGAAAAAAGGCACTGGAAACTCTACAAAAAATAGAGCAGCCAGGAGTGGAGAACAAAAAGGCACCAAACAAAGTATCCCTCTGGAAGCCTTTGTTGACGTTATGTATGATCTCGCTGAGGGCATAAATGAAGACTTCAGAAATCAAGGCATAGAAGTCCCTGAGTTGGACGAAAGCCATAGGAATGTGATTCGAGCAAACCTGGCCTCCATAATTCAACGCGATAATTTGGTTCTTGAGTAAATGATTGAGATTATCAACGGTGACTGCGTGGCCGAGATGGAAAAACTCGGCAAACAATCTGTCAATTGCATAGTCACATCTCCCCCTTACAACTTCGACATCAACTATAATGAATACGATGATGGCATGCCCCGAGACAAATACTTAGACTGGCTCGTAGACGTGGCTCATTCGATGCACAAGGTCTTAACCAAGGATGGCAGCATCTTTCTAAACGTAGGATTCAAACCCACAGACCCCTGGTTGCCTTATGATGTCTTAAATGTGTTTAGACGCACGTTCTACGCTCAGAACCAGTTCATCTGGGCCAAAAGTGCCTATGTTCCTCAAGCCAAGAAAACCTATGGACATTTTCGTCCACTCAACTCTCCACGATTCGTTAATCGATGCTGGGAGTTTGTTTTCCATCTCACCAGAACCTCTGATGTCGTTCTTGATCGATTGGCTTTAGGAGTTCCTTACGAAGATAAAAGCAACAAGCGTCGTTGGAGTAATCCTGATGATCTTCGATGTCGAGGAGATGTATGGTTCATTCCTTATGAGACAAAACAGAAAAAGGGTAAACATCCGGCAACATTCCCGCCGAAGTTGGCGATGTATGCTTATGCTCTACATGGTCTTGACCGAATAGAGCTTGCGATGGACCCGTTTGTTGGAGAAGGAAATAGTGCTGTGGCCGCTAAAAAATTGGACTTGAACTTTGTTGGTATCGACATCGACTCTTTATACTGTGAAATAGCGAGAAAAGCTGTAAAAGGCTGATAAAGAATACGCCCCTTCCTCATCAGCCTTTTACATCGTCACCAACCAATTATGTTATTACGAGTTTGTACTTACTGATAAAATAGGTGATTAGGACACCTACCACAAATCCTACTGCACCAGCTCCCAGATAATACATGATGCTCACCTCAAGCACATTATAGCACATTCAATAAAAAACACATCAGTAGTAATACCTGTTTTGTCTGAAATGGGTTGACAGTTAATTATCTATCCATTATACTGAAAATGTAGAACAGACATCTAACTAGGAGGCAACAAAAATGAAAAGCAGAGTCGAATCACAGTTCGTTCAGCACGGAGATATTGGAGCCGTTTATGGCGGCACCATCGTTGATAACTCTTTGAGCATCGATGAAGCTCTCAAAGAATCTGGTCTCGACTGGGAAGTCGGTGTCGATAGAGTCAGAATGGCAAAGAAAACAGGTGGCAAGGTTATTCCTGGATTCTTCGCCACGTATCGAATGGACACCGGAGACCCGCTCGGAATTGTTAAGACACGATACAATCCGGTGCAGAATCGTGATGCCTTTGCATGGTTGAGATACATTATCGGTGTAGACGGAGCCTGCGTCACATCTGCCGGTGCGCTGCACAAAGGCCGATACACTTGGGTCTGTATAGACCTTGGTGGATTTGATGTCTTGCCTGAAGACGCTGTTCGGAAACGCATGCTGATTCTCAACTCACATGATGGTTCCTCGAATATCCTGGTGCAGCTCCTTCCTCATAGGATAGCTTGCCAGAACATTTTGAACTTCTCGTATGGAGTCAAAAAAGGTGACGGAGACGAAAACTATGGAGGCGGCAGCGACCCATTCAAGATTCGTCACACTGGCACAGCGATGATTAAGCTGTCTGAAATCCAGCGAGTCATCGGGGTAGCCAATACAAACTTCGATAGAGTTCAGGCATCTTTCGAGGCATTCAAATCTACTACTGTCACTCCAGAACAAAACGATGCTATCATCTATGCCGCTCTGGGAGTGACAGACGAAGATCGAAACCTGTACAATGCCGGGGAGTTTGAGAAGACTCCTCAGTGGGTCAATCACTTCGGTCTTATCAACGATGTCATCGAAAAAGGCCCCGGCTCTGACATCAAAGGTGTCCGAGGAACGGTCTGGGGAGCATTCAACGGCATCAACAGCTACTTCGATCATATCCGAACTGTCAGAGGTTCTGAGAAGAATCCTGACAACGCCATCGAAAGCAAGTTGATGGGTCACTCGGCGAAAATGAAGGTCAAAGCATTCGATGCCTGTCTCAACGCCGTCGAGATTCTCAAAAATTAACCCCGCCGCATACGTGTAAAAAGGCCAGGTATTCAGTTGAATATCTGGCCTTTTCTGCGTACCCCTCAGAAAATTATTTCATGTGGACAGTCTAACAAGTTGACTATCTGTTAAAGTAGAACCAGCGACTTTACAGAAGCGAGGTCAGACACATCATGGCGAGACTCCTTGCAAAACCGAAGTCCCGGCTTTTGGTCACTCAAGTGGCTAAGAGAAAGGATGTAAGTCCTGATACGGGAGAAAAGAAATACGGTGATGTCAAGTTCGCTGACCCGACGAACAGTAAGTATCCGATAGACACTAAAGAACATGCAAAAGCGGCCTGGAGTTACATCAACAAGTCTAAAAACGCTGCTAAATACAGCGCGTCAGACTTGAAGGGAATCAAAAGTCGCATTAAGACCGCTTGCAAAAAGTTTGGTGTTGAAATCTCTGCGGACGAACAGGCAGTCTTCGAGCATGACCCGATGATGGAAGTGACTCAGAGCCACTACTACATCGATGGAAGCTATGAAGACCACTGCTCCAAAATCTCGGCAGCTTTCAAGCAGTGGCGTAGGATGGAAGAGTATTGGGATTATAGGTGGGCCAATATCCTTGGTATTACCGATACCTCGATCTACTTCTACACTACCGACTGGGATTCCACAGAGCCGGAATACTTCGAGATTGGCTACTCTGTTGAAGGTTCAAAAGTAGTCATAAACGGTGAAGTCCAACGGGTCGATGTAAAACTCATGGTTGACACTCTGGCTGTGCCTGATGACGATGATGAGTCGAGCATACAAGGGGACGACACACAAACCGGAGAGGAGCAGAAACCGATGGAAACAAAACAGGATACAGTGCCCGATGAGTCGGCCATCACTGATGCTGCGGTTGCGGCCCCTGCTCAAATTGGCAGTCCTGCGCCGAGTGGAACTGGCAAGAAAACCGATGCTGAGACCAAAGGTTCTTCCGTGGAAGACCCTGCCGCCGATGCTAACAGCAATAAACCGGCAGATCACAGTGACGGTGAGGGGGCCAGCGAAGAGGCTGCCGATGGCAGCAGCAAAACTGCCGTGAAAGAAGCACTCGATACAACGGCACCGGGTTACAAGGGTGAACCGGCTGGCACCGATGGAACTCCTGAACCTTACGCTGGTCAGTCTGACAAGCGAGAAGCTCAACAGGGTGTTCCTTACGATCAGGCCGGACAGTCGATGTGCTACATCCAGAAAGTCGAAAAGACTACTGGAGCTGATGGCAAAACCCTCATGAAAATGCAGGGTATCGCCACCAGAGGCGACATCGTAAACAAGGTAGGCCAGGTCTACCCGTTGAGCGTTTGGGAGAAGAATCTCCCTGAGATGAACAAGCAGGCTGCGAACGGCAAGTTCATCGGAAAGCTCGAACACCCAGAAATGGAACAAGGCTTGGTAGATACCGCTATCAAGTTTGACCGATTTTACCTCCAGGGAAGTGACGTGTGGTTCGAGGCTACCGTCGTTCCCACGGAACCTCACGGTAAAAACCTCCAAGCTCTGCTCGAAGCTGGAGTTCAGGTTGACATGTCCACTCGTGGATATGGCACGTTCGCAATGCAAGATTGGCGTGGCACCGAGCGGCCCGTCATGCAAGATGACTTCGTTTGCACAGCTATCGACGCTGTGTGGCACGGAGCATCTTCCGGCTCTGGCGTGAAGTCCACTTCTTACCAGAGCGACCCTAATCTCGAAAAAGGAGAGCAAAAACCAGTGGAAACCAAAGACACCACCACTCAATCCGATGTTCAGGTAAAGGCTGCTGCAATCAGAGCCAGTGCCGAACTCAAACAGACTAGGGCCGCTCTTCTGGGCGATGCCGGTCTGAACGAACTGGGAATGAAGGCTTACCAGACTGCACTTGATAAGTGCGATAGTCTGGAAAACCTCATCGTTACCAGTGAGACGCTGCTTCCGCACCTTCAGGCTACATTCCCTGCGGCCACAGGTGACGCTCAGGAAGTGACCCAGAGCGCAACTTACAGTCCTACATTCTTCAAAAAGCAGAATCAGGAAGAGGCTGCTCCGCAGAACGTGGGCGAATTGCTTGACCGTATGGTAGCCGATCTGCCGGACCATTACGAAGGTCAAGCCGTCAATCCCAATTTGCCGAGCCACTTCAGCTCCCCTCGGGCAGCGTGTAAGAGGCTCATGGTCAATATCGCACGGGAACAGCAAGGTTCATTCTCCGGTCGCAACGCCGCTCTCGGCCTCTTGGCTCTTGAGCAGGGCAAGATTGACCGGGCGCAGGATATTCTCTTGCAAAGCCTCGCAACCGGCGCAACCATCGCTGATGGAAACGCTGATGGTGGTGGTGCTCCTTTGAGCAACTACCTCATCTTCCCGTTGGTCAGACGTGTATTCCCCATGTATATCATGGGTATGATCGCTAGCATCCAGCCGCTCGACAGGCCGGAAGGTAAGATTTTCTTCCTCGATCAGTACCGTGTAGACGGTTCTGCTAACGAGACAAGAATCGACCTGAACACTTCGAGCAATCCGTTCAATTCTTCGTTTGCTGACAACGCCACTGAAGGTTCGGCGGCTATGCAGATGAGACTCCGCTTGACGAGTGCCCTGGTTCAGGCGCATACCAAGAAATTGGGCGCGTCCTGGTCACTCGAAGAAATGCAGGATTTGAGAGCCTACCACGGTCTCGATGCTGCACAGGAGCTTCTCGGAGGCGTCGCTCGTGAGATGGCTTTGGAGTGGAACAAGGAAGTCCTGGACGACATGCTGGCTCAGGCTACAGCGTCCGCTTTGACCTTCGGAACTACCATTCCGGCTACTGGGTTTACTCAGCAGAAGGATTGGGACGAGTATCTGTGGGTCTACCTCAACAAGCTCGATTCGGCCATTTTCTCAAAGAGAAATGGGGCTATGACTCACATCATAGCTGGCGTCGATGCTGCTCTCGCAATGAGCAAGTCCATGCGCGGCGTCTTTACGTTCAACGCCAACGATGATGGCGTTGATGGAGAGATTTATCCGGGAACCACGTTCTACGGAACAGTCTCTATCCCTGGTGCTGGTAAGTATAAAGTTCTGAGAACGAACTTCTGGTCTACCGGCACGACAAACGGCTCGAAGATTCTTGGTCTCCGCAAGGGTGCCGAGTGGTCTGATACGCCGTACATCTGGGCACCATACACCGACTATGTGACTCCGATGCTTACTGACCCGGCTGACTTCAGCCAGAAGCAGGGCATCATCAGCAGAGCCGCAAAGAAGGTCGTGGTCGCAGACGCGATGGGGACCATCACCGTCAACAGCGGCGTGGGCGAGCTTGTCAGCTAATCCTCGCGGGTCATATCGCTAAAGAAAAAGGCTCCCTGGAAACAGGGGGTCTTTTCTTTTTCATTTATGCTATAATGAGAGCTATGAACAGGTATGTATTCAATTCGGGCAACGCTCCTATCCAGTTTGCTGGTCGCTCAATTCCTGCCAGAAATTATTCAACCTTAACTGCTGAAGAAGAGCAAAGATTTCGAGCAGGTTTAGTTGAAGTAGCCATCGAAGGTGACGAGCAATTCCCGGACCTGTGGGTACGGAATACCCCAGAAAGAATACCCAATCCATTATAAGGAGTTTACGAACATGGCAACTGTAGGTACTAATTTCCAAGACGCAATTAGAGACATAACCAAGTGGATAGCTGCGGCTACTTCCAAGGTTATCGAACTCACAAAAGCGGGTTCAACAGATGAGGCAGCTTTGCTGTTGGCAGACATCAACGAAGTCGAAACGACTTACTTGAACGTCATCAACAGTTTCCTGCCTACCAAACCCATTGAGCCTGTGCCTTCCCTTTGGAACCTTGGGAAGTTTGTCACTTGGCTGGCAAGGAACATTTCCTGGCTGAATGTCCTGGTGGTGTTGACATCAGATGTCAATCCATTCGATGAAGCCAAGGCTCTGGCTCGGGCTGTTGCAACAAAATGGGGCTTTGCTGTCCCGAAATAATCTTATCTGGGGTATTCCACTATCAAAATATAAGGAGGTCACTATGCGTTATTGGATGCTCGTAATACTCTTGTGTTTTGCTATGCCTGCAATAGGAACACTTGATAAATTGCCTAAGTCGCATGATGCTCATGTAGCTGTAATCACCAAAGAAAAAAGTCGTGTGCCTGAAGAGCCTGATTGGTCTACCAGATCGGGCACAATCAAATACGCTCTTACTCAAAAAGACAATACCAGGCTGACCCTGGACGCTGTGACAGTTTCAAGTATCTACAAAGAGCCTCAAAGCTATTTTGTGATTCGAGACTGGTATATAAATAGTCCTCCTATAATTGTTAATCTGACTGCGCCTGTCAAACTTTTACCTGGACAAACCATCGACATTACAGGCACCCTTAAAACACTGTCTGATGGACGAAAGATACTTGAGTACCCAACTATCTTAGGTTATACAGATCGAAAAGGTGTTCTATTAACTCATGGTGGGCCTTTAACAAAAGGCACATGGGCTATGACTCCTTGGCCGTATAAACAGCAATTAGCTTCTGTAAGCGTTCCAAAAATACCAGTAAGTAGTGGAGTGGCCGCTTACAGAGCCCCAGAAACCCTAAAAACAGCCACCATGCCTATCGAAGATATAAAAACGTATGATACTGTGGCAGAATTACTTAAAGCTGCACCACCTGAAGGTCAATGGATTCGATTAAGAAATAGAGGAGTATACACTTCAGCCTCCGATGATTTAGGTCATTATGTAGTCGCTACCGATGAAAAAGAAGATGACAAAATGATCTTGATCTACACCACTACAAAACCTAAATCCAAAATGTCAAAACTGGCCCGTGTCATAGGAAAGATTCATCTCATAAAGGATATACGAGTAATCGTTACAGACACCGGACCGAGTTTTGATGCTCAATTAGGAACCGGCTCAGTATGGGTCATAGACTAAGGAGGCTTTCATGCGAAGATTAACATATCTACTACTCCCTTTACTTATTCTGTGTAGTCTGGCTTCTTATGCACAGTTTGAGTCTCCTCCTGGTGGAGGTGGAGACCCGTTTCCAAATACTCCTCCTGAAACACATTCAATAAATTGGGCGAAGACAATAGCCGATGGCACAGCTTTACCCGATACTGTTTCAGATAAAGTTGTCACGCGCACATATCCAGGTTGGAGTTATTTTTATATATCTGAACCTGGCAGAAGTAGTGGTATTCGCGTTGAATCCCCCGCATGTCCTGACCCTGGAGACACGATAACTATTGTCTCGGGCACAATGGCTTCTGCTGGGGATGAACGCTATATTGCTTCAGCTTCTTATACCATCACTTCTCATAATACGTTTCTCAAACCTCTTGGGATGACCAATAAAACATTCGGAGGGGGAGACTTTTTATACGACCCAGGCCCTCCTATAACTGGTCAAAAAGGTTTCTGGGATGGCTCTGGTCTAAATAACACAGGCAACCTTGTCAGAGTATACGGCAGAGTCACCGAGATAGATGCCCGTCCAATTCCTCTTTACTGCTTCATTGATGATGGCTCCGGCGTAGACATGGCTATAGACCTGGAAGTATCTCCAGGGCAAGCTATTCCTTTCACTTATCAAGTTGGAGATTATATCGCTGGAATAAATGGTATAAGCTCTATCATCACTGTAGATGATTGGATGGTTAGAACCTTAAAACCTTCAGCTCCTACTGTGGTTTTAGCCAAAAATGTAGGACAAGCAGACCCCGCACATAAAAAACCAATTAAGTTTACAGCCAATTTCAGTGAACCTGTTACAGGTTTCACTAATACCGATGTACATTTATCTGGAACAGCGCAACCAACATCATGCACTGTAACAGACAATGGAGATCACAAAACTTACATAATCGAAGTATCTATTGCCAAACAAAATGGCACAGTAGTTATTCAGGTTCTTTATGGAGCTGCCACAGGAGTAGACAATAATCTAAGTTTGGCTGCTCCAATGAACAGTTCGCTTACCTATCAGGGTTACATTCCTTTTCGTGTTATCAATAAAAGATTAGGCGTAGGGACAGGTAGATACCAACGAAAACCGCTAAAATAGACTGAGAGGTAATAACTGATGACTTCTATACAAGGTCAAATATCCTGGCTACCTGGTCTTCTACAAAGCAGTGAAGATGGTTCTGGACTAACAGGGGTGCTTTATAATGCGTCAGGTCTTGTAATTACATACCAAAAATTAGACGGCCCGGTAGTAACCAAAACTTTAACGGCTGAGGATTGGGTTGAAGGTATTGACGGTTCGTATAGTATTAAGTTTTCAGCAGCAGAACTTGATACTTTAGGGCTTTTTAGCTATTGGATGGAATATCCCACCTCAACTACATACCCAGGAGCCGTTACAGTTATCGTTCCTATCCCTACGGATGTGGCAACAGAAACCGCTCTTGATGCCGTAAAAACAGTCGTAGACGCTCTTCCGACTGATGTAGCCTCATCTGGGTCTGTAGCTGCTGTAAAAGCTGTTGTAGATGCACTCCCAACTGATGTAGCCACAGGAACCGCTTTATCTTCAGTAGGCAATACTGTAAACGATATAAAAACGGCTGTGGACGCTCTGCCAACAGAAGTAACCGTAAACCCAACACCTGTAAATGTGAATGCCGGAGCCGGTTTTTCCATGAACGCTACTCAGCGACAAATCACATGGCTCCCTGTTCGATTGACAAAAAGCGCAGACAATACCGGATTAACAGGTATCACTTTCGATTCTATAACTGTGACCTATCAAAAATCTGGTGGGGCAATAACTACAAAAATCATCGCTGTTACAGACTGGTCAGAAGGCACCGATGGTTCTTATAGTATTCGGTTTACATCTGATGAACTTGACACCCGAGGACTTTTCCAATACTGGGTCGCTCAAGCAGCGGCTCCCACGTACGCGGGTGTGGCTCAAGTAACCGAAGCCAATTCTGGTCCAGGATTTACAGAGCGCACAGCTCGAATACTCATCAACAATCAGCCTATCGAAGGTGCTGAAGTCTGGATTACCACAGATGCAGCCGGACTTGATATAATTGCTGGAGTCAAACGAACCAATGTCTTAGGCATCGTGGCATTCAATCTGGATGCCGGTACATACTGGATTTGGTGGCGCAAAGCTAGAGTCCTTCAAGACAACAAACAAGCATGGACGGTAGCATAAAATGACAGACTTAGATATTAACGGTCAATCAGTAGCAACGACCGGCGTAACAATCGCAGATGTAAAAGAAGAGTTGGAACGCCGTAAGTTTCCTTCTATTCTGACAACTGATGATTATGTCGGAATCCTTAATGCTGCCCTACGAGAATTGAATAGGTATTCACCTATGTCAAAGTTCGTAGGATTTACGACTGTAACGAACATTCAGGACTATTACATATTTGACCCCGCCAATGCAACTACTTTAGGAGTGGCTGCCGGAGCTTTAGACGTTGTTGATGTATGGTGGTCTCCAGGAGGAGACTGGTCGAGTTTGAACATCTATTCTCCAGGCTGGATAATGTTGGCTCAAATGGTGGTATTCACAGGTTCATTCTTCCATCAACCGAGTCAAATGATGACGTTGAGACAAAAACTCGACAGTTGGAAAACACAGTTTGGCTCTCAAGGTTTCGATGTCATTGGCCCTGTAGGAGCTGCCACATCGATTCTTAGACTATACCCTGTGCCAAAATCTGAAGCCAATGTCATTGTAGAATGCAGAATGCCATATACCCTGGTCGATATAATAGACAGCGTAAACGACATCTTTATGCAGTGGGTTGAGTACTACACGTCCGATGCTTTGGCTAATCTATACGCTACAACAGCAGGAGTAGACTTGCTCAACTTTGCTGACAGTAAAGAAGCCATGAAATACTGGGAAGGTAAAGCTCAACGATACTATACTCGTGCTTTGAACTCTCAAGCAGGTATGCAGGGTCAGGTAATGCGAGGATAATATGCAGCCAGGCAGCAAAGAAGCCATATTTAGAGCCAGAGTGCTTGAAATACTTGGGGCACTTGCTTTACAGTGGCCGTCTCTTTCGGTCACTGTTGATTTGTGGCGTCCAATGGTAATAAGCCATACGGCTGACGAGTATTCTGATGCCACGGTTGAACGCTGGATTCGTCTCGGAGAGTCTGTTCCAGCGTTCTTTGTTGAAAGTCAAGAACGCTGGTTTGAAAAAGATGTCGGTATTATCCGAGAAAATCAAAATTGGGTTATTATACCTGGTGGTTATGAGTTAGAGCCGGACGACCATATAATCTTAAAAGGACGCCCTTGGATGGTTATTAAAGCAGCCGAACAAGCAGGTATATCTAAAATACAGGTAGACTTGCAAAAAAGTAGATTTGTGGCTCCGGCCAGAACTGAAGCTGTAAATCGTTTACTCGGAATAAAGGTATTGATCGCATAATGCCCGGCGCACAAGTCCGAATCAATGTCAAATGGAATAAACTTTCAATGGCTCATGTGCTTCAGCAAATCGAAGAAGGGGCTGTTGCTACTCTTGCTCAGGTTAGACCAGAAGTTGAAGAGATAATTAAAAAGTCATTTGGTACGGAGTATTATACGCTTAAACAATTGGCTCAAATGGGGTATCCTTATTCGGATAGACATGGAACTGGACGCCCTGGAGGTCTTCCTGCTGGCGTAGTTAATAGACACAAAGGCGAGTTTTATCAAGGATTCAAAATCAGATTAACCAAGACCGAAAAACGAGTAGGTCTTTATGTCACCTTGGAAGGTGGTAGAGCTGAAGAACTTGGAGAAAAGCTCTTACACGGAGACCCAGAGCATCACATGATGGGTAGACCGTGGGATACTCATTTACGAAAACAGCTTGGAACCTTGCGTCCTGTCATAGAACAACTGGCAGGAAAATATCTAAGAATACGAGTTAAAATCTGATGGCTAATATAGTTGCGGCTAAAACAGGAAATTGGTCAGACCCTACCGTGTGGGTAGGAGGCGTACTGCCTGGAGCCAATGATATTGCTATAACCGATAATTATACAATCACAATAGATCAAAATGTCACATGCACAAAGTTAAGCAATGAGGCTGTTAGTGGTCATGGTTCTGGACATTATGAGCTTGTAGGCACTATGGATTGTGTAATAAACGCCATTATTGAAAGTTATCCTGCGGCTGGAGTATGTTTACAGATTTACAGTGCCGGTCTTACGACTATCAATGGAAATTGTCTTAATCAAGCCGTTCGGGTAAATGCTGCTTTGGCTGTTGTAGTAGTTAATGGTAATGTTATTGGTGGTATAAATCTCAGACATTATGGCATATCCGCTACACAAGGCCAACTTACTGTAAATGGGTATGCTAAAGGAGGTACAGGTCTTGAGGCTGTAGGAGTCTACAATTTAACAAGTAAAGTTTATGTAGAACGTGCTATAGGAAATGATTATGGGCCTGGAGGTATCAATTCTTCTGCTGTTGGAGTATCTGGAAATGGAGGAATAACAGCCAGTATAGAAACATTCGTTAAGTATCTTCAATGGGGAACCTATGGGATGTGTCCTGTTTCTGGAACTATAAAAATGGTAAGAGATGATACCAACGAAGCTCTTTTAAGAGACAGCACTGATGGCAGTGAGATAGCTCTTACAGTGGCTTCAACTACACCTGAACCAGAGCCTACACCAACTCCGACTCCTGATACATCTGGGTCTAATCTGATAAGCTCGTTCTTTAATTATATCAGAGGTAAAATAGCTCTGGCTTCATGGTTCACAGATCAAGGATTCACGAACCAGACTGTTTATCGACAGTTTTTACCCCAAGTCAAAGACCCCAATTTTCCTTGTATCACTTTCGGTTTAGACCCTGAAAAACGAGAAGTTTTTGCTACTATCGATGATACTACCCTTTACATCGGAGTGCATACAAAAACATTCACTGCAACCGAGTTTGTGGCTAACAGTATTAAAGACCTGCTCCATAAACACCAGTACTCAGATGATAACCTAATTATCTATAAATGTCTGTTTACTGGGGGTTCCCCTATGCCTATGTTTGATAAGGCTCTCAACATCTGGGAAGTTGTCCTGGAGTTTGAGTGCTCTGTCGGGTGATTATTCTCCCGGATAAATCCGAGAGCTTCTAGGCTTTCACCAAAGACTGTAATCCCAGTCTTAGAATGTTAATTGCGGCGTTGGTGTCTCTGTCTAAAGACAACCCACAATTAGGACAAAAATGCCACCTCTCTTTAAGAGGTTTTTTAGCTCTAAAACCACAAGCTGAACAATCTTGTGATGTGTAGGCTGGGTTCACACTTAGTAATATCCTACCGGCACTTTCAGCCTTGTTAGTTAATACTGAGCGGAATTGAGTCCAACTTGCATCAGAAATCGATTTAGCTAAACAACGATTCAAAAGCATATTTTTAGTGTTGAGTTTTTCGACTATCAAAACATCATTTTCATTAACTAACTTTCGAGAAAGTTGATGAACAAAATTATGTCTACGATTTCTAATTCGTTCATGCACACGAGATATTACTTTTTTTGCTCTGCATCTCTCTTTAGAACCTTTAGGCTGCTTGAAAAGTTTTCTTTGACTTTTGGCGAGAGCCTTTTCTTCCTTGCGAAAAAATCTTGGATTATCAATAAACACGCCATCAGAGAGTGCAGCAAACTTTTCAAGTCCTACATCTATTCCAATAGATTTGCTTGTTAGTGGCAGAATCGCAGGTTCAACCTCACAAACAAAACAGACAAACCATTTGTTATTCTGTCTTCTGATGGTGCAGGTCTTGACAATCCCGGTAATAGGTCGATGCAGTTTAATCTTAACACTACCAATCTTGGAGAGCTTGATCTTATTCTCAGAAACAGACCAACCAGATTGAGGATAAGTAAAAGAATCATACCAGTCTCGTCCTTTGAGTCTGGGATACCCAGGATTCTCTCCTGCTTTAACTCGGCGAAAAAATGCTTTGAAAGCAAGATCAACTCGCACGGCGACATTTTGAAGAACCTGAGAATGAACACTCTGAAGTTTTGTCCATGTTCCTCTAAATATCTGGAGCTTTCGTGCTTGAGCATAATAAGTAAGTCCTTTGCCCGAAAACTCATAAGTATCTTGTCTATCTGCAAGCATCCAGTTATACACATGACGGCATACATCCAGAGTTTGCTCGAAAGAACTAATCTGAGTCTTAGTCGGATATAGCCTATATTTTAAGCAAACTGTTTGCATACAAATAGTGTAACAAGTAATTGCTAAAAATGCAAGAAAAGAATAAATCTTTCTAAGTGGACAGGTATTCAGGTCTCCAATAATGTAAGCTAGTATCAGGCATACATTCGAGACTTTAACGAAAGGGGACACACGACGATGCCGATTCAAAATAAAAACAACATCCACTTGGGTCTCGGCAATCTTGAGTTGGGAGTATACACGAACGATGTATTCTCCACTTATGAAGATGTCGGTGCTATCAAATCCGAACTCAATATCACTCACACCAGAGAGGTATTGGACTTCGAGAGTGGTCGTCCTCTGGTAACTATCCTCCAGGAAGTCATTCGAGAAAGAGTCGTCGTCACCGGCACTCTTGCAGAACTGACAGTGGCATCGCTGAAGATGGCTCTAGGCCAGGGTAACATCACAAGCGGCACCATTCCAACATTCCTTGATGGTTCCAGCACGGCCCTGAGTGGCACTCTGGCGGCAGGATTGACCGCCGTGGTGAGTGGCAACCTGCTCAAGTTTGGTGGAACTCCCACACACGCTTACGTGGGTCTGCGATTTACTCACGTCAAAGCAAACGGCAAGAGACACATCTTTGAAGGCTACAAAGCCAGTCCCAACGGAGACCTGGCTCTGCCGTTTAGAGAAGCTGACTGGAACCTATATCAGGTCAGTTTCCGCTTGCTGGCTGACACAACCAAAGCGGCTGGAGAACAGTATTACCAGTTCCTCATCGAACAGTAAAGTTGCAGCACAGCAAATCTTCATGGTAGTATGTAGCTGGTAGACAGGTAATTCTACCAGCTACATCTATTTTAAGGAGGCAACAAAAACATTATGGGAGCTAGTGAGTTTAAGTGGGATGATAATGCTTTAATCCCGGACAGTGTGGAAGTGACTTTCCAAAGCAAGGATGATGACAAGTTCAAGAAAGAGAAAGTCACATTTTACGAGTTCCCCCGGCTGACTCTCGTTGAGTTTGTCACAGAGTCGATGGATAAGAAGTTCATCGAGATCGATGCAGAAACAGGTCAGCCCAAAAGAGATGAAAATGACATCATCATTCGGCGTCCATTCGGAGACGTAGCTGACGAACAAGCCGAGCTGCTTTTCAAGTATCTCGCAAAAGCCAGTAGAGATGTCAAAGACATCGGGTTCTTTAGAGACCTGGACCTCACATCGAAAGGCATGTATGCTCTCGTAGACATGCTTTTGTCGATAAACCATCTCAATGAAATCCTGGCAACAGGGGGAAACTGGTTGATGCTTCCGACTGTGAGAGAGATGTTGTCGGGAGCGGAAAAAGTCGTATCAGAATCCCAAAAACCGACTTTGCAAGCATAGTTGAAACCCTTACAGATCGAGGTTGGAGTGTTGAATATACTCTTACCTTAACGTGGAGACAGACATCTCTCCTTTGGGAGCGTTATTGGGAACGCAAGGTCTGGGACATCGAAGTTGCTATAATAACCAATCCTCTGGCTGGTGGAGGAAGTGAAGAAAACGAACCAGCAATAGATGCAACGACAGATGATGGATTAGCGATGATGGAAAGCTCAGGGCTGCCCGTCAAGAGGATATAAACTGTGTCAATCGCTATAGGAACCTCCATAGACCTTACTGGAGCTGCTACAGGACTGGGGCAGCTTACCTCAATGGTCGATACTGCGGTTGCTAACATGAACCGCAAAATGATGTCGGCTTCTGCTGGTATAGCTGCCCCTCTTGGTATTGGTGGTCCCAAAGTTGGACAAATAGCTAACGAGATGGAGAAGATGGTCGGTCTAACCGGGCGTCTAAACCAGGGTCTCGACCGAATGACCACTCTCTTCGCAGGAGGGCTTGGATTTGGTATAGCTCTTGGAGGTATAGGTCTATTTACGGCTGCTCTCACCAGGTCTATCGAAAAAGCCAGAGAGTTCCAAACCGCTCAGATTGCTATCGCTGCTACCATTCAGTCAGCTTATAAAATAGGCCCACCTGGGGGCAAAGTAGACTGGACTACAAGCACCAATCCTGTTGATCGTGCTAGAGCATTTCAGGTAGCTCAGTTAGAAGCCTCTAAACTCAACTCAGAGATCATTCGACGCCAAGCTAAAAACATCCTCACATACGAGGAAGAACTTCAGGCTTTCCAATCGTCTCTCGCTCCTGGTGCTCGTAAAGGTCTCAGCACAAAACAAGTCTTAAACATATCCGAACAAGCTGCTATCGTTGCTAAATCCATCGGTCTACGAGGTGAAGAAATTGCCAACGCCTCCAGACTACTCATGGGAGGTGGCGTTAATGTAGCCAGGTCTACGATTGGTCGTGTTCTCGGTGTATCTAACGCCGATATTACAGGTAAAACCGGGCCTGAGTTCGAGAAGTTTATCAACGAACGCCTCAAAGGTTTCAAAGCCGCTCAACAGCCATTTGCCGTGTCCATCGAAGGTATCATGTCCACTCTACAAGCTCAATTGGACGTATTCCTGGCATCTGTCGGCGACAAACTGATGAAACGAATCTCCGGTTCTATCCAGAGCTTAGGTAAAACTTTAGAAGGTCCTGGAGCTGAAAAGTTTGGAGATATGCTTGCTGATCTATTCGAGTCCGTGGCAAAAGGTATCGAATCCATAGCAAAATCTCCAGCTATTCCGATGATAATGAAGTTCATCAGTTTCTTGGCTTCTAACGGAGACAAGATTGTTATAGGGATAGCTCTCATGGCTCTCATGGGCGTTATCACAAAAGTTGGTGGGACCCTAAAAACTCTTGTAGGATGGTTCGGTGAGGTTGCTGTTGCGGCTTCTTCTGCTGCCGGAGCCGTTGATGGTCTTGCTATGGCTACGAACTCCATAGGGGGCACTGGAGTGGCAATGGCTGGACGAGGTGGTAGAGGTGCTGCTGGACGTATGACGACAGCCAGTGAAATAGCCACAGCAGCCGAAGCCGAAGTTATAGCCGCCAACAGAGCTGCTGAATCCGCTTTTGTGAGTGGCAAATGGGGCGGTGGCAAAGGTAATGTGGCAGCCGGAGCCAGAGGCGCATTCCGTGACCCTACAACAGGCAAGTTTATCAGTAAGAGCGAAGCTGCTTTAAGAACCAGTAGAGGTAGAGCTTTGGCTGGTGAAGTTCAGATGGACGCATTCTCCAATGTTCTTGGAGCTGACTATCTTACTGGAAAGATTCCCGGTGTCATGGGGCCTATGCAACAGGCCACACTAAGAGAAAGAATTGTAAAAACATTCGGCACCGAAGGAGCTATGGCTAAGAAAATGCTGGGTCTTGCCGAAACGAACCCAGCAATGGCTACAAAAATAATGGGGGCCATGTCTGTCGGCGGCAAGATGGGTCAATCTGCTCTAAAGGCTTTCATTGGCACTCAAATTGCTGGTATGGTTCTGCCCGAAAAAATAACGGGTAGTGCTGCCTGGGACATCGGAACAAACGCCTTTATTGGCGGTTCAGCGATTAAACAGCTTCTCCCTTCTATAGGCATGGGAACTCTAACAGGTGCCGGTGCGACACTGGGAACAGGGGCCGGTGCTCTTCTTGCTGGGGGAGGTGCTGGAGCTGCCGCCGCTATCAGTTTACCTTTAATTGCTGCAATCGGAGGAGGTCTTATCGGCACCAAGATTCGTCAAAGTGTGTGGAGTGGTATCGATGAGCCAGGTACAGCAGCTAAGATAGCAGCCGGACGAAAATGGCAAGAAAAACAGATTCCTTTAGCGGTCAAGCATGAAGACCTTCTGACCCGTAAAAGAGAAATTGAAAAAGCAATTAAGTCTGGAGGTGGGTTTGAACGCGAAACACCAAACGAAATGCGGGCTTATAACCCACAACATTGGCTTGGTGACACCACTTTCGGTTACATGGAAGAAGGCTTCGGCACTACAAAAGAAAAAGGCACTGGATTTTCTCCTACACAACTAAAAAAATCCCTTGCCTATATAAACGCCCAACTCAAAGACACCGAAGAAGTTCAGAGAGCTGTTATCACATCTAATGCTAGAGGCGATATTGTTAAGGGTATTATAGCAAAATCGCAAACACTCCAAACCTCTGCTTCTCTTGGTTGGGGTGTTCTTCGACAAAAACAAGATATTGAATCCAGGCGTATGGCCGAACAGGCCAAACTTCTTGAACTATACAATGCGCCTGATACAGGGATACCTCTCGATAAAGACCTGAAAACCAAATTAACTTTAGACTACTTCACTAAAGGAACCGCACTTAACAAACAGTATGGCGGTAAAAAATTATCTGCGGCTGATATGGACAAAGCTCTTACTGGAGCCGGTCAAGACCTCATGTATCAGCGTAAAACCAGAGAAATAAACGAAAAGTTTGCAAGTGAATCCCTTATCGCTGATATGCAGCGTAAACAGCTTATAGGTGGAGCTGGTCTAAAAACAATCGGACAAGAATATACATTAGGTAGACAAGCCATTGAGATTCAAATGGCTCAGTCTAAAGGCACTCTTGGAGCCGACTATAAAGCTACTCTGAATAAAGCTCTACATGCATTTGATGTCCAGTTCAATAAACCTCTAAAAGAGATTGAACAACAAATGGGTAATCTTCAGCTTGGAGTATCGAGTCAGCACGTTGTTGAAGCAGCTCAACTCGCTTTTAAGGCTGTCAGAGCCAAAATTAAACAGGCTGTCCAGTTATTCAAAGAAACTGGAGAAGGTATGACTCCAGAACAAGGACAGCAGGCTCTCAGAGAGCAGGAAGCTCAAATGAAGGCCGATGTCTACAAAGCTATGGCATCAAAACAGTTTGCTCTTGGAACCACTCCAGAAGCACGTATAATGAATGCTGCCATCTCTGAAGTAGCTCAACAGGGTTTCGCTAACAAAGGTGAAATGTTCAAAGCCAAAGGTTTCGATATGTCATCCGGCATGACCAGCAGCTTTGCTCAAATAGAAGCGTTCCGAAGAAGTCCTGGAGTCACGGCTCCGATGGTCAATCAGTTCGCTCAAGACAGTATCAACAACAATATGATACAAATGCAGCGAAGAATAGAAGATGCTCGGGCACAGCAGGAACAGAACGCTCTTCAACAGAAATATGCCCCACTTCAAACAGCTCAAGCAGAAATGGGTGTAAAACAGGCTCAATTCGGAAAAGATCAGCGAATGATGACCTTGACCGATTATGACCAGGCTCGTTGGGCTACCGCTGAAAGAGAAGTTCGTTATGAAGAGGCTCAAAAACGAGGTCCGCAAACCTACGAAGATATAAAGAAAAAAGTTCAAGAAGGCTTCGATATACAAAAACAGCAAGATGACATGGCTATCCAGGGTGCTCAGGCAAACAAGGAAGGTGTGGCACTTCAGCAGAAGATAAATGAACGTCTAACTAAACGGCTTGATTATGACCTGGGAAAACTGGAAAAAGACTATGCCAGAGCTGTTGAAATGGCTACCGCCTATCTCAGTAGCATGGGTAAAAAAGGTGGTGGAAACCCCACTAAATCCGGCAAATCTGAAGAAAGCGAAGGTCCGGCATTCGACATCACTATCAATGGTGGTGGTTTCACCGAAGCCGATGTAGATAAATGGATACCTCGTATCAGAGAGAAATTATGCCAAGAAGCAACTCGGAGCGGGAGTAGGAAATAACAATGGCTGTCTCAACCGTATACCTGGACAATATACAGCTCGATATAGACCCAGAGCAATACATACCTCTCGGCGGTCGGCGTCGTGGTTCGATTCATCGACTCATCGACGGCGGCACAGTTTATCAAGATCGAGGCATAAACGAAACAGATTTGAGTATTATGCTGAGTGGTAAGTTCACAGACCTTACAACCCTTAAAGCCATTTATGCCATCTACCGTAAAAAAGGGTATGAGTTCGTGCTCAAAGACTTCAAAGACTGTGAGTTTCTGGTAGTCTTCACTCCTGGAGTAGAATCGTTCAGAGCTGCGCCTTTATACGGTTCAAACAGAGGATGGTCTTATCAGATCATGTTATCCGTCGTATCCGTACAAAAGTGGTTTTCTACATCTAGTGGATTTCCCTCTGACACATAATATGCTATAATGCGTCCGAGGCAAGTAGTATGGTGGACACTCAATCGAGACTTTTCATCTGTGAAAAGATACGCAACACGCTTTCGATAGCGTATAATACAATCAAGCCGTTCAATAGAGTCTCAATATGTGCCTGACGCCGGATTAAAACCCCGGCGTCTTCGTCTACTTGAGAGAAGATGCCTAATAGACCTACAGCCATTTTAACCGAAGCACAGGTTGTTGAGATTCTGGATTTACTGAAAGTCAAAGTATCTCACCAAAATATAGCTGATCGATATGGCGTCTCAAAAAAGTCTATCTCTCGCATAGCCACTGGAGAAACATGGAGAGATATATCTCTCCGATATGGTCTACAAACACCTCCATCTCAAACCATAATTCCAGTCATTAACCTTGTTCCCATCCCTACCGAGTTTTGTGATCTCCTGGATGAAATAACTGCTGTTAAAAATCACTTTGCCTTATCTTTCACTCATCCTCTTTATTGGGGTCAATTTTCCAGTTGGGATGGAGTCCATTCAATTGTAAGCGATGGTTACATCATCTGGGAATCTCTTGATCTCTACAACTATGCCAAGCGTTTATCTGATACCAAGATAATTGGGTATCCAGTATGGTCCGAAAAAACTGAAGAATTACCCACTTTTGAACTGGAAGATTTTATGACTCAACCCGTTGGTGATAAGTTTACAGTCAACAGTGGGGGAGGCGATATAGTAAAACTCGTATCCTCTAACAAAGAGTTGTTCATCAGAGCAAAGTATGTTACAATGGCTATACGAATGAAGCTCGATATTAGAGAAGCGCAAACTAATGATAGTTTTGTTTATCTAACTAAAAACAAACCCAAAGCCACAAGTGACCCAATGCCTATTGTAATCGCTTGTGCAACGGTATTGAATGATTAGGAGGCAACAATCATGGATAACATTACCGTAACTAAAGAAGAGGAAGTAATTTCCACACGAAAACGCTCAGAGGCGAATGAAAAGAAAATAGTCGTTCTCAAGGCGTTCTTAGACATCATCGGTGAAGAGGATGTCGATACGTTCTTTCTTTCCACTCTTCAGACCGCAAAAGAACGTGGTTATAATCTCCAAGAAGAGCCTGAAGCTCTACTTCAACGGTTCCAGGTTTAACGCCTCATGGGTAGTAATTATAAAATTATTCTTACCCCAAGCCAATTAGCTCATATCAAAAATCGATACGAACATGACAGAGCTACGGCGGCTGTAATATCCCGAGAGTTGGAAAACATATCTCCTCAAATAGTTTTACGTGCCCTCAAAGACTTAGGCATTAAACGCTATAAAGGAGGTCGAAGGCGCGGACAATACCCTGTAAACGCTAAAGGTTATAAGAAATGTGTTGATTGCGGTGAGACTAATCTAGCTGAAACACATTTCTTTCCTGCAAAAGTCAGCTCTGATGGTTATACTGTACGGTGCAAATCATGTCATCAAAAGATGAATAGGCACTTAAAACTAAAACGTGAGTTTGGCCTTACTTTGGCAGAATACGATATTTTACTTGAAAATCAAAAAGGAGTCTGTGCTATCTGTGGCATGGCAGAAACTAGACAAGTTAGACACCAAAAAATCTATCATTTAGCGGTTGACCACGACCACGCCACAGGAAAACTCAGAGGACTACTATGTTCTCGGTGTAATAAATTACTTGGAGCACTCAATGACGATATAGGTATTTGTAAAGCTATCATAGCTTATCTAACTCATTGGAGAAAACAACATAATGCTCCATAAACCCTATATACTTGTTGTTCGTCAACTTGGAGGCATCGGCGACGTGCTCATGATGTCATGTTTGTATCGGGGACTCCGAGAAACTTACCCAAAACATACAATCAAACTCGTAGCTCCTAGTATATACCTGGGAGGCGCACTCATCGATGTCGCCGAACATAATCCATTTATAGATGAGATTCACATTATAGAGCCTTACGATTGCACTACTCAACACACAAAAGAAGTATGGGCCAAATACTTTGAAAATGCACCCAATATCGAAAATGAACTTATATGGAAAATGGCTGATAAAGCCTTTGATATGAATACTCCCTGTGTAGATTTCGAGTGGAACACTAATAGTATAGATAAACCTCGATACCAGGTATGGTGTGACGCCGCTAATATAGTGCCCTCGTCTTATGCGCCTGTATATAAAATACGCCCTGATGAACTGGCTGAGGCTAAAGGATATGCTGCCGAACACTGGGAAGGAAAAAAAGTTGTTGGAGTTGGACTGGCAGCCGCCGACAAGAAAAGAGCACTCGGATTAGGAAAACTTGAAGATATTTGCCACATGCTTCAACAAGCTGGAGTGCATCCAGTTACCATAGACCCCACTTGTAAAATAGATGGAGTTGACTACCTAATTAACAAAAGAATCCGTGAACTGATGCCTCTAATGCACTGCATGGATACCGTAATCTCTGTAGATTCAGGACTCCTACACATGGCAGGCACAGTCGGCACCCCTGTTATAGGCGTTTTCGGACCCACAGATTATCGAATGCGAATGGGTAATTATTTGGGAAGTGCCATAGATAGCCGACAATTGATGCCCTGTACTCCATGCTGGTATGGTTATCCCTGCACCAAAGATGATGGTCGGCACGGTATTAAACCTTACGAATGCCTAAATAAGATACAGCCTGAAGTCGTCGTAGAAGAGACGCTTAGATGGGTTTTAGACAGTAGAAAAGTTGACCATTAACATACTAGACTGTGCTATAATGGAGACACTATGGCTGCAAACCTCGAAATACAAAATGATGTAGGGGATGCTATTACCTCTTATAACTTCGGAGCCGTAAATGGTGGAAGCTATGAGGAAGTTCGACTATCAATCGAAAATATAGGTGACACTTCTGCTTCTTCAGTTCAAGTAGCTGTTCAACGCCTCGCTCAAAACGATGGCATAGATTTTGCCTCTCTTGCTTTAGATGTCGCAGGTAATCCAGGAGTTTATAGCGCAAGTGCTCTGAATCTTGGGACCATTGCGGCTAATATAACGACATATTTTTGGGCCAAAGTAACTGTCCCTACCGGCACAACCCCGGCAGGGAACCCAAGACAATTCGACATTATCGCAACGTACACAGGAACATAGATGCCTAATCAACATTGTTTAACGGAAATATCAGAAGAAGATCGTGAATCAATACTTGAATACTATAAAACAGGTATTGGTGTAGATACTCTAGTTAAACGGGGTCTTAGTCCTTACGGGCATGTGGTCACACAACGAGTAATACGTGAATCCAAAATACCAAAAATGCCTCGCGGCAATCAGGTTCATTACAAACCTAAGTGTCCTGATAATAAGGTATGCCCTCGTTGTAAACTTGAAAAACCAAAGGAGGCGTTTGGAACACACTGCACCAATAAAGATGGGTTAAGATCGCATTGTAGAAAATGCCGTACTGAGATGGAAAGACCTGGAGGTATACGCCGACATCATGGAATTAGCCTTGAAGATTATGATATGATGTTTGCTAAACAAAAAGGTCTCTGTGCTTGTTGTGGAAAACCAGAAACTTCAAAGAAACGAAAAGATAGGTGCAGTTTATCTATAGATCATGACCATAAAACAGGCAAAGTAAGACAACTTCTTTGCCATCGTTGTAATGTTGTCCTTGGGTTGGTCTATGAAAATCCGACCCTGTGTGAACTGTTGAGAAGCTATATTCTCAAACATAAAGAAAGGTAGGGTAAAGCCATCCCAGCTAGTTTTTCGTGGTCCCAAACAATAGGTGCCCCTGCTGGAACACGTCAAGATTTAGGTTCGTCCGGGAATCTCATGAATTTCAAAAACGTCGATTCAATAGGCACCAGTGACTATTCTCAGTACCCAGTGCCAGCAGGTAGTAACTCTTACGAGGTTTGGCTACAAGCTCATTTTACGGGAACTTTCAACTCGATCTATGATTTGAGGTTCTGGATGAGCACAGACTTCAGCCCCAACACAGGGCTGACCGTCAAAGTGAAGGCCAATCAGCAGTCCTACAATCAGCCCTCCAACGCAACGTCCTCGATTGCAACATCTACCATTAGCACGAGTGACCCTGGAACAGCAAACGTGAGTGTGGCTGGAAATCTTACCAGCTCTATCACTACGTCCGGCTATACAGACTATATCGTGCTTCAGTTGCAAACAACGACAGCGGCTCCGGCTGGTGATACGAGTTTGGCTACATTCAGTCTCTCATATATCGAGACCTGATACCGTTTTATTCTAATTATTAGAGGCAACAATGATTCAAAACGCAACACAAGTAGTAGACAGTGCCGACAAACTTGTGGAGTTCAGAGACGACCTGCGACAACCAAAAATTGTTTTTGGTCGTTGTGCTTTAACAGGTGAATGGGGCAAGTGCGTGGCTCTCGATCTTGGAGACATCTGTATTCAGGCTCCAGATACAGAGAACGGTGTCACAAAAGATGAAGAAACTGGAGAGTTTACTTTTGAATACTGGAAGCCAGTTACATTTGAGAATCAAATAACCCTCAGTGAATCTGGTTTGAAAATGATCTTGGCGTATGCGGAATCCCAAGATAATCCCATCCCATCTATATCTCCAGAATTGCTGTATAAATGGCAGGTGAGTTACGATGACGGCTCTGCTCTTACTCAATATAGATTCAACCCAGAAACAAGCCAAGAAGAAGAGGTCAACTCTAAAGAAATCGATTTTGCGAGAATTGCTCAACTTACGGTACTTCCTCGGTACCCTGGGGACACTACCCTGCCAACTTTTACACTCGTAAAAGAGACAGGTAAGTTTTTCAAAGACGGCTCTGAAATCGATCTCATGTATGATGGAGCTTATTTACCCGAGGCAGATATTGTCTATGCACGAAAAATGACACATACCTGGGGGTCTCAGATTAACGGGCTTGACCGAGGAATTACGACTACGCATACAACAGTTTTGCAACTATTAGGTTGGAAAGTAGGAGGTCTTAAAGGTCCCGGACCCGGCTGTATCATTGCAATAGACGATAGAGGGAATTGGAGACCTTGGGAATACGAGTATGGCGACTGATTTTCCAACCAGTTTAGATACCTTATTAAATCCAACAGCATCAGACCCGTTGGACAACGATACTCCAGGGTTAAAACACGCCACACAACATGACAACGCTAACGATGCTATTGAAGCTATTGAAGCTAAAGTAGGTATCGATGGTTCTGCTGTAGCAACCAGTCTCGACTACAAAAGTCGCAATGGCAGCTTTATACGAAAAACAGAGAATGTGGCAACTGATAGTCTGGCATCTGCGGCCACAGATAATACTAAAGTATTATCAATAGGTAAAGGTTGTCTTTTAGTCAAACTGGAGACCGATTATCCTGCCTGGGTTCGTATATATTCATCTCAAGCTGCTCAGACAGCCGATGCCAGCAGAGCCAGGACAACTGACCCTACAGCAGGGGCAGGAGTGCTGCTAGAGGTCATCACAGTGGCCGGAGCGTTGGCTGTAGGATTGTCTCCAGCGATAGCCGCTTACAGTCTTGAAGCGTCTCCAGGAACCACTTTATACATTACAGTGACAAACGATGATACCGTCAGCCGAGTAATTACAGTCACCGTGACTGTGATTCCTATTGAGGGATAAATATGGCTAACACTAATACTTTTCAACAGGCTCCTACCAATACTACAGACGCCACTTTTAGACTCTGGGGAAAGGCTCTCTCTGACGCTTTTGCAGCTGTAGGCTTGGTTAAAGATACCGATGCTTCTCAAATCGATTGGGCTACCGTACTAAAACCTGGAGCCGGTGCTACTTTTATGGGTTATGAAATATGGAGGTTCGATGATGCTCTTCAAGCAACATGTCCTGTGTATTTCAAAATCCAATACGGTAGTGGTGGGGTTGCTACTTACCCAGCTATTATTCTTCAAGTAGGTCAGGGGTCAGATAATGCCGGTAATCTTTTAGGAACCAAATCTACTGCAAATACTGTAGCTTCAGGAGCCGCAAACGCTACTTCTTATAGTTGTTTTATAAGTAGTGATAAAAGCCGTGTAAGTATAGCCATGTTTACAGGGTCAGCAGGTAATATACCCTGGGGATTTTATATTGAACGCCTTAAAAATGACAGTGGAATCAACATAGCCACAGGAGTAAATATAGTCACATGCAGCACTGTAAGCACAGCACAATATCTTCCGTTGTCTGGTGCTGCCTATCCTGCTACTCCTATGGCGACCCCGCAAAGTGCTTTACCTTCTACAGGTCAAGCCAGTTATGGAAATAATATAGGTGTGTTTCCTATCTATCCTAATATCGGGTATGCTGGAAATCCCGATCTAGGCGCAATGATCTATTTCACAGGAGACATATCTGCACCAGGGTCTATGCTTACTGTAAATATCTATGGAGCAGATCATATTTATGTGACGTTAGGAGCCAACACCGGCTCAACATCTTCTTATAATGGCAATTCAACATCTCATAGTTTAGCTTTCAGGTATGAATAATGGCAACTCAAACCACCACAGGAAAATCTAAAATAGCCGGACGATATATAGGCGGTCTAAGCAACGTCAGTAAAATGGCACGAGTAACTCGAATCATAAATGTAGGTATTCGAGTATCTGGTGGAGGCAGCGCACGTCCTACTTCTGGACAAGTATGGCCTAGAGGAGTGAGTTAGTAAGGTGATCTACAATGAAGCTGATCTACTTTACAACGCCAATATAAGCTATAACGGTAATCTTAATGTAACCGTTCAATCTTTCGGTGCCAAAGTCAGAATCATAGCCCAACAAACCAAGACCCTTTCTGCTCAATCCAACATTCAGTATAATAGAACTACTCCGATTTTCACTGCTCAAAGTAGAATCTTAGCTCAACAAACCAGAACTCTTTCAACACGATCACGCCTTAAAAAAACCATAAACCAGTCAATCGGTGCTCACAGCTTTATACGAGGCTATCAACTCAAAACCTTAGTTGCAAAAGCAAATATCCAAGTAACTTACCACTTCACCGCCAAAGGACGAGTCAATCCCACTATTTCTGGTCGAGTCCGTATTCTGCGATACCAGGGCTGGCCTATAGTGGAAACCGAAGACCCTGGATATTTCTTATTCACAGACACCAGACTTTATAGTAGAGCCAACATATACCGATATTTAGCTCAACCCACATATCTTCTTCGAGCACTTGGAAGAGTGACATACGCAAAGACCTTGGAAATGACGGCTAAAGCACGAATTAACACCGGACAGAAACTCTCTATTCGTGCCAATATCCTACCGAGATTCTTTTCAACCCATGTTACTGCTCAATTTAGCATTCAACGAGTGGTAAGTAGCTCCGTTCGTATGGTATTCTATATGCAGGGACTCTACACCGGGCAAACTCTTACAGCAAAAGCTCGAATAGTGAAAACCAGCCAAACCAGAGTAACTGGACATTTCATGGTCCCGACACAGCCTGTTTTGATAAACAACATTTTAAGTATAGATGACCCTGTAACAATGGCTCGGTCGAAACAAACACTTTCGCTTCGAGCAAGGATAGTCTAATGGCAGTTATCGATCTTCAACGAAATCATGTAGGTATACAAACTTTTGAAACCAAGTTCGGTGAAAATCTTATGGCCGGGCGTGGTAGTTTTTTACAACACACAGACGGATATATGTACTGTGTTTTTGCGCGTAATATAACTGACTATCCTTTTGAAAGATTACTTTTTTATACTCGATCAAATGATGATGGAGTTACATGGTCTGATGCTGTCCAACTTACACTTTCAGGAGTTGGAAATTGGGATGACGAACCTTCTATAGCTCAACTTGACCCTACAGATATAGACTCCGAAATAGCAGTAGTCTATCGAAACGGGTATTATGATGATGGGCCTCAAAATACTTATGACTACATACGACGATTTACATTTAATAAAGAAACTGGAGAAGCTACATCTCCGTTTGACGCTATATCAACAGGAAGTGGCGCAGACGGCTTATTTTTAAGTTTAGTAAAGTTTTACTGGGGTTGGAAAGTTTTTGCTTTGAATGCCACTTTCAACAATGCTAGGTCTATCATAGTCTATACTACTACTCAATTTTTTACAGATAATGCATGGACACAAAGCTCGTTAAGTAATGAGTTTCCTATAAGCAGTGAAGCTCTAGGAATGAGTATTAAAACTCTTTCAAATGGGCACTTAATGATGGTTATTACTTATAGAACAGCTTTGAACGGTCTAGCCGCTATAGGGGGTATATCAAATCTTCCAAGTGGTATACTTCGTTGTGATGTGGGTGTTAAGTTTTCTGACGATGAAGGTGAGACTTGGACAGCTATTCAAAAACTTACTAATTATACAGGAACAACTAATTTAGATTTAGTAGGAACCGACAGTGTAGCTTCTGCTGATTTTACTCAATTATCTGACGATAAAATAGCTGTCGGATACCAAGAACACACTGCACCTCAAGTTATAAATGTAAATACTGCTCTTGCAATGACTGCATCTGGATATTCTAAAGTAGCTTATTACCACACTGCAAAAAACGCTTTATTTTTAGCCGGGGGGGGAGCCTTAGACGGCAATGAAACTAATGCCGGTGTATTTTATGTAGATTTAACTAACCAAACAGTTCTTAGATTATGTACAACCAGCAGTCCTGCTTTATGGAAAAATGGTGTAAACTTTCTGGATGTAAGTCCTGACGGTAATTATTTAGCTATAGGACTTAGAACAGGAGGTATACACATTATAGACATCAGTGCCTCTGACCCAGATGACTGGGTTAGTGTTAAAGAATTGAGAACTACATCGTCTCCTGCTGTTTTGTCAGACAGCATACACATGATTCGTTGGGTCAACAACGATCAGGTAGCTTTTACCTACGTTACCCAACAAACATACTGTGGTGGTATTTATAAAATCAGTACAGATACTATTACAGCTATAAATATATCGGGGGGTAATACTAATCAATCGTTTGTTACTCAAAATAATCATATAATAATAATAACTAACTCTTATATTAGAAAAATAGACCCCGATACAGGTAGTATACTTTATTATCTAAACACTACTTTTATACAACTAACAGATATTTACTACGATTCAATCCTAAATTATTATATAGTAAGTAGGTATGACACTACTATTTGGATTGAAGATACTGGCAGCGCATTCAATCAACTTCTATACTATGATTCTACTACAACTCCTAAAATTATAAGAAACTATGGTATAGGTTACATAAATGGCCGTGGTATTGTTTTTGCAGCCGGAATGACTGCACTACACGCAGGGTATCGTTTAGCATGGTTAAGTAACTTTAATTCTTCTTTCCAAGGATGTAGAACATGGGTCAATGACCTTCATTTAGGAGAAAACTTCGATACTGGAATGAATCTTCAATTCGCCAGAGACATCAAACCGGGTTGGCTATGTTTAGGGTCTTCTTCTCAGTACATTTTCTTAAACCTATACAAAACAGGTAGACTTAGATATGGGGTATTTACCTATGACGCAGTGAACAAAACCCTTATTACTAGCGGTGTAGATTTCTATGATGTATGTAATGAAATCAAATTAAGCACCGATGTGATTAACCGGCTTCAATTTCCTGCAATGGGGCGAGATGCTGATGATCGCATATATTTTTATATATCTAAGTTTAACGTATACAGCGATGGTAACGAGTTTGCTGCTCTTATAGGAACTGTAGACCCTGATGTAAAAAAAACTACCATGATGGCTCGTATTTTAAGTAATTACACGGCTCCTATGCAAAGTAGGACTCGAGTACGCAATACTTACACCGTCAACTTAGACGCTCGAATGCGAATAGTTTTCGCTCAGTGCATCAAAGCCAAAGCTCGAATAGTTCCAGTAAACGTGGTAACAATGACAAGCAAAGCAGCCATTCAAAACTGGAAATCGAACATAGTTGTAGGCAGTTTTAATGTCCAGCAAACAGGCAGAACAGCTACTATAAGATTGCAATTCTGGTCAAACACTGGCTATAATAGTTTTCAGAGTCTCCAGGCCAAAGCTCGTATTGTGAAAACTTCTACATGTCGAGTCACCGGCCATTTCATCATTCCGGCTGTAGGACTTGGTAATCTAATCAACTTCTCCGGGGTATCTAAGTCTAAACAGATACTATCACTGAGAGCATGTATAAGTAAATGAGCACTCTGAATATAGAGCAGGTTAAAATCACTGACAATATCTCCGAAAGAGCCAAAACATGCACAGTACTTCTGGCTCCTGAAGAACGAGTACCTGCTCCCACGGCTGAGTTTTCATACCCTGGTGATGTTCTACAACTCACCGGGACATCCATTCGACCCACAGGAACAGTTATCAATATCGATACCAGTTTCGGCTCTGTGCCCTCTCACACTATTTTTAGCGGAGCCATTGAAACGATGGATGATTTGACAGACCCAGACAAGTATAACTACACCATCGTATTATCGAACACACCGGCCAACCAAAAACATCGAAACAAAATAACGAAGATATACAACCAACAAAGCTATCCAAACTGTCCTGCTGACATGACCACAGTTCATGCCATCATAAAAGACTGCTGCCGGATAGCCGGTATACCCTTCGGTCGATGTGATCTGCCTAATTTGAATGTCTGGGGCACGTTCGAGGTCATCCGAAAAAACCCCGCAGAGGTCGCCGAAGAACTTTGTCAACCGTTCAATCTATTCGAGTATCGGCATTACTTCGTTCGTATAGACGAGACCAACGGGCTTTCCGTCATCGGTATAGACTACACCGAAGGTGGCAAAGTTACAAACACGTATGCTCTCCAAAATATCGAAAACTGCAATAGAAGTTATGAACGCTATATGCCTGAAAACAGACTCGGAGATGGAAATATAATCTTAACCGGCTGCGATGTTTATGGTGAAGACCCTTACATTACAACAGTCATAAATAATGATACTCTCGGAGACGAAAATACTAGACCTGCGGACAAAATTGGTATTTCAGTCTGCACCAAAGAATATACCCAAGATTCCAGAAATGTGGGAAATCCTGAAAATGGTGGCTCTGGATTAGACCAGTATAGCATCACCACAACTATTATAGAGTTCGTTATCCAAGTAACTGTAGAAGCTACCTGGGATGCCATAATGGGTTGGTGGACATACCCCAGTATCCCTCCAGACGGCACTATCGATAGTTTGATCGTGGCTCTTTCAACAGGTGAGGTGAAGTCTGTCAGTATCATGGAATCCAATGTAATCTCTTCTCATGAAGAACAGTGGTCATCAGCCGGAGCCGCAGACCCCAGCAGTGGTGGGGGATTACTTCAAACCGTAGATACTTCTATTTTTTATGAACAAAAACGCTTTCCTCGGCATATTTATAAAGCCACGGACTACATCGCTCATGTGCCTATAAGAGAGGAAGTTTTAACCTGCGTCTATCCGAAAAATGAGGCTTACACAAGAAACCTGTCAAAAAGGTATTACAACTATTCTGATACCGGAGTCCATATCGGGACCACAACTCAGTTGTATAACAATCTCAAAGGTAGTTGGATACTGGTTTCTACGCAAACAAATACAGAAAACTCACCTTCTTTGACCAGTGCAGCTCTCCAATACGCAGCAGATCAACAAGCACAAATCGCAGAAGAATTAGACGCTGCTCAAGCTGCGACTGCCAACAATAAAAAAACATTCACTATTCTGCCTACAAGTGTGGGAGATAATAACGCATTCAATGGTCAGCGTAGAGCAACATTCTCTGTTATCGGCAAACACAAGCTCATTAACGGCATTCCTCAGCCCATCACAAACATACCAGCGCGTGTAGGGCAGACCAATCTTACCGGAAAATATGGTGCGCCGCTTTCATCTTATCCAATGAAAGCCAGTAGTTTACCTACATGGGTAACAAGTCTCGGTCTTACTTGGTTATCCAATCAGTATAGACAACTTCCAGGAAACACGATTATAGACCCTACATCAGCTCAATTTGAACAAGAACAAGCTGAACGAAACGCTTTTCATATCAGTGTGCCTTGGATGGATTTGGCCGGACTCCAATATCTTTGGGGAATGTGTCTGCGTCAACGCGCTCTCGAACATCTAAGCCCATATTGGGATAAAGTCAAAGCCACATGCTCTATCGATACCAGCCCAACTGCCGGAGAATCTCTAGTGGTTCAAGGTAGTGGAGGCATCTGCGAAATCGCAGAACATATCTTAACCGAAAATGACGCTATAACGACTGTGGCTGTAAAAAGACTCATCGTTTAGGAGATACCGATGGCACAAGAAAATCAGTTAATAGACTATGGAACTGTTATCGGATTCGATGAGCACAATCCGAACTTTGCCATCATAAGTGACGGCTTTTTTCAGGTTAAAGCATTCGTGCCAAATCAACATGATGTACAGGCATTCAAAAGCTACCTGGTATACAAAAGAGGTAATACTTATTATCTAGGAGCCGAGGTTTCAACATAATGTCTGCCTGCGCTGAGTTTGAGTGCTTTATCTGTAATATCTGCAAAGAAGGTCGTCCCACTCCTGCGCCTGACTCCGACCATAAACTTCAAAAAACCGGCAAAAATGAAAATGAAAGTGTCCCGTGGCAGTGGGCCGATGCTCTTCTGGTGTATGTCCTCGGTAAAATTGCCGATGTCCAAGATAAACAACTCGACATCTACAGCGGGGTCAACGGGTATCATATACGCACAATTCCTGGAAAACGATGGCGTCAGCCTATTATGGTGGGAGCCGGAGCCAGTCTTGTGGTCGTCGTAGATCGTTTTGAAGACTATGACCAACTTCGTTTCACTGATGAGTATGGAGGAGCCACAACAATCGGGTTTGATTCAGACGGGTATCCTTTGGACTCTGTGCAGTGGGATACCTTAACAGATTTGTACACCTATAACATCCCTATCGGTTATCGAGTCTCAGGCATCTCTATCACGTCCTGGGGTATGTGCATCGCCAATATACAAGGTGTTGACGGCAAAGCCACGTTCATAATGATCGATGCCACGGGACATTGTGGATTAGAGTCTGTTTTCAAAACGCACGATCAAGGTCTTATAAACTTCAAAGACCCTTATTGCAACCTGGGACAAATACTTGGTCCTAGCTGCCAACTAAGCCATAACCCCTCTGAAGATATGTTCTGGAACCTCTGGTTGGTCTCAGGTGTCGAAGATAACGCTGTGATGGCCGTAGACAGCATCACAGGCGAGGTTAAGGGGCTTCAGGGACTTCCCACGTCTCCAACACCGATGAGTGCCGTCTTCAGTAACAACATTATCAGCGTCTTATGCGGAGAAAACGGCGTAGGAAGCGTTTTGTACAGATTTAACGTAGACCCTAAGCACGGAGCCAATCAGTTCATCTTACGTGGCGCAGAGAGCACTCCAGGCCCCACAAACCAAACAATAACTTATGCCCCGTCCTTTCGAGACGACCCTAAACAAGAGAGTCTGCCCGAAAGCAAGCTACCTAAGTACTTAGAAAAAGCTGCTAAAATAAATGAATCCAGCAAAGTTGAGGCTGTTCCCTCTACATTCGAGGATATTCCTCGTTATCCTGACGGTAAATCGTCTCAAACACTCAACGAAGATCGGGTATCTGCGACCACTACTATCGCTGCACCCATGTATGACAATCACAGCGTAGATGCCACCAAGATCGATCTTCCCGCAGACCTGGGAGTTCTTCAAATCGTAGGAGCTTATGGCACCATTGCAGAACTTTTTGATCGTGGTGGCGACCCCACAAAACCCATTTTTCGTCTTGTTCATGGCACAAGTTATGATTTTATCGTTGATGGTGGGTTTTCTTATGGCTGTTCGACCTCCAGTGGAGAGTTTCAAGGTGTCACAAATGGTCTTATAGGAGAATCGATAGCTGTAGACAAAAAATACACTTTAGGCACTCTAAGAGGTCTCGATGTTAAAGCTGCGCTCATCGACAGTAACACTGGAAATATCATATTCAGAGAGCCAAAACCTCAATCAACATATCGAGTTTATGGAGGAGATTATCCTGCTCTCGACCCTTATATCAGCACCATACAACCTGAGATAGATGCTATTCAAGACGACATCAACAGACTCACCGGCGAAATGCTGGAAGCTGAATATGATGGCATGGTCACGTATGCTGCCGATTTACAGTCTGAAATAATAATCAATCAGGCGTGGAAATCCAAACTACAGGCTCGATTAACAGGTACCAGCGATGTGCTGCGCTCTGGATGTACAAACGACACAGAGGCCATCCTGGAAGTCGTAGACGGCATAGAACGTCTGGAGACGAGTCCCTGGCTCTCTCCGTGGCTGGACCCTAAACGCAGCACCCCTGGAGGCTCTCCAATAGCAGCTTTCGGAGCCACACCAACAACTTTAGATGATTTCTGGACTTGTTTCGTCAGAAAACCCAGTAGTCCAAAACAAGTCACCTTGGCTCTTATGCGTAGAAACTGGAGTAGAGTATATACTGAACCTGGAGATATTACAGACACTTTACTTCCTGAATGGGTATCTAACAACGTAGACCCTATCCAAGAAATAGGCAATTATCAAATGTTTGTCTCTCCAAGAACACCTACAATGTTGACAGAGTATCCAATTCAATTTAATTATACATCTCAAGGAGGCTTTTATCCTCTCGGATTTCCCACAAGTAAATACTCTAATTTTGATCGATATAGAGAAGAGATTTCCAGTCTGAATACCTTTGACGAGGAGTATCAACGACTCATAACAGCAGAACAAGCCAAACCTGAAGCTGAACAAGATACAGCTTTAATAACTCGATACACCGCTTATATAGCTGAAAATGCCACACGCAGAGCACAATTAAATATCTGGTTAAGTGGAACCAAAGTAGAAAAGGATTTCTATCATATTTCACGAAGAACTCTAACTGCCACTTTTCCAAAAATAGATATATCTACAGGGCAAACTCCTGATACAGAAACAGGAATATGGAGTATCACAGACCCTATAACACCTGTTTCTGCATCTGAAGCAGCCGCAAATAAATGGAAAACTATAGCTGTCGGCACTGATCTCACAAAAAAACGAGGCTGTGTTATTGAACCGGGTCCGTATGCCTGGATTGCCGTGGCTATCAATCTCAGAGCTGACAGTATGCTTGGACAAGAATTATGGTTATACCCAGAGGCTCGAAGAAACGGTCTGGGTATTAAAGTTGGCGCACTAGATTATGAAAGTATGCACCCTGGGTATGTCAGTGCTTTTGGCATTAAAGGAGGCGGTATATATTGTGCTGGATGGCGAGCATCACAGTATGGAGAAGGTGCATGGGCATTCTGGGAGTGGGGTGTCGATTTTGGAGGAGCTGCTGTTGACGAAACCTCCCCGGCACATATTCAATTGGCGGCTCCTTCAGATGCAAAAGAAACTCTTCTAGCTGACATTGCATCAAACACAGGCACAATGTACGATGAATACTTTGCAGCCCGACGCTATTACATAGCCAGAGCACCTTTAAGCTCTGTTCGTGTATGGTTTAGAATGACTCATCTCGCCAAAGACGTTTTTCGTGTAGGCTATAGAACTATTTTCTTTGATAGAATCTCATCTAACGAACTCTTATGCCCCGCAATGGACCCTGGATACTATGCAGGGCATAATTGTGTAGAAGCTCTTTGTGGTAATGTAACTTGTCCAAGTCAAATGTTTGGTTTGTCTGGACACCTTTATAGAACAGACCCCACATACTCTGAGGTTTATACGCCTATCATGGAAGGTCAAGCTATCTTTACTTTACCTGAAAATCCTTATGCAGATTTGGGTTTAGCTTATGGCGCAGTGTGGAAACTTAATGTTACATTCAACCTGAACAACAATGTCAGAGGTTTTGATATTCCACTGCTTCCAAACTCTTCTCGAATAGCAGGTCAACGCTAATGATAACCATAACGTATAATCAACTTGGAGAAAATGTTGATACTGAACACGTCGGCCTGGTATCTCGACTTGAAGGTCTTACAGGGCCTAGAGAACTTTATGGACTTGACCAGCCTATTAACATATTAGATATAATCGATCATGTAAGTCTTGATGATGGTCTTATATGCTTTGAGTATCTGTCTAACTCTTTCTCCACAAAAGTGTCTATAGCTATAAATTGCTTAAAAGCTCATACTTTACCGTGGTCTAAAGTTTTTCCCGGTGATACACGTATGTTAGACCTTATCAACAGTATTGACTTATACTACCAGTCAAAAGATATTGTTCCTGTGCCTAAAACAGATTATTGTGGGGATGCAATACCTGGTTTTTATGGAGTCATACCTATCAATCAAATAACAGATTCTTTAGCTTCTATAGTAGCCTCTGTAAATGCTCAAAATACTGTAGGTGTTGTATACTGGCACTATTTTTATGCTTTGAAAACTTCTCCTTGGACTCAAGAAGAAATTGATGCTGCCAACGCTCCAGCTTTAGTAAGTGGAGAATACGAGTATATGACCACAGGCGGTCTTAATGTTACAGACCCTACTATACTGACAGCCACAAACCTTCACAGTTATACACCGCAACAGATTGATGAAGCTCTTTTAAGAGACCCAGATTTTTATCTAAAAGATTCCTATCTATGGGATAGTCAAATCGACCCCGGTTATGCTTATCCTTGTCTTGTGCGACGCCGTATTTTAATGGGTATAGACGACCAAAACGATCTTATAAACTACTTCACTCTAGCTGTACAGGACATAGCAAACATACTTCAAATAGTCATTGACATGGTTTTATACGATGCAGGAGACCTTACTCCTATAATTATTGGAATACGAAAATATATGTGGGAGTATGAGACAGGTAGACGCCTTGAAATGGCATCTCTTTTAGCACGAATGAATGACATAAAACGAGGGTTTTTGTGCGGTCCAACCGGAGACCCTATATCTGCAACTTACGAACAGCAGCTAATAGATGCCGGTCTTAATGCCAGAGCAGGTTTTATGCGAAACTCTGTTATCATAAACTCTTACGATACAAACATGGATGGAATACTAAGTGACGCAGAACGCACAGCTTTAGAGAATGGTGCTCGGGCACTTATGGTAGCTACTCGGGCAGCTCTTGGAACACAAATATACAATCAACTTTACGCTGAAATGGTGGCCTTACCAACATTAAGTAGTGGACAATCTCTTGTGGACGTGCTAACACCCTATCTTTTGTGATAGAATACAAATCTGAGGTTTCTTGTAATGAAATTGGTTAAACACATAGGCAACATAATCTTTCGTACAGACACCGAATACACTGAGTTTCTTCTTGGAATGGTATCCATCATTACAGGGATTTGGCTGTTCATACCTTTTGCTGAAACCTATTTCCAAAGAGGTCTCGGTTCAGCCGCCAAACCTGAGTTGTGGGGCACTCTTCTGTTATTCTCAGGACTTACCAAGTTTATAGGAGTTCTACGAGGTAGACTCAGTTTCAGACAAACCTCATGCCTTATTGCTACTTTTGTCTGGGTATTTATTTCTGTGGTTTTTTTAACTGAAGACCCTTCCGTATGTACCGTGGGCCAACCGTTAGCTCCGATAATGATAGTGCTAGGCTTTTTTAATGCTCTAATCTATATCAAACTACGGTTGGTGCCACGCCCATGAATCAATGGCTTACTCCAATTGCAATTGCCGGTATTACGACGATTCTGGTTAATCTCGTCTCTACTATACTCTCGGCAAAACTCCAAAATAAACAGATAACTGTCTCTGATTCAGCTTCCTTTAGACAAAGCCTTGTTGATCGAGAAACCACGCTGGTGGGAGAGATTCAATGTCTGTCTGATAAGTGCAGAGAGCTTGAAAAAGACCTCCACGATGCCAACTGTAAAATCGTAATGCTGGAAAAGGCTAAAAGTGAGCTTGAAATTGATCTGCTACATCTAAAGGCAACAATAAATGAGAAAACCGATATTCAATGAACAAGGCAACGAAGTTGAAGACTTCTCTAAATACTGCCCCGTGTGTGGAACCACTGACATCGAAAAAGGTGAAATGACCGGACCCGATTTCGATGAAAAAGGCTGGTTCTACGCTCACCACTTCACATGCAAAAACAAAAAGTGTAAGCATACCTGGATAAACAAAGTAATCGTAGCTGGCGGCGGCATGGTCGCCAAGTATCGATAATCCAGTATTTGTACTAGGCTGACAAGCCTTTAAGGATTATGCTATACTACCCGTATGAATGCTCTCCTACTTGTTTGGACATTCATGTTCTCTGGACAGCCTACTGTGGTTGTGTCGAAGAACGATGTCTGGCACACAGGACAAGTCACGACGTATGCCGCAAAGTTTGAAGGACGACGCTGCGCTGATGGTAGTCGTTTCAGTCATAAACGTCTGATTGTAGCCTGTAGAGGTGGCTCGTTCGGTCGCCGGATTGAACTCAGATACGGTAAAAACGGACGTGCCATCGTCAAAATCGCTGATCGTGGAAGACTGCCTATGCACAGATCGAACAAATGGCAGTTCGACACGACCAAAGCCGTTGCCAAAAAACTTGGTTTATACAGAATACACAGAGGAAAGACCGACCGCACAGTAAAATGGAGATACATCGAATGATTTATACGTGGCATTTCTGGCTGAACGCTATTATTTTGGGGCCTCTTTTCTGGCTCATACTCTTATGTATCGGCGGTTTTGGCCTCAGACAACTCAAAGCTATCTCGACCTGGTATTTTGGCCTGCCGATAAATCAGTGGCCTGCTATGTGTCTTCTGGTCATAGCTTGCAAGGTATTGAAAAGCAAACGCTATTGTCATTTCATGACGTATGACGGACGATTCTGGCTCTCCCCCAATGTTGATGGGTTCAAGACCCCAGATTTGTCTCCTGTAGAAATCACACCGAAGTAGACGAAAGGAACAATATCCAATGGAACCAAAAACTTTTGCTGAAGTATTGAAAGGTGCCACACCCTCGGACGCCAAGATCGAGACATTCAAGAATCGTATTCTCGCTCACGGTGAAGTCCAGGTCAGAATGACCTCCGGCCAAACGCACAGCATTCACATGGGCGATCACGGTGATGTGGCTCCCGGTCTCATCACCTACAAAGACAACACGGGCACGATTCACAACCTGTTCGTGGACCAGATCGAGTCTATGTGGACACACAAAGGCTATCCAGAAGGATAAGCATGGCCGTCAGCAAAGAACTTCTCTATGACCTGATTAAGACGTGCTTTATGGTGCAAAAAGGCTCCTGTCCGGGCTGTATGCACTATGTCGAGTGCATCAAACTGGCAAAACGTATGGGGCTTCCTTACGATGATCGATGGGAGCCGGATGAGAGGCAACATGTTACCGGAAATCATCATCGAAACTCCTGAACTTCAGTCCAAGAATGTTCGGGGGCAGATCAAATACTGGCAGGCTTATGGCATCAAAAAAGACGACGGTAAGTGCTATTATTACACACTCTGCTGGCATCAGCTTGAGAACAGCGAGACCAGTGCCAGAACCACCAGTGAACTCAATCAGGTCGTAGGCAAGAACAGAGGCCGGTCTAACGAGACCTCAGACGAAGAGCAGCTCATCTTTGAAGTGGGCGTCCTCGAACGTAAGAAACGTGAAGAGGGCTACCACGTCGAAGGTGAAGAACCTACCCTGGTGCTGTCTCTGCCCATGTTGGCGTACAAATACCCCAAAGAAGGTTCAAAACTCAGATTTCCATGTTATGCACAGCCAAAACTCGATGGTTTTAGATGTGTAACTAACTCTGAACTGTTCTGGACTCGAAAAGGTAAACTCTATCCCTCTGACGTGGTTTCACAATTCAGCTTCGACACCAACGGCTTGATACCTGATGGTGAATTGATGCTGCCCCCCGATTATCCCTTCGAGCAGGTCAAATCAGCCACGGCCAAGTTCAACAAAGAACTGACCCCACTGCTCCAATATCACATCTTCGATTGTGTGCCTGATGGTGAGCAAATGTCTTTTGATATGACCTTCGAGCATCGTTACAAATACTACATGGAGATGCTCAAACAGGCCAAAAACACCGGGATTTTGCCGGATAACGTATTCCCGGTAAAATGCACTATCGTCAACAATGTCGAAGAGGCCGAAACTTTGCTCATGAAGTCCCTCAGACTCGGTTATGAGGGCATTATGCTCCGCAACATCGACGGCATATATTCGATCAATCATCGGAGCCGAGATTTGTTGAAGTTCAAGTTCTTGGACACCGTGGGAGGCATGATCGGCTTCGAGGACGCTGAGTTCGAGGTTGTAGGCTGCAAAGACGGTCGTGGCCGAGAATCTGGAGCCATAATCTACACCTGCGTGACCTCCGATGGCACAAAGTTCGATGTCAGACCCGAAGGCACCATAGAAGAACGTCGAATGCTGTACACGGGTTTTATACACGAAAGGTTGTTTCCTGTCGGTCATAAACTCACAGTGAGGTATCAAAATCTCTCAAAATACGGGGTACCGAGGTTCCCTGTCGGCATTGCTTTCAGGAGTGAAGATCATACATGAAAACACGCTATGTAGTTGGTTATTTGTTTAATAATGACGGCACCGCCGTCATTCTTCTTCGTAAAACTCACCCTGAGTGGCAGGCTGGAAAGTTGAACGGCGTCGGCGGCAGAGTCGAGGAAAATGAGACTCCGGCTGCCTGCATAGAAAGAGAGTTCCTGGAAGAGACCGGAGTTCCATGTAACCAGTGGCAGTTCACCATACACCTCGAAGGTCCCGATTTCATAGTTTTCTACTATCGAGCTTACTCATCGGCTCTGATACAAGCGGTAATGGGGCAAAAATCATATCCGACCGATGAAAAACCGGAACTTTGGCCCATATCTCTGCCAACAGGCGATCTTGTCCGCAATGTTCCCTGGACGATGAACCTGTCCAACGATAAAGACGGCGTATATTTTCCTGTAGAAGTGAAAAATCGTGGCACACAAAGCATGTGACGGCGCGAAAATAAATGGCAGTGTGCTGGAAAATCTGAGAATAGCTAAAGGTGTCTCCACGCACATACGACGCATAGAAAAAGACGAAATAAACAGCGTGAACGATACGCTGATCGACTCCTTGGCAGCGTATCTTGGAGTAAATAGGATGGTTTTGACGTGTTAAATGTAAAAATAGGCACCTCGGCCAATGGTCAATCAGTTTTCAAACATCACAAAATCTTTCTCGACGGAGCCACAGGGATAGCCTTGAAGTCTATCGATCAGGATTTCCTGCTTGTAGGTATCCTGGACGCAAAAGGAAGACCTTCTTTTACACAAAAGTGGCCGTGGGATAAGGTATTTTCTATATAAAAGAATAAGGAGAAGTAGATGTCAGTTAAACAAGTAACTATCATAGAGTGCGACGGAGTTCTCTGTAACATCGACGGTATTCTTCCTAAAAGAATAATGGTGCCCGAGGGCGGTCAGGTACAGATGGCTATAGACATCGCACGGGATAAAGATGGCTGGAGATTCACACCGATCTGTGAAGACCCCGACGATGACGGCATAGTCACCGATATTCATTGTCTTTGTGGAGGCTGCAAAGAATGAATCTACTCAAAAAACTTTTTGGTGGTAAAGATAAAAGTCTATTTAACTTCACTCTCGGCAGCTTTGAATGTCATGTCACGATCTACGGCCAACCGACAAGTTTGAACTCGATTCAAAAAGATCAAATGACCACGGCTATCAAGACCGCTTTCTCCCACGCCCTCGAAGCTCATATCAAAGAGGGTAGTGGTTTATGAAAATTGTCGCCAGTTCTGGTTGTTTTGACGTAATTCACCCTGGTCATGTTCGATTGTTTGCTCGAATGAAAGAGCTGGCCGGAGATGACGGCATAGTGTTACTGTTCGTCAATGTCGATGCCTACATTGTTCGAGTTAAGACGCGAAAGCCCTTAATATCCTTAGAAGATCGCCTAGAGGTCTTGACCTCTAGGCGCGATGTTGACGTGGTTATCTCTTTTAGAGCTAATAGCCCGTGTCACATGATCGACGTGGTGAGACCGGATATTTGGGTCAAAGGAATCGAATACCGGGGGGTTAAAATCCCCGAGGCAGCGGTAATCGAAGCATACGGCGGCGAATTGGTCTTTGTTGACGTGGGGTATGCTGGTCACTCGTCCGATATTCTGAGAGGAGTTGGTGGATGAGTGATTGCTCTGCGTCTAGCAAGGACCAGGGGGAAGAGCTGCTGTGCATCTTTTTTCCCGATAGAAGCACCTACCAGGCTGGCAGAAACAGGGGTAGAGAGTGTCTTGGCTGCCTGGTAGTCTTTGAGACTTACACCCAGGCCAAACTTTTTATATCAGCTCTTGAGAAACCGGGTGCGACCATTAAACCCATGCTTCGTGGTGAACTGGTTTCTTTGTGCAAGAAACGTGGTGTCGAAGCTCTCATGGTGATCGAGGACCCGAGACACACCAGGTACGAGTTCATTCTTTGAAAGAGAAAACTCGTATCTGGTCTATACTTCGCCCCCATTTCTCCGTCAACTTAACCACATTCTATGTGTTCATACTATGTACTTTATGTTTCCTGCTTAACAACGCCCCAGAGCAGCTTATTTTCATTGTTAATTGGGTTTTCAACTTCTATATATGGTGGTGGGGGTTTTAGAACCTGAGTTATATTGTTAAATAGGTTTCTAGGTATACGTGATCTCCATGATCTCATGGTTTCAGAGTTACCAAGAATTATTATTCATAATAAGAGTTGAATAGGTTTATATGTAGACGTTGTTTCCATGACCTCGTGCTTTTGGGTTTACCACAGCGTACAGGGTGCAAGGGTAGCACCCGCCCCTCGTACAATTACCGGGGTGTGGGGGTTTGCACGACCCTGGTAGAAATACCAGCAGGTAATTGTACCAGCTAGTAAAATTACCTGCTTATCTATAGGTCACAAATTAGACCATAAATCACTCCTTTACTTCATACATGTCAACACTCAACAATATACGTCTATACTCTGAAACTATGTCCGATAATATGTTGATTATGACTTTATCTTTAAGTTTCTTGCCTGATGCCAATTCCCTGAGCAATTGCCTTGAGAGTTGTTTAGATGTCTGGAAGTGATGAGCGGCCATGAACACCTTAGCATCATAAGCAGGTAACACACGGGGCAATTCGTCAATAGCCAATAGGTACTTTGCAAAGTACAACCTGTTAGCTTCGGTCTCATTCTGCCATGCCTTGTAGTTGCTATAATACGGCTTGCCTGTAAGCTCGCATATAAACCGCTTAGGCGTCGATTCCTGAGCGTTTAAGAACTCAATGGACTCTAACGCTATGCCGTTCATTCGTACGACCTTGTTGAGAGCGTTTACAATACTTATCTGTTTACGTGCTAACCTAGTTGCCATGACCATATACCCCACTTGATTATATATCTAATTATACAAGCACATATCGTGCCTTGTCACCTGTCAAAAGTACTAGGATTTCAACATTCACGCTCAAGCCCATAATGCGGCGTGAATCTATAGCGTATACCCTTAGATGATACAAGATGATATACATCAGGCTTATAATCCCCTGGTGTAAGCTCTATAGAGCTAACTGTGAGTGTCATAAACCCCACTCTGACTGTCTTACCCACTTCCCATGCCTGTTTGCTATGCTGTATCATTGTATTCCCTCTCTTACTTATTAAATAAGTGCTGTATGCTTGAGATTGTTCCCCATGCGCCATAGATCAATGGCGATATGAGAATTATTAAACCGAACAATTTGACTTTCCAATTCATGTTAGACATTGTATGTATCCTCCGTTTTTGCTTATAATAGATTATTCCATACCCTACATGCGCCCATCCTGTATTAAATACCTGTTTTGCGTAGTTCTTCGATAGGCATGTATTTTACAGTCCGATTCTTCGACTTTTGCAGCATGGTCACTTTTCTAAGCAAGTCTTGAGCTGAAATAGTATCCAAGTATTCCCCTTTAGAGTTTGAAATACTAGCCCAATGCCTGTTATCAGCACTATGGTAAAGCTCATAATAGTATGTTTCCATGTGATTATCCCCCAATTGAATACCTATATAATTATACTTGCAAAAATCGTACCCTGTCACCTGTTAAAAGTACTAGGATTTCCATATTCGAGTCGTTATCCATATAAGCACTTTCAAAACTGTATTCATGATAATCCCCCTTTATGCTTGATAGGGACATTGAGAAGTAAAACATCGTACCCGAATAAGCATGGCGATATGAACGCATAACGATCATACATGCTCATGGCACGTTTAGCGATTCTCATGGCCGTTATGCCGTCTATGTTCGACTTTGTAGCTTGAATCGTGAAAAACATCGGCTTTACTCCTTTGCTCTTATAATAGGTTGTTCCATGTATGCAGAGGATTTCACCAAGTAAAAATACCAGGTTTTTGAGGACACAAAGTACTAGCTAGTACTTCAACTAGGATTGTTGGAGACCTAGTAATTGTACTAGGTATGTTCACATGTAGTGAACTAAGTGGCGAGTCAAGCGGCGTACATAGTGTTTGTTACTGCTACTGCCAAGCCGCAGCTATATTATGCTACTGCTGCTGTTTTGACGGCCTTTATTTGATGATACCACGGTCTTACACGGAATCTGCAACCTGTTTCAGGGTCTATGAAGTCAACGCATACAAAACTTGTAGGATTGCCAGGAGTATGATGTACCACAGGAACATTGACACTGGCAACAATCCCAACCATGCCAGGTTGAACCAGGAACGAATGAGCTTTAATCCAGCATCTTTCCTTTGGGTATGGCCTTCCGAAGTGTTCCCCATAAATAGCTTCGGTCAAAGTAACTTGCATACCGATTGCCACATTCTTCTTCTGCATGGTTAAAGTTCCTCCTCACAATCGCATTCATACCAGAACTCTCCACAACCAGCACATATTCCGGCTTGTATAGACCTGCCACATGTGCGTGTCGTTTCCTAATTCCGATAATCAAACTCGACTTTTCCCACCATGTTTCCGTTGATGTCACGAACACCATGATGATAAGAACTTGGTAAACTTTCCTCAAGATCGTCGGCAATTTGTCTGAGCTGCCGAATACACTCAGCATGATCGCTTGCGCTGTTTTGATTACCCAGTTTCATTGTGAGTTTATACATACTGATACCCTCCAATTAAGTATACAACTAACTGTATACTTAGTATAAGGCACAATACGTGCCACGTCCATAGGTATAAATACCAGGATTTTTCTGGGAAAAAGTACTAGCTAGTACTTTAGAGGGGTGTGGGTAAAAGACCCACTCTGCGAGTGAGGCAACATCAACTCGCAGAGTGGGTCTTTGCTATTTTACAATACTCAGCTCTGTTTTACCTGTCCTTTGGAACAAAACGAGCTTTGAACTCAGCTAACTCCACGACATACAGCCGGTAACTTTCCTCGATCATGGCGGCATCGGCATCAGGAAGCATGGAGCTTATCAAACCAAACCCGCCGACTTCGTATATTCGCAGTAGGTCTTTTTTGCCGTCTACATCGCTAATAAGCGGATGAGTTTGATATACCCGATGCACAATATCCCATTCTTCATCGGTGATATAGTGCTTTATTGCGCGTTCCCACTCTGACTTCATCATGACTGCACCACCAAACTGACATAGCCGCCTTCACCCTCGGCCATGTATGCTTTTACCAAGTTCAATTTACGCTTGGCGAAGAACTTACGAAGAACGCTTCGCACGTTGTACGGCTCTTCTCCTTGCGCTATTTGACGTTCCATCATTCCCCACACTAAACGAGGATTGCCAAACGGAACTTCGGCGAATGCTTGATGAAACAGAGTAGGTACGAAACTGTTTTCCCGAAAGTGCATCAGGTAGTGATCGAACATAAGCTCTTTATGCCCTTGAGCTTCAAAACGGCATCCCCAACAATCGGCATCGGACACTTCGGGAAGTCCATTCCGCATGATATGCGCGGTATAAGCGGTTATGTACCGACTTACCATGCGGTCAATTCTCTTTTTAGCCTTTTCAACTTCCTCTGCATCGTACTTGCTCTTGGAGACAATCTCAACATCGGTTTCAGTAACTCGTACCTGTATACCGTCTTCAAACATTCCCAGGTTATCCCCTGCATGGTAGATGTACCACAAACCGTTATCCTGCCAGATATTGAAAACAGGTAACAACGTGTTAAATCTATCCTTTGTGGTAGCAGTTCTAAAACCGCCGGAATTGAGGGTATACGTGCCATCAGACTCTATGCGGATAATATCAGTATCCCAGAACCGTACAATGAGCGTTTCCCCCTCTAAACGTAAAACTGTGTTCCTTGCTAACTTCTTACTCGCACCACGCGCTTTGTCGAGTAGCATACGCCCTTCTTGATAGTTCATGACTTCCTCCGTTAATTGAATATATGCTTAACTACATTAAGTATACTTGCAAGAATCGTACCTTGTCACCTGTTAAAAATACTAGGATTTGAAACGAGGTCTATTTTACAATACCACACGAAAGTACTAGCTAGTACTTTCTTTTTATAAAGAAAACCTGGTAAAATTACCAGCAGGTAAGATTACCAGGCCACTATTACTGCTGTATCTCGAACAACTCCAACTTACGGATAGCGGCGACCTTGTTCTTTACCCCAAGTTTGCCATACACATGGGCGATATGAAAGTCAACTGTTCGCTTTGACAAATAGAGCTTTTCGGCGATGTCCTTAGACTTCAAACCGTCTGCTACCAACTCCATGACTTCTCGCTCTCTTTTCGTCAATTGTACCGTATCTGTTGCCATGATAAGCTCCTTTTAGTGTGATGTTGCTTCAACTACGTTCGATTTAATCAGATTTCAATGCACTTCTGCTAAAACTACGTTTTTACACGATGTCCCACACAATAGACGTTTTCCACGTAAAACCGTATGAGAAGTCATCTTCCGTGAACTTCGCTTCGATGTCGCATAGAGTCTGGTTTCCATGATCGTTGGTGACAATGACACTTTTAGGCAGTTTGCCATCTTCAACAAGCATGGTATCCAGCTCTGACAAGTCGGATACTTCGTGAAGTGTTCCCTCTCGAATGTCTTCACGTATAGAGTCATCGTCAACCCACACCCCATAATCAGCAGCGTCGCCAGGATGGGTACCAAAGTAGGTGTACGACGGGCAATAATCGTAAAGCATATTCATGAGTTCGTCAACTATCTCAGACAGACAATTAACAATATCATCTAACTCCAGAGTCGAATGGTTTGTTCGTTTGCCGTCTAAGTAGTTGAAGTACTTCCGATTAGCCCAATGGTACGACTTTGCCCGTTTAGGGTCTACACCCCCCAAAATCGCCATAAAGCTGGGTATCAAGTCTTCTTCAAGCATAGTGCCCGATGATACAGAACCTAATTCTAAAGTTTCCATGCAGATACCCTCCAATTGAGTATATACCTAAGTATAAAGCATAAAACGTGCCGTGTCACCTGTAAAATATACCAGGATTTAAGTATTTATACTTCCTGCCACAAGTACTAGCTAGTACTTTCTTTTTATAAAGAAAAGCCTGGTAATTCTACCTGCATAGTAAAATTACCAGGCCGCTGCTGTTACACCCATTTATGCCGCAGTGCGTACCCGCCATCCGAATGCTGATGTGGGGTATAATCACGGTCGCCGTTGCTGTGATCGTTTGACGGGCAGCTCTTACCTATACACTCGAAGTTATCTTTGAAAAGTGTTCGGCTGAGAGAATAAACCACATGAAAGCCCATGTCCATTCCACAGCCTGAAACGCTCAAACATTCACGCTTATCATTGAACCGTTCGCCGATTGCTTTACCCACCAAACGACTAATCCACTGAGGTACATTGTCACTCATATAGTAAACATCTATACCCCTACTCATACCACTCTGAGACCTATACCGAAGAACCGTATACACAGTGTCACCAGGCTTTAAGACCTGCCGTAAATGCTGTATAGCTTCTTGTCTCTCAGCTTCTTTATCGCTCTTTATCGACATGCAGATACCCTCCAATTAGTTGTATAACTAAGTCTATACCTAATTATAAGCAATAAACGTGCCAAAGTCTATTGGTAAAAATGCTGGGTTTTCAGGGATTTTACTGAAGTATAAAGTACTAGCTAGTACTTCACACAGGCACAAAACAACCTGGTAAAATTACTGGGTAGTAGTTTTACCAGGCCGCTGCTGTTACTGCTGCAATGGCAATGATATTGTTAATACATCGGGTTCGACATCGGAGAATGTCTCTTTAAGAAGTTCGACAAGATACTCATCTTTATAACTTCCTTCAAAAGAGTCATATTCCATAATCGCTTCAGCGACAAGAGCCTTGACCATTTCCTCATCTTCGGGTTCCGGTCTATAGAATCCATTGTCGTCAAGCAGTCGCAGTATATGCGCCGCTTCAGCCATCTTACTGACATCCCACTTCGCCCAATTATCATAAGCGTTGTTTGCCTGCTCCAGTTCACGAGCCATCATGTCCTCTTCATCTATCACCAGATGCCCATGCCATCGGGTATACATGAACAGCTCATGCAGGCATTCCATAGCTTTGCGGGATGTAGTCTTGACCATGATATGGTCATACCAACCTACAGCCCAATGACTTGTATGCATGGTCTCAACGTACTTCGGAGCTGCTTTCTTGAGTGCCCGTAAAACTGCATAATAGTTCGACTGCTCTAATATGTCCGAATCACGATGCAGTCCGAACGGCGCGAATCCCCAGACTTTCAGGTCAAGCTCACCGGAATACATAAAGTTCCTCGGCTTGGTAAGCATAGCCTCTTTGAAACCTTCGATAGTCTCATACTTCTTGGTGTCCTCTATCATGCTGCTACTCCTCTAAGGCATTCGGATAAGGTGGGAGAGTAAAAGGTGGTTCATTGCATCGGTAGTATTCCATGATACCTTCCCATGCTTCATCATACTCATCAGCTTTACAGCGTTGAGTGGGTAGGTTCGTAACATTCTTAACATCCTGAACATGCATATAGTCTACAGGGTTTGTAGACACTGCCCATGCCTGCTGAACTTCCTGCTCTACTTCGTCATTGTTTTCGTCATATACCCGAATCACTGCCTGTAAAGCATGAAGTTCATAAGACGGCGTGAACTCGCAAAGATGCCAATGGATATTCTCATTATAGAGGTATATACCATATATAGCACCTCCGGCCTTCTCTACAAGTTCAGCATCCCAATACTCGGTCTCATCTATAACTAATACTCTCGGCTTGATATACATGATGATACTCTCCAATTGGTAAGACAACTAAGTCTATACTTAGTATATCGCACATTCCGTGCCAATGGGAATTGGTAAATATACCTGATTTCAAAAACGAGGTCTATCTTACGCTACCTACATGAATTACTAGCCAGTACTTTCTTCCCGCAAAACCATCCCCGTATTTCTACGGGGGTGATTTATTAACGATCAAGACAATCCCCACTGCTGCTGCTACTGCTGTCCAGAATGTAACGTCCATACCGAATGCAGGATATATCCAAACAGCGCATACAGCCGCTAGAATAACGACCAGAGCCGCCTTAGTCAATGCAATGCTCTGGCAGCTCGGCGTCAAACTCGCTTGCACAGTGAGAGCAGGTCAACTTCTGAGTAGCCGGATAATCGCACATCGTATTGAGCGTTTCACATATCGGACATTCCCATTCATAGCCCGATGCTACCACGTCTACGCAGCCACTCCATTCAACCGTGTCGGACACTTCGTTAGCTTCAAAAGTGCCATCTTCGTACTCATACTCATCCATGTTCCATACTATACGAGCATCCGTGGTCGTAAGTGTTCCATCGGCTATCATTTCCTCGACAAGAGCTTGAGCCGCTTCCTCATTCTCAGCTTCTATAAGCACCTTGCCGGTCATATAGCCATGCTTCTCGACATCTACAACATACCGAATTGTCTCCATGTATTCCTCCTTAACCTATATCGAAAACATCAGTAGCGTCAAAGTATCCCTGAAACTTGTGACCACACTTCTGGCATATCAAATGCTTTCGTGCAGTCTCATTGTCGAAGTTGCACATGGTATGATACTCACCACAATCAGGACATTCCCATTCAAACCTCGCTATGATGACATTCACCCTTTCGAGTCGTTTTTTACTCATCGTGCATCCGTCCAGACTGTACCATCGTCATGCAGGTCAAGAACCTGCCCGTCCAGTTCTCCGGTAAGACCCGCTTCAAGCATACCTGTAGCGATATTCTCAATACAGCCATGCTCAACTGCGATAGCTTCGCCAAGTGTTTGACGATCTTCGGGTAAATGTTCCTCAACCCATTCCTGAGCTTCAGGGGTATTCAGGAACAAAAGATAAATGGTACCGTGATTATTGATTCTAAAGTCCATTTTACACCCCTAACTTTCGATAAGCACACAGCTCACCACTCGGATGGTAGCGAACCGTGATACCTTTTGTGAATGCGGTCTCAGTGTCGGGTACGATTCCCTCATGATCAGCACATTCCGCTAAAGCATCAGCAATGGCGTTCCCGATTTTAGCCTGCACTCCACGATAAGTACTCACAGGTTCAGAGTATTCCAATTCCACACTGAACTTACTCGACTGTGAACCTTCCTCAACACGCTCTACGGTGAAGTCTTCCAAACCATCAGGCATGACTTCTACCTCGTTGGCAAAGCTGTCAAAGAGGTCACAAACGCCATCTACGGCCTTCTGACGTTCCTCCTCCGTCAAGTCACGTTGAAAGTTCAATTCGACTGTGACATTGACAACATTTCTTTCCATGTTGATACCTCCTAATTAGTTATCCTACTAAAGTATAACGCATAAAGTGTGCCCTGTCTGCTGGTATATTTACCAGATTTCAAAAACGAGGTCTATCTTACGATACCACACGAAAGTACTAGCTAGTACTTCTATCAGGTAAGGGCAGGACTTGATACATCCTCCAAGACAAACTCCAATGCCTTCTCAGCCGTCTTCTCATCGGTTCCAGGCCATTCTTCCTGAACCATAGATACAGTAGGAAAACGGCGTACTTTTACGTTGACCGCCGGATGAGAATGTCTAGCAGGATTATCCCTATGA